CGCGCGAGGCGCTCGCGGCGCATCACCTCGCCCAGCGCGCGTGCGCGGGCGGCGGCGCGCAGCACCGGGTCCGAGGACAGGGATTCGGCCAGGTTCAGGGCGGCGCGCGCGGCGCGCACCTTGGGCAGGTAGATGACGCTCATGCTTTCTCCTTGGCGCCGGCGCAGTTGCCGTAGTGGCTGGGCAGGTCGCGCAGGTCGTTGCTGCCCTCGCGGCGGCCGCGCGAGGACGGGATGTTCTGGCGCGCCAGCGGCCTGAACGGCGGCATTTCGCGCGGCGGCACCTTGGGCCGCGACGGGTCGACCGGGGTTTCGATCAGGCCGTACTTTTCCAGCAGCGCATCGCTGGCCCGGATGCGCGGGCCGGCGTCCCCGACCGTGACCGCGCAGCCGCGCACCACCAGGTCGCGGTACAGCTCGGAGATCTCGGCCAGCGTCAGGCGCAGCGTGCCGTGCAGGACCACGCCCTCCTCGGGCGTGATCGCCTCCCCGTTGAGCAGCAGCTTGATGATCTTGTACTGGTTGCTGCTGGTGTTCGGCATCTTCATGCGTGCTCTCCGTCGGCATGCACCGGGTCCAGGCCGCGGCTTGCCAGCCACGCCGCCAGGCGCTGATGGTTGTTGTCAGGGGTCTGGCGGTAGCCGTGCTCGATCGCACGCGCCAGGTTCAGGATGAAGTCGCGGTCCGGGCCGGGGTGGCGCAGGGGGATGCGCCACTGGCCCATGTCGTGGGGCGTCCAGCCGTAGTGCCTCGCCACCAGCTCCAGTGCACGGATCACGCGCGCCAGGCGCGGGACGTCGTCCATCGCGGCCTGGTTGATGCGGATGCGCACCTTCTCGAACTCGATGTCGGCCAGCTCCCAGTCGTAGAACCAGGCCAGCTTGTTGAAGTCGAGCACGAAGTCGCGCGAGACCCCGATCTTGCGGGTCGCGGGCGCCACCGGGCGCGGGGGGCGGGGCACGCGGATCATCAGGCCTGGGTACGCACGCTGGTGGCGAACGCGCTCATGGTGGCGTAGGTCTCGGCCACACCCTGCGCGGTCGGCTCGTAGGAGCGCACGAAGGCCAGGTCGATCCCCAGGTTGTGGGCGCTGGCCAGCGCCGCCTTGCCGCAGGCGTCCCAGCGCACGATCCAGCCGTGCTCCTGCTCGACCTGGCGGCGCAGGGCGCGCGCGCTCTCCTCGGTGAACTCGCGGCTGGCGTTGTCGCCGTCGTCGGTGACGACGTTGACGATCACCTTGTCGGCCCAGGCTTCGCGGGCGATGCGCGCCAGCTGGCGTGTCAGCGTCATGCCGATCGCGTCCCACACCGCCGTGGTGCCGGAAGGCTCGTAGTGCACGCTGGTCATGTTGCCCAGGTGGGCGATGTTGACGCCCTCGTACAGCGTCTCGATCTGGTCGTTGAACAGGACCAGCGTGGCGCGGGCCTTGCCCGGCACGGTGCGCTGCTCGCCCAGGAAGGTGTTGTAGCCGGCAATGGTGTCGTGGCGCAGGTGCGACATCGAGCCGCTCTTGTCCAGGATGCTGAAGATTTCTACGTTCATGATGCCCTTTCGTGGTTGACCAACAAAACCGTGCGCCCAGCAGGGTCCAAAGGTGAGAGGGGTGGCAGTTGCACCGCCACTTCGCTCTCATCCGCGCCATGTCCGGCTGTTTCGCCGACCACCACGCCACTCGCTGGAGTCTGAATTTCCCTCGACCTGGCGTTGTCTCACCCCCTTGGCACCAGGTCTTGCTGCGGTCGCTTCAGCAACGCCGCGTCGGCTCGCCTGCAAGGTGGGCAGGGGCCGGTCTTTTTGCGGTGGGGACCGATGCAGGTCCGTCTCGTTTGATAAGGGTGTCGTCCGCTCCACCCTGCTGCGCTACCGGAACACCGGCCGCGCCGCCCGCATCAAGGCCATGCGCAGGCGCCGGGGACCGTCGTCGCCCCATTCCATCAGCGCGTCGGCCCAGTCAGTGCCGATGATGTTTTCCGGGTACGCCATCCCGCAGCCGAGCAGCGCGGCCGCCTCGGTGGCCTTCTCGATGCCCGGATTGACGCCACGGCGCGCGCAGGTTTCCCAGTCGTTGTCGCCGCACACCACGGCCAGGCCCTCGACCCTGGCGCGTTTCGCCACCGCGACCAGGTTCCCGGCGTCCAGGCAGATCTCGACCTGCGAATTCGGCAGGTTCTGGAAGATCGCCAGGCCGGTGGCGAACCCCTCGGTGTAGGCGTGCAGCACGGCGCCGGGGCGCTGCAGGACCAGCGAGACCTCGCGCGTGGAGCAGCCCGTATAGTTCCTCTTGGTGCCGTCCGGCCAGATCCGCTGCACGGTGGCCAGGCGGCCGTCCCTGAACAGCGGCCAGACCAGCACCTCGCCGTCCAGGCGCAGCTTGTCGCCGCCGAGCATGGTCAGGCCCTTGCGGGTCAGGTAGGGGTGGCCGTCGACCAGGCGCGGCAGCGACTGGTAGTAGATGACCATCGCCCGGTAGGCGCGCGCGGCCTTCTCGAACTCGCGCCGGCGCAGCGCGGCCAGGTCTTTCTGGATGCGCTTTCTCTCGATCGGCGAGACCGGGGTCTCGTCGCGCCACTCGACCCATTCCTCGTCGACCTGGTAATCCTTGTAGTAGCCGCGGCGGCCGTCGATGCGCAGCATGTAGGCGCCGTTCTTCTTCTTCGGCTTGTCAGCGGTGGCGCAGCGATACCACTTGCCGTTCGGCGTCACCTCGCGCGGGAGCAGGCCGGCGGCCAGCAGGGTGTTATAGAAATCCATCAGGCGCCCTTCCTGAAACCGAACTTCTTGCCCAGCGCGATGTCGATCGACTTGAGCTTGCCGCGCACGTACTCCTTGGCCGGCACCGCCACCACGTCCTCGAAGCGGGTACTCGGCGCCGGGTAGCCGGTCATGCGGACGAAGCGGTTCTTGGCCCAGGCCTCGGTCTTGTTGCGGCGGATCGCCTCGTGCACCACCTGCGGGTACAGGTCGTCGGCCACCTGTGCGGGGCTGTAGGCGGCCAGCAGTTCGACCAGGCTGCCCGGCTCGTGGCGCACGGCCTCCTTCGGCGGGTAGACATGGCCGCAGCTGGGGCAGTACGGCATCGGGTGGTGCAGGTGCTTGCAGGCCGGGCATTTCACCGGCTTCGCCTCGGCCTTCTCGGCGTTCTTGCTGGCCTGCTTCCTGCGCCCGCGCACGAAATCCAGCGCGCCCTCGGCGAAGAAGCGGGTCCAGTCGTCCCAGAAGCGCTCCGAGTTGCCCGAGTGGTCCAGCACGATGCAGGTGTCCTTGCCGTCGGCGATGCGCAGGCCACGCCCGAACAGCTGGATGTACTCGGCCAGCGAGTTGGCCAGCGGGCGCGCCATGATGACCACGCCGATGTCGGGCACATCGAAACCTTTGCTCGCCGCCGTCACGGTAATCAGGCCGCGGATGCTGGAGTCGGGCCGGCGGAACTCCTCGACCACCTCGGCGCGCTCGACGTCGTCCTCGCGGTAGGTGTAGGCGCGGGTCATCACGCCGGCGGCCAGGAACTGGCGCTCCAGCTCCTGGACATGGGCGGTGTCGACCGCCGAGCAGATGAACTTGCGGTCCTGGCCGAGGCGCAGGTACTCGGCCACGCAATCGCCGACCACTTTACGGGCACGCGAACTGGTCTCGCCGATGTCGAACTCGCCGTTCACGATCGGCACCCCGGTCATGTCCGGCTCGCGCGCGGCGAAGATCCGAAACGGAGAGAGGAACCCGCGCCGGATCAGGTCGTTGGTGGTGGCGACATTGATGAGCACCTCGTACATCTTGTCGAGGCCGCGTGTAAACGGGGTGGCGGTGAGGCCGATGAAGATCGTCGAGCCGTCGTCCTGCGCCATGCGGGTCTTGACGGTCTGGCTGATCGTGTGGCACTCGTCGATCATGACCACCACGCTGGAGGGCCAGACGCGCCGCGCCAGGGTCTGGCTGGAGCACACCTGGACGCGCTCCCACGGCGCCACGCGCGGATGCTGGGCCTGCACCACGCCGTGCGAGATCCCCTCGGCGTCGAACACGCGGGAGGTCTGGTCGATCAGGTTGATGCGGTCGCAGACGAAGGCGGCGCGGTTGCCCTTTTTTGCCGTCTCCTTGACCATGAAGGCGCCGATCTTGGTTTTACCGGAGCCGGTCGGGGCCACCAGGCAGATGCGGCGGTAGCCGGCGCGGATCGCGTTGCGGATCTGCTCGATGGCGTCGATCTGGTAGTCGCGCAGGTCGCCGAAGTTTTCCATTCACACGCCCCGCACCAGTTTGCGCACGCGCTCGAGCAGGTCGTGTTCGCTGGGCGCCTCGACCAGGGCCACCAGCTCGCGCACCAGGGTGCGCTGGCGCAGCAGCTCGGTCTTGTAGTGGTTGCGCTCCTTCTCCAGGTCCTTGACGCGGGCCAGCTCCTGGTCGAGGCGGCGCTTGATCCCGAAGCGCGCGCGGATCTCGGCCGCCAGCAGGTCGCCGCGGTGGCCGCTGGACAGCGCGTCGAGCTGGCCGGTCAGGATCTCGACCTCCTCCTGCAGCAGGTCGATCATTTCCTCGGCGCTCGGCGCGCCCAGGTCGTCGTCGACCGCGCTCATTTGCACACCTTCCAGTGGTGGCCGGCATTGCGGCGCTGGTCCTCGACGTCGGCCTCGATCAGCAGGCGGGTCTTGTCCGCCACCCGCAGTGCGGCGAAGGTTTCCCGGCGGGCCTCGGAGATATAGCCGGCCATGCGCCTGGTGAACACGAACGCCTCGACCTGCGGGGCCAGCGCCAGGCGCGCCCGGTTGTCGGGGGCATTCCACAGCGCATCGGACAGCGGGCGGTTCGATTCGGCCAGGTGGGTGCGCACCAGATGGTTCTTGATGAACGGCCGGATGCCGGGCAGCCAGGGGTAGAACTGCTGTGCCTCGCTGAACCGGATGCGCGGGCCACCGTCGCCCAGCACCTGCAGGTAGGTCAGCAGGGACCAGTCCTTGACCCAGGCGACAATAAAATACTGCGCGGCCTTGCTGCGGTCCATCATGGGTTGACCCCCAGGTACTGGTTGCAGAGCAGGCGCAGCTCGGCCTGGGTGCCGTACAGCTGCTCGAAGCGGGCTTTGTTCGGGTGCACCGCGACCAGGCTCTTGTCGTTGCCGGTGCCCTGTTGATGGTGTCCTGCGCACAGGGGCAAAACGTTCAGGTGGCAGCCCGGCTTGGTCCGGCCGTCGACGTGGTGGATCGAGACGTAGTCCGAGGTCGCCAGGCCAGCCACGCGGCAGGCGATGCAGCCGACCTCGGTGGCCAGGCGGTCCCAGTAGGCCGCCTCGACCGCGCTGACCGCGCGCTGGCGGCTTTTGAGGCCGGCCCTGGCGCGCGAGGTCGGCTGTTTTTCACGCGCCCTGGTCGAAAACCCGCTGCGCTTGAGGATCGCGGTGCGCTTCATCGGAGCGACCCGGCCTTGACCACGCGCATCTCCAGCTGGCGCGCCAGGTAGACCTCGAGCTGGGCGCCCTTCGAGCGGTTCCAGCCCGGCAGCACGACGACCGTGTCGCAGTGGCTCAGCATGGCGATGATGTCGTAGCGCAGGAAGCCGGCCCAGGACGTCTCGGGCGGCAGCTGGATCTCGGCCGGGTTGACCACGCGCAAACCGAGGTTGCGCAGGCGGGCCGCTTCGGCGTTGAATGACGGAAAATTCAGGTCCGGCTTGCCGGTCATCGGACCGGAAATGTAGACCGCGTCGGTCGGCGCGGGGCGGCGGTAGGGCCGGTCCTCGACCAGGTTGTAGTCCTCGTTGAGCTGCTCACACTGGACCGCGCCGCAGCTGGCGCGCTCGATCCCGCTGCAGCGCCGCACCGGGACCCGTTTTTTGGCCCACTGCTGCACGGCCTGCGGGGAGACGCCGATCTGGCGCGCCAGCGCGCTGTACGAGCCGGCCTCGGCGGCGGCGATCGCCAGGGACTCCTGTTCGCGGCGCCGGCGGGCGGCGCGCATCCGTGCGGAAATTTTTTTCATGCACTTTATTCTACAAGCAACACTTTAAATATCAAGTGAAACTTTGTGGAATCAAGCGCCGCTTATAGTAACGCTGTGATATGTTGCGCCTTGTAAATCAACCACACCATAATGAGGAGGTCGTCGTGCCAACAATTCATGACCGCATCAAGCGCTGCAGAGAGAAGGGAGGACTGAGTCGTGTCCAGCTTGCGGAAAAGTGTGGCGTCACCCAGCAGGCGGTGTATGGGTGGGAAGAACTCAGTGCGATGCCGTCGTTCCATCGGTTAAAAACAATTGCCGAAGTTCTAAAAACAACAACGGAATACTTGTCAGCCGGAATTGATGTTAATGTTCCATTAGCGGAAAAATACACTTTGGTAAGATTGCTGGGGACGGACAAGGAAGGAGGCATAGCAGTGCAACATCACCACGAAGTCGGCAGTCTGGCCGACGACCACAACAGCTTTGCCTACCGCAGGGACTTCCTGCGCACGCTGGGCGTAGCGCCCGAATACTGCCGCGTATACATCAACCAGGACGACAGCATGACGCTGGGCAGCCAGCTGCTGATCGACCTGAAACAGACCGAGCTGCAGGACGACAAGGTGTTTCTGCTCGACACCCCGGCCGGCCTCAAGGTGCGCCGCCTGTTCATCCAGATCGACGGCATGGTGCGCGTGTGCGCAGACCGCGCCAACGTGCCCGAGCAGCTGGTCCCGGCCAGCGCCGTCAAACTGATAGGCAGAGTGGTGGCCCAGCAGGGAGCGCTCTAGCGCCGCTCTCCGCACGCCATCGAAGGGCCGGCCATGCGCCGGCCTTTTTTTCGTCTCGTTTCCTCTCATGCAGGCGCTCTGTGTCGCATGGAGATATTTGTATTTACATTGCATTGCACGCGCGCAACAAGATTTCGAGGATGTAATCTAAAGTCTTGCTGAAAGGCTCTAACTTTCCCTTGTAAATTAAAGCGAAACTTTAATAGACTGGTTCCTGTTTCCCACCGACAAACAGGAGCCGCCCGTTGGAATCCTCTGCCCCCTACACCCTGTTCGGCCTGACGCTGGGCGTCGGCCCGCGTGAGCACGACAGCGAGCCGGCCTACTATCCCGGCACGGTCACGCTGAACGTCGAGTTCACCTACGACCGCGGCTACCCGGCCCGCGCCCCCAGCCTGGACGATGCGGGCGAGGAAGGCAGCCCCGAGTTCTTCGACTTCAAGCACGTCATCGCCACCCACCAGGTGGTGGCCGAGACCGCCGACAAGGCGATCCAGGTGGTCGTCACCAGCGGCGCCGACATCTACAACCGCCTGACATTCGAGACCCTGGCCCGGATCGAGGCCGGCCTGATCGAGGCCCGCCGCGCCAGCCGCGACGAGGCCAAGGCCGACGAGGCCGTCATCAAGCAGTTCATCGACTTCGGAGCGCTGCAATGAACGCGCCGGCGATCAAGACCCACTGGAAAAGCCTGGCGCACGACGACCGCTACATCGGCGCCCACTCGCTGCCCAACGGCGAGGACATGACCGTCACCATCGTGCGCATCGAGGAACAGCTCAATGTGCAGATGGGCGGCGGCAAGAAGGAGGACCTGTGCGTGGCGCACCTGGCCGAGTGCAAGCCGATGATCCTGAACATCACCAACCGCGAGACGCTGGCCGAGCTGTTCAAGACCAACTGGGTCGAGGAATGGGTCGGGCGCCGCTTCACGCTGTACGCCAGCAGGACCAAGCTCGGCCCGAAGATGGTCGACTGCCTGCGCATCCGCCCCAAGCTGCCGAGCGACACCAAGCCGGTCCTGCCGGAAGCGCGCATGGTGGCCGCGCTGGCCGCGGTGACGAAGGGCACCTTCACGGCCGACAAGCTGCGCGGCGACTACGCCCTCACCCCCGACCAGCTGGCGCGCCTGGCCGCGGTCGAGGCCGAGCTGGCCGCGCCGGTGCAGGAACCCGACCAGGCCGCTGCCGGCGAACCCGGCGTCGACCCGGAGGCCGCGTGATCGAGGGCTTCCTGTTCCGCTGCTCGTCGCTGGCGACGATCATGGCCGACCCCAAGTCGATCGACCCGGCCCTGCTCGACACCCCCGAGCTGGTCGCGCTCGCCGCCAAGAAGGTCAAGACCGACGAGGACAAGGCGATCCTGGCGCCGCTGTTCGACAGCAGCCTGTCGGTCGGCGCCATGACGCACCTGGACGGGATCGTCAAGGAGTACCTGTACAGCTACAACAACATCGTCTCGAGCAAGTACACCGAGAAGGGCCTGATCGTCGAGGACGAGTCGATCCGGCTGTACAACGAGCTGTTCTTCACGAACTACCAGAAGAACACCGAGCGCAAGACCAACGCCTGGCTGACCGGCGAGTGCGACATCGACACTGGCACCGAGATCATCGACGTCAAGTCCAGCTGGTCGAAGGTGACGTTCCCCGAGCTGCCCGAGGACGGCCACAAGAACGACTACGAGTGGCAGGTGCGCGGCTACATGATGCTGTGGAACCGCGAGCGCGCGAAGGTCGCCTACTGCCTGGTCGACACCCCCGACGAACTGATCGGCTACGAGAACCCCGAGCTGCATGTGATGGACCAGCTGCCGCTGAACATGCGGATCACGATCGTCGAGTACGAGCGCGACCGCGCCAAGGAGGCCCGCATCATCCGCCGCGTCGAAGCCGCGCGCCGCTACCTGGCCCAGCGCATCGAGCGTGTCCAACTCGCCCACCTCTACCAATGAACCTGACCCTCTCCGTCTCCAACGTCGACCAGGCCCAGCAGGCCCTCGAGATCCTGGCCAACTACATCCGCCTGCACGGCCCGGCCCCGGCGACAAAAGAATCCACGCTCGCCGAGCTGGAACTGAGTACCCGGGCCTACAACTGCCTGGCCAGCGAGGGCATCACGACCGTCGAGGAACTGGTCTGCTACACCAGCCGTGAGCTGCTGTACATACCGAACCTGGGTGGCCGTTCGCTGTACGAAATCGAGAACGCGCTGCGCGAGCGCGGCCTGACGCTGGGCATGAAGCACCGCCGTACCCCCACCCATCCCTGAACGAAAGGAATCAACATGGCATCTGTCAATAAAGTCATCATCGTCGGCAACCTCGGCCGCGACCCAGAAATGCGCTACATGCCCAGCGGCGACCCGATCGCCAACATCGCCGTGGCCACCTCGTTCAAGAAGAAGGACCCGAACACCGGCGAGCAGACCGAGCTGACCGAATGGCACCGTATCTCCTTCTTCGGCAAGCTGGCCGAGATCGTCGGCCAGTACCTCAAGAAGGGCAGCTCGGTCTACGTCGAGGGCCGCCTGCAGACCCGCAAGTACACCGACAAGGACGGCGTCGAGAAGTACGCCACCGACATCGTGGCCGAGACCATGCAGATGCTGGGCGGACGCCCCGACGGCGCCAGCGGCGGCGGCTACCAGGGCCAGCAGAACAGCCGCCCGGCCCAGGCCGCGCGCCCGGCGCAGCCGGCAAGCATGGACGATGTCCCGTTCTGAGAGGCAAGTATGAGCCGCGATCTGAACCCCACCGAGAAGTTCCTGTCCGAACGCCTGGCGGCCCTGTCGGTCGCCAACCCGGACCCGTTCATGTACGACATCGCCACCGGCCACTTCATGGAGGAGGTCGCACGCGCGGTCGCCCTGGTGCTGGGCGAGTCGGCGCCGCCGGGCCGCAAGCTGCGTTTCTTCAACGAGTTCTACATGAAGCTGGCCGCGGTCGACGCCGGCGTGCCGCAGGAGGTGCGCCTGTCGCCGCCGGCGCCGCCGGTGCCGAACCTGCCGCCGCCCGAGCAGCACCTGGAATGGGTCCAGCAGCACCTGGGTCCGCTCGAGGAGCCGGTCGAGCTGGTCACGGCCCCGCCCCCGGCCCCGGTCAAGAAGCGCCGTACCCGCGTGGTCACGTTCAAGGCGCTGCGCGGGACCGACTGCCCCGACGTGTTCCTGGAAGGCCAGGACATCGCCGAGGCGCGCCTGAACGAGGGCATGACGCCGGACCAGCTGGGCCGCGAGGTCGGCGTCAGCGGCGCCCAGATCTCGCGCTGGGAGCGCGGCATCAGCTTCCCCAAGCGCGGCGAGTACCAGAGCCTGCGCGCCACCCTGAAACTGCCCAAGGAGGGACCACCCTATGAGTGAGCATGACGACGCGCAAGGCCCGGAATACGACACCGTGTTCCACCCCGAGGACGGCGGCCTGCCGTGCTTCGGCTGCTACTTCGGCGCGGTGTTCGACGCCCTGTCCGAGGACGACCTGGTGACGGTCGTGCTGGACCCGGAAGACGTCGAGGACGTCGACCCGGAAGCGGTCGAGTACGCGCGCCGCGTCGGCGGGACCTTCACCCTGGTGGCCGATGCCATCGCCCGGCTGGCGGTGCAGATCGCCGGCGAAGGCGCCGAGGAAATGCTGGAAGCGTTCCACGAACGCATCGACAACACGGTGCAGCTGCTCAACGCCCCGGAAGGTGCCCATGTCCACTGACCTGATCCCGAGCATGCCCGGTTTCCACACCGGCTTCTTCGTCGCCCACGACCACGACGACAAGGCGCCCGCCGAGGGCCTGACCGTGATCGAGCGCGACCGCAACGGCGTGCCCTGCTTTGCCTGCTTCTTCGAGGCGATGTTCGAGGCCATGCCGATGGAGACGCTGGACATGTCGAAGGTCGACACCAGCGAGCTGGAGCCGGACGTGATCGCGTACGTGCTGCGGATCGGCGCCAGTCTGGGCTACCTGGCCGACGCGCTGGCCTGGGTCATGGCGCGCGCGCTCAGCAACCCGGAGCACACGGTGCCGATCTTCGTCGACCGCCTGAGCCAGGCGATCAAGCGCTCGAGCGAGGATCTGGCCGCGGAGGGCGTGGAGCCGGTCCTCTGATGCAGCGCCTGTTCGTGCTGCGCGAGGCGATGCACCTGGCCAGCCTGGTCGCGTTCCTGACGGCGAACTGGCAGCAGTTCGCCGCCGAGGGACGGTTCCTTGCCGTGACGGTCACGTTTTATCGCAGCAAGCGCTCGCTCGAACAGAACCGCCGCTACTTCGGCCCGGCCGTGCTGGGCGCGATCGCCGAGCAGGCCTGGGTCGGCGGGCGCCGCTACAGCAAGGCCGTGTGGCACGAAGAATTCAAACGCCAGTTCATCGGCGTGGTCGACCTGCCGGGCGGCGCCACGATGGCGATGTCCTCGACCGACCTCTCGGTCGAGGAGTTCAGCCAGTTCATGCAGGCCGTCGAAGTCCATGCCGCTCAGGAGCTGGGCGTGCAGTTCACATAACCACCAAGGAGGCACCATGCCACGCAAGAAACCCGACCCGCACACCCAGAACCCGAACGAGCTGCTCGACAAGCTGCTCGAGGTCCTGGCCTGCAAGAACGACGCCGCCATGTGCCGCCTGCTGGAGATCGCGCCGCCGGTCATCAGCAAGATGCGCCACGGCGTGAACCCGGTCTCGCCGGCGTTCCTCATCAAGGCGCACGACGCCACCGGCCTGTCGATCAACGACCTGCGCGCGCTGCTGTACGCACCGCTGCCGGCCTGATGACAGCCCGGATCAGTCCGAAGCTGGCGGCGGAACTGGCGGCCTACCGGGAAGCGAAGGCGAACCGCCCGCGCCGCCGCAAGCCGCCGAAGGGCACGGCACAGGCCCTGATCGCCGCCAGCCGGGCCAGCGGCGCGACGTCGGCCGAGGTCGCCGAACTGGTGGCGCGCATGAAGGCCGCCGCTGCCACCAAGCGCGACCAGCTGGCGGCCGAACGCAAGGCCGTCCGCATCGCCAGGCAGTACGAGGCCGAGGCGGAACGCCGCGCCCGCCGCGCTGCCGATGCCGCCCGGCAGGCCGAGCAGCTGGCCGCGCGCATGGCCGCCGCCGAGGTCCGCCGGGCCGAGCGGATCGCGGCGCGCGAAGCCAGCGACGAACGCCTGGCCGCCCGCGTACGCCGCGTCCGCGTGGGGTCGCAGGTCCTCGAGTACCAGGTCGGGGGCGACCGCGCCGAGTGGATGGCGCACCTGCGGGCCATCCGCGCTGCCCACCGCGCAGAAAAAGGGGTGTGATACTATCACACCCCCCTGCCCAAAGTTCCATATTTGCAATACTATGGTCCTTCGAGTTAGTGTTTTTGCTCCAGTGAAAACGCGACATGCCCGCAGCGGGCAGGGCTGGCGCGACCATCGCCCCGCATGAAGGAGAGACTTTGGCAAAGCCGATCACCGCATACCTGTCCGAGGACGGCCAGGTGCACCGCAGCCAGGAGGAGGCCGAGTGGTCCGACTATGGCCTGGCGCTGCGCAAGGACATCAAGGACTTCATGACCCAGCAGGGCATCACCGATGCCGACAGCACGATGGGCAACCTGATTGCGAAGTGGGACCTGTGGCGCCTGGGCGGCTATCCCGGCTGGCTGGCCGGCGTGCGCGGGGAGGAAGCCCCGCCCGCGGTGCCGCCATTGCTGGCGGTTCCGGCAGCGGCCCCGGTCGAGGTGCCCGCGCCGGTGCAGCTGGTCCCGGCCCCGATGCAGCGCGCGCCGGCCCCGGCCGACAAGCAGCCGCTGGCGTTCCGCCGCCGCGTGGCCGTGATCGCGCTGCCGCAGATCCACCACCGCACCATCGAGAACGAGTTCGGCAAGGAGTTCAAGCTGCTGCTGCTGGACGCGGCCGACTCGATGAACAAGCTCGAATCGCTGCGCGCCTACCACAAGGTGATCGTCATGGCCCGCCGCGCCAACGGCAAGACCGTGCAGATCCTGCGCGGAATCGGCCAGGAACCGCTGCAGATCAACGGCGACCTCGACGCCCTGCGCGATGCACTGACCGCGATGTACCTGTCCAGCGCCGCCTGAGCGAGCCGGTCCGCAAACGGGGGGTGTGATCGTATCACACCCCTTGTTTCAAACTGGTAATTCCCGCCACCCTGTGCGATAATTTCCTCTTCCAAAGAGAAGAGGCGTCCACATGGCAAAGATACTCGCGGTAGTGAACCACAAGGGCGGCGTCTGCAAGACGTTCTGCTGTGTCAACATGGCCGATGCGATGAGCCGCGAAGGCCAGAGCGTGCTGCTGGTCGACCTGGACCCGCAGGCCAACGCCACCAAGCTGGCCTATTCGTTCGAGGCGGCGCCGCCGGCGCCGATCGAGAAGCTGCTGGCCGGCGACGTCACGATGGCCGAGGCCATCATCACGGAAACGCGCATCCCCGGCGTGCATGTGCTCGGCTCGACCATCAAGCTGGCCAACCTCGAACGGAGCCTGCAGAACAACCCGTTCACCTCGACCCGCCTGGTGGCGGAAAAGCTCAGGAGCGTGGCCGAGGTCTACGACATCATCATCCTGGACTGCCCGCCGTCGCTGGGCAGCCTGACCGCGAACGCCCTGGCCGCGGCCGACATGGTGATCGTGCCGGTCGAATCCGGCTCGAAGCTGTCGCTCACCGGCAGCGACGACACCCTGAACTTCATCAACGAGGCGCGCATCGTCAACCCGCGCCTGCAGCTGGGCGGCGCGGTGCTGACCAGGCACGACGGCCGCAAGACCGTGTGCCGGATCATCGCCAACAGCGTGCGCGAATACTACGATGTATTCGCCGCGACGATCCCGGCCAGCACCGATGTGCAGAAGGGCCAGATCCTCGGCCAGACCATCCTGCAGTTCGACAAGGACCATACCGTCACCCGCGCCGTGTTCGACCTGTCGCGCGAAGTGATGGCCAAGCTGGGCCTGCAGGCGAAGGAACTGGCCGATGTCGAGTAAGCTCGAAAAGCAGCTGGCCGAAGCGGCCAGCCGGCGCGCGCCGCCAGCCGCCGGCCGCAGCGACGTCGCCTCCACGATCTTCGGCAGCATGGGCAACGAAGTCGCGCCGCCGCAACTGCTGCCGCTGGACGCGATCGCGCCTTCGCGCTACCAGCGCCGGGGGAAGGTCGACGAAGCCTACATGGAGGTCCTGGTCGAGAGCGTGCGCGAGGACACCCTGCACGACCCGGTCATCGTGCGCCCGCTGCCGCCGGGGACCGAGGGGGGGTGTGATAAAATCACACCCCGGTTCGAGCTGGTCGCCGGCCACCACCGGGTCGAAGCGTTCCGGCGCCTGGGGCGGCCCGAGATCCCGGCCTTCGTGCGAAACCTGTCGGACATCGAAGCGGCGCGCGCGCTGACGTCGGAAAACACCACGCGCAAGAACCTCGGCGACTGGGAACTGTACAAGCACATGCAGATGCTGCGCGAGGCGGGCGCCGTCAAGAGCAACATCGACCTGGCGCGCCTGCTCAACATCGACCGTACTATCATCCAGCACCTGGACACCTTCGGCGCACTGCCGCAAAGCGTCCACCAGCTGCTCGACGACCACCCGGGTCTGGTCGGCTACAACCTGGCCAAGAAGCTCAAGCCCTACTGCCCGCAGCACGAACTGGCCGTGTTCGATGCGCTGTGCCTGCTCGCCAAGGAATTGCTGACGCAGGGCGGGGTGCCGCGCTGGATCGAGGACCAGGTCAACCCGCGCGCGAAGAAGCCCAGCAAGGACATCGAGCTGGGCGGCGGCGTGCGCCTGGTGCTGACCGGCGACGGCGCTCGCGTGTCCGGCAATATCAACTACGACGCCCTGCACCGGCTGGTCGAGGACAACCTGGCCCTGCTGCTGAAAAGCTGACCAAAACTCACACATTCTCACACTGCGGAAGATGCGGAACAGGCGTGCTCCACGCCGGTGGCGAACCCCTTACACTTGGCAAAAAAAGTTGCCACTTGGGACAGGTCTACCCTAATATCGTAGGCTGTTCCTTACCGACAATTACCCGACCCATGATGAAAGCCCCAGAACGTTTTCGCGTTACCAGCGGCATGTACGGCACCACGCCGGAAGCCGGCAACAACGGCCTGTTCATGGTCAAGCTGGCGCGCAACCAGACCCTGCGCGTGATCTGTTCCGACAAGCTCGGCTGGGAGCATGTGTCCGTCTCGCGTCAGGATCGCTGTCCGCTGTGGGACGAAATGTGCGCCGTGAAAGAATTGTTCTGGGATCATGAGGACACGGTGATGCAGCTGCACGTCCCGCGCTCATCCTGGATTTCCAACCACCCGAACTGTTTACATATGTGGCGTCCGCTGGACCTCGAGATCCCGCGCCCGCCGGACATCTTCGTTGGCATCGCCAGCCTGGGGACCCTCAAATGAATGACGACCAAATGGACCCGGCGCATGCCGAGGCGATGATGCAGCTGGCCGCTACCCTGACCGACGCGATGACGGCGGCCGGGCGCGCCAATCCCGACCTCACCTGGCTGAACATGGTGTTGGCTGCCGCCGTCGCCTGCCGCGGCGTGGCTGCCGTGGTGATGAGGGAAAACCCGGCCATCAAGCTCGACGACGCGCGCCGGGCGATGACGCTGCAGTTCATCGAGGTGATGAGCCTGCCGGCCGAGCTGGTGCGCACCATGAAGGCCGGCGATGACGAGACCCCGCAGACGATCGTGTTGCCGGTCAGGAGGCACTGATGATTCCCGAACCCGACATCGACATGCCGGTGCGCCTACCGTGGCCAACCATCTGCGCACTGGCCTGCAGGGCGCGCATCCGCAGCTGCTCGCTCGAGGAGCTGGTGGTCGAGGCGCTGGGCGAGGACCTGGCCCGGAGGCGCGCATGAACGACGACCGACTCGACCGCGAGCACCGGCTGGCTTACCTGCACGGCGTCATGGCCGTGCTGATGGACGAGCTGGACCGGATCTACAAGCCGGGCCGGTTCGTGCTCTGGCAGCTGCTGGAGAACAAACGCGGCAAGCGCCTGCTGTTCCAGGCCGACGCCGTGCGCGGCGAGATCCACCGCCTGATGGGCGAGCCGTTCACGCCGCTCCCGCCGATCCGCACCAGAGGGCTGGTCGGGCACCCGCTGGTGTGGTGGTACGGCCAGTGGGTGGTCGGCATCTGGAACGCCAGCTCGCTGGTCAACTACGCGCTGACCGAGCGCTGGGGCTTCGCCGCGGCGTCGCTGGTCGCGCTCCTCATCTGCGCGCTGTGGCGCATCCCTCCCTACCGTATTGCCAAACAAGGAAAGTGGCGCCAATGACCAAGAAGAAAGAACGCAGCACCGACGACACCGCGATGGCCTCGAAGAAGTTCCTGGACGCGGTCCACGCCGCCATGGTGCGTCACGACATTGCGCCGAAGCTGGCCATCATCATGTTCGGCTACTTTGCGCGCAGCATCGTTGACTACGAGGTCGACAATGGTGCGAACAAGGACCAGTTCACGATGATGGTCCTGCAGGCCTTCACCGACGGCCTGGGCGTGAAAGGCGGCTTCGTCGAGATGCAGGGCGAGCTGGCCGAGCAGGTCAAGGCCCAGTTCGACCAGCAGAACTCCGACACCCCTCTACAGTGAGGACAGACATGAACGATGAAACCATTGTCTCGCGCATGATCCTGGGCGCGCAGTTCCACCCCGACCTGGTCAAGCAGCTGCGCGGGGCCACCGGCGTGGACGAGGACGTGCAGGTCAACATGAACGTGTTCGAGACCACGGTCTCGCGCGGCGAGCACACCCGCCGGGTGCTGTGCTGCTGGGCCGGCGGCAAGGTCGACAATGAAGGCTGGCAGAAGCTGGGCAGCGTGTCGCTGACGCTGGCCGGGCGCGCCGCGATCGACGCCCTGGCGCGCCTGCCGGCCTGCATGGACGACCGCCTGGCCGACAAGGGCCGCATGGTGGTCCGCGGCCTGTCGATCGGCAAGACGCCGCTGCGCGAGAAAGTCATCAACGCTGTCCTTGCCGCCGAGCCGGGCGACCGCATCGCCTTTGTCGGCGACCTTGCAGGCGAGCTGGACGGCAAGATGTCCGTCACCTTCAACCTGAGCGGCGGGCCGATTTTCCTGACCGAGGACGACTACTGAACATGAAACCAGTCAACGAAACCACACTGCTGCTGGTGGTGATCCTGGCCGGCTCGACGCTCTCGACCTCGGCCTGGGGCTGGCACGGCTGGATCGCGCCGGTGGTGACATATGGCGGCGCGCTGTGCGCCGGCATGGCCTGCGCCCGCATCACCCGCATCGTGCGAAGGGCCACCACATGAGCCGCGTTGCACTGCTGTCGGTCTGGACCGTATACGACCACCCGCGCGACCATCCTGGCGGTTTCGTCGCGCGCCGGCACGAGGTGCTGGCCGGCGGCACGACCGTTGCCACGTCCGACGCCGTGTTCGCGCCGACCCTGGAGGAGGTGCGCGCCAAGCTGCCGCGCGACCTGGTGCCGATCGCACGCAGCCCTGGGGATGACCCCGTCATTGTCGAGAGCTGGATATGAACGACGAGATCGAACGCCTGCAGCGCAGCATCATCGAGATGGGCCAGATCCTCGAGGACAGCGTCAACGCGCTGCGCGGCGGCCCGCCCGACGACTGTTCCTGGTCGACCCACGATTGCGCCGAGCTGGCAAACAAGGCGGCGGCGCTGGCCAACGCCTACCTGGCCTCGATCATCGTGGGGGCCGACGAGTACGACTTTGAACGGCTGCGCGACGCCGCCGACGCCTGGCGCGCGGTGCGCGCCGACACCCTGCTGCAGGCCAACCAGATGATCGCCTGGCGCAACAACCCCGACCTGTTTTCCGAGAAGGAGTGACATGAACGACACCGACGACGACACCAACGCCCTGATCGACGCCGCCGAGGCCTGCGCGAGCGCCTATGACGACGACGACCGCGAGTGCATCAAGTCCGATGTGATGAACGCCTTTTACTCAGGCGCTGCCTGGCGCGAGAAGAACCCGCGCCCGGCAACGCCGGGGCCGTCCTGTCCATGACCGCCCCGACCTGCGTCTGGTGCGACGAACCCGTCATGGGCGACGACCGGCGCGCCCCGAACTACGCCCAGCCGACCCATTACGAGTGCGGCCTGCGCGCCGCCGTCGGCTCGGTCGGCCACCAGAAACAGCGCTGCTTCTGCTTCGGCGGGGACGAAGAGGACCCGCCCGGCCTGACGCGCCGCCAGGCCGCGATGGCGGCGGCCCTGTATTTCCACCTGGGCACCGTGCCCACCACTTTCACCAACCAACGACCTACGAAAACATGACCCGCACCCCCCACGCGGCCGCACTGGCCGATGTCCTCCAGCTGATCGACAAGCTGGAACTGCCCTACCTGGAATCCCTGCAACAACTGCTGGCCGAGCACATCAGCAAGCGCCGCATCGAAGTCGTTACCGAGGCGCGCGCGAAGATCCTGCAGATCGCCCGCAACGTCGGCCTGACCCCAGAGGAACTGGTGGAAGGGGCGCTGTTCTGCCCGCGCGGGCCAAACAACCGCAAGCCGTCGACGCCGCGCTACCTCGATCCGGCCTCGGGCAAGACCTGGAGCGGCCTGGGCACCGTGCCCGGCTGGATCAAGGGCAAGAATCGGGAACAGTTCCTGATCGAGGGTAGGGCATGAGCGACCTGCACCGGAATTTCCAGGCCTATCAAGAGCTGCAGGCGCAGATCAAGGCGCTGCAGGAGAAGGCGACCCTGCTGATGATGGAGGGCCGCAACGCCGCGATCGGCGACATCAAGGCGCTGATCTCGGCCTACGACCTGACCGCCGAAGAACTCGGCTATACGGCGCCGCCGGCGCCGCCCAAGCGCGAGCGCAAGCCCGAGAAGCGGCGCGACCGCTCGGTCAAGGGCGCGCCGAAGTACCGCGACCCCGTCAGCGGCGCCACCTGGACCGGCAGCGGCCGGGTGCCGAACTGGCTGATCGGCCAGCCGATGGAGGACTTCCTGATCGAGAAGCCGGTGCTGGTGGTCGAGCGCGACCCTGGCCCGGTGTCGCCGGCGCAGGAGGCCAGCCAGGCCGTGGCCAACATGGTCTCGGGCAGCATGCCGCAGCCGGCCGCCGCGTGGCCAGATCCGCGCCAGACAAGCTAAGCCATCGCCGGGCCACGTCCAGGCCCGGCTCACGATCCAACAACAGGACGGACCATGACCGATTCCACCCCGCAGGATCGCGCGCGCGACCAGCTGACCAAGGCCAGGACGATGGAGGCCGAACTGCGGAAGTTCGCGCCCGTCCAGCTGCCGTACTGGCACGACGAGGTGCGCGCGATCGCCAACGAGCTGACCCGCTGCGCCCTGATCTCGACCAAGACGGGCGGCGCCCCGCGCCGCTACTACCACAACGAGCGGCTGTTCACGCTCGGCGGCGACGACGCGGCCGTCACCATGACCGGCGAGGAGATCCGCGGCCAGGACTGGAAGGTGTTTCTCACGCTGGCGCACCTGGCGCGCGAGCACAAGCTGGGCGGCCTGGTGGTGCGGGTGAAAAGCTCGACCATCTGCAAGCTCAACAAATGGCAGACCCGCCAGGTCTACTACACCGAGATCTACAACTCGATCCTGCGGCTGTCGGGCGTGTCGCTGATGATCTACTCGCGCCGCCTGACCAAGATGCGCGCCTACGAAAAGGCGCGCGCCGCCGTCGGCTCGGTCGAAATGCTGGCCGCCATGTACGACGAGATCCGCGCGATCGAGGAGCAGGACCTGGCCGCCACCGACGTCTCGGGCATGCAGCTGCGCATGGTCGACAGCGGCGTGCGCTTCACCGGCGGCAAGACCCCGGTCGACGACGTCCCGCAGGGCGACCTCGAGTGGGAGATCCCGATGGACCCGAACATGATCCTGCTGTTCGCCAAGGAGTGGCTGACGCTGGTGTCGGAGAGCGCGCAAAGCGAGATGTCGACCGGGGCCGGCATCCTGCAGGCCTACTACGGCAGCCACAAGAACCCGAACGACGTCTACGTGGCCACACTGGCCAAGCTGCTGCAGCTGACCTGCTCGCCCAAGGAGCAGAAACGCATCGTCAAGCAGCGCCTGCAGGAGCTGGTCGAGCACAAGGTGCTGGTGCGGTTCTGGTTCAGCCAGGGCAAGGACGGCGAACTGGTGCACGTCGAGCGCGCGAAATGGGACGGCAACGGCGACCGGAACGACGCGCCGGCCGAGGGAAAAGCGGCGTGAGCAGTCAGTTTATCCACAGTAAACGACCCACCGGGCAGGGTAAACGACACACCGGAGCAGGGTCCTCAAGGGTAAACGACACACCGGGCAGCGCAAACGACACACCGTTTTGGGTAAACGACACACCGTTTACGGTAAACGACCCACCGGGCCATGTTGATAAGCTGCTACATATCAACAGTTTACGCGACTTATCCACACCCCCATAAACCTTCTTTTGAACCTTCTTATAAACCCAAGGGGGTAGTTATCCACAAATGGTGCTCTCAAGCATGCACAGTATGCAAGATTCATTAAAGTCGCCTTTAAGGAATCGTTAACTGAAACTTTAGGCAAACGACACACCTTCGTGGAAGTCTCACGACCTTGTAGGAACGAACCTACAAAAACTCACGAAATGTAACAGCTGTTCAAAATCGTTTCCGTCGCTAAATTTTTGATTTGAAAAACAAAATCAACCCCGAGCGTGCAGTGAATGATGTTTACAATCTGCAACACCGGGTTTATAGGTCGACTTAAAAAAAAAGAACAAATGCGTTGGAATCCAGGACACTTTTCGCTACAGTGGAATTCCAAACAGTAAATAACCATGCTTCCCATGACCAAAAAGAACTGGACTGACACTGAGCTGGACTGCCTCGCGTGGAATCTCATGGAGCGTTACCCGGAGCGCGGCTTCGCCTCTGTCAAGCAACCGTACGACATCAACCTGTCCGACGTCGAGTTCACGCCAGTTCTCCAGGCCTGTCTGCCGCCAGAACGGCACGGCGTGCGTCCGAAGCTCAGCCGGATCAAGCGCGACCTGGTGAAAGCGTTCGACAGGGTGGCGGTCCCTGCGCAGAGCACGGAGCAGACAGCGCAGGGGCAGGGCGAGGAAGGAGCAGGCACTGCCCGCGTGCGGTGGGGACAGGATGACTGGCGGTTCTGTGCGCTGGCCCTGCACACGATGTGCCCGGAGCTGGACCTGGTGAACGCCCCGGACCTCTCGAAAGTCACGCTGCATCAACTCAATCTGGCCGCCTCGGCGATGGAGCAGGGCCGGCAGCGCAAGTTCAAGCGCCTGGCCGACGCCACCGACCGGCTGGCCCAGGTCTACAAGCAGGCACGAGAAAGCCGCGACCCGTTCTACTTTGGCCGGCCCGAACAGGGCGACACCCCGGACGAGACGGCCGACACCGATGCCGCCGTCGCCCCGCAGGCAACCCCCGAGGAGCCGCCACAGGCCGCGCAGCTGGCCGAGACACCCGAGACTGCAGCGGCCCCGGAGAAGCTGCCTGACGCCCCGCCGCCGGTCCTCCCTGCGCCCGTGCGGCCCCAGATCTACTGGACCGCCGACGAATACAAGGCGATCGCCGCCGAACTGCGCAGCACCTGGCCGCGCGCGCTCGAGGACGGCTTCCTGCCGGGCCTGAACATCACCGACCTGAACATTGCGATCCGCAAGGCACTGCCGCCGGAACGCCAGCGCCGCATGGCCAACCAGGCCCATATCCGCTCGTTCGGCAACCGCCTGCGCGACGCGCTGGCCGGCAAACCGATCTGGACCGCCGAGCAGTTCAAACAGCATGAGGAAGCAACCCAGGCCCCCGTCGCTGCCGTGGCCCCGCCAGCCGTGGAGCCGGCCCCGGCGCCCGCGCCGGACCCGGTGCAGGACTTCCGGTCCGGCCCGCGCGTGTTCTGGTCGGCCGCGGAGTGGGACACGCTGATCCGCCTGCTGTACGCGAAGTATCCGCAGGTCGAGGCACGCTTCCGCGACCTGACGCTGAGCATGCTCAACGACACGGCCCAGCGCATGGAGCGCCCGCGCCGCTTCTTCTCGGTGGCCGCCACCCTGAAACACCTGGAACCGGCCGTGGCGCGCGTCAAGCAGGCCGCGGGCAGTGCGCAGCCCGAACCCCTACCTGCAGCAGCGGCCGAGCCGACCCCGGCCCCGGCGCCGTCGAACGAGAAGGCCGACAAGCTGTTCGTCAAGATCGAATGGACCCGCCAGGAGTGGCTCCTGATCGCCGAGGAGCTGCACAAGCTGTTCCCGGCCCATAACTACCCCTACGGCCAGAGCCTGATCGGGCTGGACACCGACGACGTCGCTTTCGCGCAGCAACGCGTGCTGCCGCTGGAACGCCAGCGCCGGCACCTGAAAGTGGTGTCGTTCTCGACCCTGCGCGCGCCGCTCGAACGCGCCTTTGCCGACCTGCACGCGGTTCTCGAAGGCAAGCCGCCGGCGTGCGTCCTGGTGCCGGCCGCCGCGCCCGCGCCCGCCGCGGTGGTGGAGACCGCGCCGCCGGTCGCCCCCGTTGCCGCCATTCCGGCATCGGTGCCCGCCGTGAACCCGTACGAGGCCGCTTTTGCCCCGCTGATGGCCCTGCTGGGCGCGGAGGTCGCCAAGCACCTCGGCCCGATGATCCAGACGATGGTCGAGCAGGCAGTGGCGAAGCTGCCGGCGCCGGTCGTGAACGTGGCCGCAGCACCGGGCTTCGCGGCGCCGCACCTGGTGGCGGCCAGCGCGCCGCCGAAGAACTACGGTGACGAAAAGCCGCGCGTCGAGAAAACCCGGCGCCTGGTGGTGGGCATCCTGGTCAACCGCGAGAAGCAGTACAAGGACGAGCTGGAACGCACCTTCCCGATGGTCGAGATCCGGCTCGCGCACTGCGACGAGAAGGGGTCGCTGGAGCGCTTCGTCAACGTCGACAGGATGATCGGCATGGAACGCTTCGTGAATCACACCACGACCGGCAAGATCAAGAAGCTGGTCGGCGACCGCTACGTGGCGTGCAACGGCGCCATGAGCGAACTCAAGCGCATCATCAGCATGTGGCTGGCCTCGCAGGGTATCCAGCTGGGGCAGGTGGCATGATGCACTACATTCTGACCAAGGACCGCCAGGTGGTTGCCTGCGCCGACCTGCAGGAGTGGGCGATCGCCTGGGGCACGACCAGCAACCAGATCGCGCGCACCGTGGTCGGCCGCGCCGTCGTCTCGACCGTGTTCCTCGGGCTGGACCACAGCTTCACCGGCGGGCCGCCGGTGCTGTTCGAGACCATGATCTTCGAGCGGCACCGCCCGCGCGAATACATGGAGCGCTACTGCACCATCGAGGAGGCCGAACGCGGCCACAGGAGGGCCGTGTACCACGTCGACCAGCTGCTGCGCAAAGCCAGCCTCTCCTCGACCAGCCGCAACGCCCGCGAAGGGCGGTTCATGGTCCGGCGCGCAAGGGCCAACGCATGAGCGCGCCGTACTTTGTCGCGCTGTGCAACGGCTTCGTGCAGCTGGACGACGAGCAGTCGTCACCTGAGGACCAGGTACGCTTTACGATCGTCCGCAACGTGCGCCTGGCCACCTGCTTCAACAGCTTTCAGGAGGCCGACGACTTCGGCAACTGGGCCGTCGAGTTCCTGCCGCGCGGCCTGCGCTATTTCGCCATCCTACAATCGACCATTGGAGGCAGTCATGCCTGACCAATGGGAGCAGATCCACTATGGCAGACCTTGAGAAAATCCGCGCCGCCGAGAACGATCCGGCGCGGCATGAACACGCGGTCCGGGTGACGCAGGAGATCAACCGGCGCCTCGACCTGGCCAGCATGAACGCGCTGGCCAACCAGGCCAGGGCGGCGAAAAGCCCCAAGGCGAAAGTGATCCTGCTGCAGAAAGCGGCCGACAAGTTCGGCGAGGCCGCGAAAGGCCTGGTGCCGTGCCGCAAAGGCTGTAGCCACTGCTGTCACATGGCGACCATGATCCACCTGGACGAAGCGAAGGCGATTGCCGCCGCCACCGGGGCGAAGATGGTCACGCCCAAGGCGTTCAACGTCGACCTGCAGTACGTCGACAAGATCCGCGCCAGGTACGACGGGGTCGCGTGCCGCTTCCTCGTCAACGGCGCCTGCTCGATCTACGCCCAGCGCCCGCTGGCCTGCCGCATCCACGTCGTGGTCGACGTCGATAACACGCTGTGCGAGATCGTGCCCGGCCAGAAGATCCGCCTGCCGATGATCGACACCCGCGAATTCGACTGGGCGATCTCGATGGCGTGGGGCGGCCCGCTGGAAATGAAGTACGCCGACATCCGCGAATTTTTCCCACCGAAACCGGACAAGACAAAATGATCCATACCGAAAAGAACCCCGGCAAGTACGACGACCTGTGCACGGAGGTGCGCGCGAAAGCCGAAGCGCTCGGCGCCGTCGTGATTGTCCTGAGCGGCAACAAGGGCCACGGCTTTTCCGTGCAGGCCCCGCCCGAGGTGCTGTTCACGCTGCCGGGCATGCTCGAGACGATGGCGGCCGAGATCCGCCGCGACCTGAAAGGCCGCGCGTCGTGAGCGACGGCTACAGGGTGCGGCGCGAGAACGACTGTGTCGTGATCGAGGGCTGGATTCCCGTCACCGACCTGGTCGCGCTGACGCGCGAATGGAACGAGAACCACCGCGACGGCGATGCCTGGATCGTCGACAGCGTGCTGGCCCAGCATTTGAAGTGCAACATGGTGATGGGCACGCCGCGGGCCTGCCTCGCGTGGCGCCAGCAGCTGGGCCTCACGCCCGAGGTCAAGCCGCGCCAGGAGTACCTGCTGACCGACGGCGGCATTTACTGCTGCCGCTGCGGGCTGACCAGCCACTCGCGCGAGGACATCAGGAACCGCTACTGCGGTTCGTGCAAGACCTATCTGAGGAACGACACATGAATATGCGAGACAAGAAGCGCGCCCTGGTGGCGCGCCCGCTGGCGGCCTGGACGCCGCCGTCCGACGCCGAGCTGGAACTGCTGGCCACGATGACCCGGGTGCGCCATGCGCGCGTGGCGTTGTTGCGCCGGCCAGGTGCGGTGGAGTCGATCAAGGCACAGATCAAGCTGATGAGTAAAGGCGCGGCCAAGGTGCTGCGCAAGATGCTGGCCGAGGACCTGAAACTGATGCGGCTGCTGGACCGGCAGAAACCTGCCGCCAATCCATAACCGTTGCCCGCGCGCATAATTAGCATTATGTTAAATCCATTTGTGCCAATCTAAAGGAGGCGAACCATGACGGACAAAGAAAAAGTCGAGCACCTGACGCTGGCCGACCTGCCGCCGGCGATCCAGGGCCACATCAAGCAGGCCCTCAAGGGCGCGCGCAGCCAGATCGTGGAGGTCGGCGAGTCCGACGCCGCCGTCCTGATCTATGGCGACGAGACCCTGGTGGTCGACGCCAATGTCGCCAACGAGCGCGAGAAGAACGCCCTCGCGTTCAGCGTGCGCGAGCTGGTCCAGATGAACAACGCCCACACGGTGGTGCACATCCATGAAATGTGGACCCTGCCCGAGTCGATGTCGACCGAGCGCAAGATCGCGCTGATGGACAAGTACGGCGCAATCTCGCGCATGCCCGAGCGGGTCGAGGGCCTGATGGTGAACGTCGAGTGCCGCGACGGCAGCGGCTGGCTGGCCAGGTCCGAGATCCACCGCAAGGGCCGCGCCGTCACGCTGTCCGAGCCGGTCGTCGACGACCTCACCCACATAAACTTCGGCGGGCGCTTTGCCGGCTGGTTCGCGCCCGAGAAGCCACTGGACGAGAGCGCCTGGAACAAGAAGTAGTGCGCGTTCTCGTCACCGGCGGGCGCAAGTACGCCAACCGCGCGCGGGTCTACTCCGCGCTCGACGCGGTGCACGCCAAGCACGGCATCAGCTTGCTGATCGAGGGCGGCGCGCGCGGCGCCGACCGCCTGGCCCGCGACTGGGCCAAGCTGCGCCGGGTTCCACATGAAACGTGCGAGGCCGACTGGGACCGCTACGGCAACGCCGCCGGCGGCATCCGCAACAGCCAGATGCTGGCCGAGTTCAAACCCGAGGCGGTGGTCGCGTTCAAGGGCGGAACCGGGACGGCCGACATGGTGGCGAAGGCCGAGCGCGCCCGCGTGCCGGTCTGGCGCGTGCCGGAAACCCCAATTTGCAACTAACCAAGATGTGAGGCACCTGTTTGCAGCACAATTCGGGCGATCCGTAAAATGCCCGTATAATCCGCGCCCATGAACCTCGACTCTCCCGACCTCCTTGCCCAGGAGCTGGCCGCCGTGCGCGCCAACTGGGACCCGTACCTGCTCGACATCACCGTCAAGCACGGCCGCATCTGCGGCATCCAGAAATTCATGTACACCTGGGCGATCCTTGCCGACCTGACGCCGTGGGGCTACGGGCGCAACGACCGCTGGTGCTACGGCAGCTACGAGAAGGCGAAGGCCGCGCTCGATGCCTGGAGCGGCGAGGACGGCACGGAGCCGTCGGCTTGGCACAGGCACCCGGACAGCGGCCGGCGCCGCGACCCGGACGGCCGCGAATACGTGATGCCATGACGACCTACACCACCGGCCAGCCCGTCACCCTCTCCTATCACGGCCAGGAGAAGGAAGCGCTCATCGCCCTGGCGTCCGGCAACAGCCGCAGCCTGATGCTGTACTTTGACGGCGCCCTGCGCACGCCCAGTGGCGGCCTGATGATTAACTCGATCCCGCTGCTGATGGACGACGACGGCATCTACCGCGACCTGGCCGAGAACGCCCCGGCCACGCTGACCCCGTAAACGTAAAAAAGCCCGCCCACCGCGAAGGTGGACGGGCTTGTATTGCGGCGTGATAGTATCACGCCCCCTCGAACGTTTTCCTCTCCAACGCGCGGCGGATCACCAGGCCGCGGATCGCGCGCCCGCCGGCGAAGCGCCACTTCGGGAACTCCGCGGCCGCGCCATCCCAGTCCAGGCGCCGTATTTTGCGCCTGAGCGTGCTGGCCGAGAGCGACCCGAGGCCCAAATTGTACGCAAAGCTGGTCACGGCCGCGAGCCGGGCCGGGTACGGCGCCAGCTCCGGGCACAGCTGCAGGACCTTGAGCATGAAGCCGCCCGCCTCGCTGGCCAGCAGCATGTCGCACTGGGTCTGCGTGCGCACCTCCCCTTCCTTCACGCCCCTGGTCGATCCCCAGCAGATCGTCAGAATCCCGACCACGTCGCGGTACGCGCGCAGCCGGCACCCTTCAAACGTGCGGATCAGGCGCAGGGCCAGTTCGAGCGCCTGCCCCATCATCGCTGGCCGTTCGCTTTCGAGATCGTGCGGTTGAGGAACCAGAAGCCCAGGATGCCGGACAGGATCGCGCGGTCCTCGCTGTCGTACACCTTGAGAATCGCTTCCCAGCCGCCGACACCGTGCGCCAGCGCCACCTGGTACATGGCCAGCTTTGCCAGCCCGTACAGCGCCAGCAGGTATCCGGTGGCCACCGGCCTGACCGCGAAGTTCAGGGCGTCGACCCACCCTACGTGGGTTAGTTGCATTTGACCCTTGAGCGCCTCGGTGAGCGCACTCATTTCGGCCAGGTTCAGGTCGGCTTCGCCCTGCGTGCGGATCTCGTCCTGGCGCATGGCGCTGCGGGTCTGTTCCAGCGCGATCTGCTTGTCGAGCAGGGCCAGCTCGTGCTGGTTGTCGCCACGCTGCTTGAGCATGGCGAAGATCTCGGGCAGCAGGCGCATCAGCCCGCCGCCCAGTAAAGAAAGGAGCGAAAGAATCAAGATGGTCTCCCGGTTGGGCGCGGCGTTAGACGAACACCGAGCGCAGGGTCAAGATCAGGACCACGGTCGCCAGCGTGGCGGCAATGACGGCGAGGGTGTGGCACACCCGCATCTGTATCCTGCGGCTGGTCATTTGATGTGTTCCTTGAAATAGGTGACGATCCACGAGATCAGGCCGACGACGGCCGATCCCAACGTCACGATTCCCCATTTCAAAGCCTGGTCGCGGTCGGCCGTGAGCTTGGCGACCTTATCTTCCAGTGCGGCGATGCGCTGTTCGGCGAGCGCCAGGTGCGTTTCTTGCGAAGGCATGGTTGTTATCCCTAGTTTTATAGTGGTACAACAATCCCCGCCCGCCCGACGGGGTACTTACGGAACATTAGTCCTCCCCGTCTGCGAAATCGCCGGCCGAGCGCGCATCCTTCGCGCGCTTGGCCGGCAGGTACAGGCCCTGTTTGGCCTGCTGGTTGTGCTTCATGCGGTTGCGCACCGACTGGGCCAGATGCAGCCCGCCGATGATCCGGTTCGGGTGCGCGCGGTTGAACTCCCGGATCGCGGCCATCTGGTCGCCCACGTCCTCGTGCTTGATGCGCTTGCGGGCGTACTCGTCCATCAGCTGCTGGCGGCGGCGCTGCAGGGCCTGGTCGCGCCCGTAGATCGCGGCCTTGGCTTCCTGCGCCTCGCGCACGCGGCCGTTCGAGAACCCCAGCCACGAGGCCGCGTGCTCGGTGCCGGTGATGTCATCGGCCACCACGATGCCGTTGCGGTCCTTGGCGCCGTCCTCCTCGGCGTAGCGGATCGAGCGCCACGGTCCCTTGGCCACCGACGGCAGCGCGGTCTCGATCGCGCGCGCGCTGTCGCCGCGGCCCCACTGCTGCAAGGCCCTGGCCCAGTTGGCGCCGATGCCGACGACCGGGCCGAGCAGGCCGGCCAGGAACGCGTCGAACGAGCGCTCGCCCTGCAGTCCTTCCTGGATGTCCGGGAAGATCAGGTGGTCGGCGCCGACCCGGCCGGACATGTCGAACGGGGTCGGGCGCGTGATGCCGTGCGCCAGCACCTGGCCGGCCGTCTCGCCGAACAGGTCGGCCAGCAGGCGCCGCAGCGCCACCTCGGCGTCCCACGGATCGTCGTCGCTGCCGCCCAGCATCGACGCGGCCGCCAGCAGCGTCGACACCGCCGGCAGGCCGATGATGCCGGCCGCGATCGCGTGGGTGACGAGCAGGCCGGCCAGCGTCTTTTGCGCTTGCCGGTCGCCCTGGAACGCGAGTTTCGCGTTGCGCGCGAAGGTGTAGATCAGGTTCTGGCTGTACTGCTTGAACAGGAACACGACCTGCGCCGCCGACCCCTGCATGAAGCGCGGGCGATTTGACGAGGCATAATCGAAATGCGAGGCCTTGGTCAGTTCGACCGAGGCGCGGAACGCGTCGTCGTGGTTCATGCCGTCCTTGCGCGCCAGCCGGTAGGCCGCCAGCGCCGTCGCCTGGCGGTTGAAGCGCTCGGCGTGGTGGAACATGAAGGATGCCACCTTCATCACCTTGCGCATGTTGCCGTGCAGCTGGTTGTCGCGGCCCGAGGCCACGCCGACCAGATCGTGCACCATCGTCAGGTCGACCAGGCCGATGCGCAGCCACTCCTCCCAGGCGCGCTTCTCGTCGCCCTTGAGGATCTTGCCCATGTCGTTGTGGCCGCGCATCGCCAGCCCGGACGCCTCGATCAGCGCCGACGTCGCCTTGGAGTAGCCGAAGCGGCCGCCGAGGATCGGCAGCGCCACCGTCGGGGTCTGCAGCAGGTTGGTCAGCGCCGAGGCCGGCGACGCACCCAGGAACCAGACAAAACCGAACGAGGTCAGCTTCGTCGACAGCTGGTTGCCCTTCGGGTTCATGTAGTTGTCGTGGCGCTTGTGCATCTCGTCGATGACCTGCTGCGCCTTGACGTGGTCGTAGTCCGGGTTGGCGGCGTTGGCGTTGGCGAACTTCTGCATGCCCTCGAGCACCTCGGCCAGCCGGTCCGAGTAGTTCAGCTTGGCCAGGTAGGACACGCCGTGGAACATGTGGTGGGCGAACGCGCGGCGCGCATCCTGGCTGAAGCCCGGCATGCCGGTGCGGTGGATGCCGCTCTTGGCCCAGGACAGGTCCGGCAGGCTGGTCAGATACAGCTGGTTGATCGTGTCCTGCAGCGACGGGTCCTGCAGGCCCGCGTCGTCCAGTGCGGCGTACAGCTTTTTCAGGAAGCCGCGCGAGACGGAATCCCTGGCCGCGTTGAACTCGGCGCGCTTCGTCACCGGCATCACCTGGTAGCCCTTGGACGCCGGGTACTCGGCCAGCAGGCGCCGGCGTTCGTCCTCGGCCTGGTTCAGGGTCTCGGCGAAGATGACGGCCTCGCGCACCACGCTTTGCCCCGGTTTCGGGTCCTTGCCGACCCAGCGCACGGTGACGACGTAGTCGCCGAAGCGCGCCAGCGGGAAGTACACGCCCTTGATGCCGCGCCCGAAGAACTCCTGCTCCATCCGGCGCATCAGGCTCTTGCGGTTGGGGTGCGCCGTCAGGGTGCGGTCGATCCGGTCCTTCACGGCCTGGCGCACGTTGGCGTAGTGGGTCTGGTACATCTGCGCCGCCTCGTGGAAGATCTTGATCGCTTCCGGCTCGGCCTTCTTGAGGGCCTCGTAGCGCGCGTTCAGTTCCTTCCAGTGCGTGTAGTTGTCGCCGGTGACGTAGGCCTCGGACGGGTCGATCTCGCGGCGGGTGCTGTCGTGCATCAGGCTGGCCAGCTCGTCGGCGCGCTTGAGCTTGGCCCAGCGGTCGACGATGGCGTCGGCCTTGCTGCCGCCCTCGGTCTTTTCGGCGTCCATGAACGCGGCCAGTTCGCTGTAGAACTGCAGCATGTTTGGCCGGTCGCCCTGCGGGAACAGCTTGCCGTAGATCTCGGTCAGCTGCAGGCGGCCCAGGAACTGCAGGCCGATCGAGCGGTAGTGCGACAGCGTGCGGCCCAGCTTCGTCACCGTGTTGGTTTTCAGCGTGTCGCCGACCTGGCGCGCCAGCTGCTGCGGGGTGGCGCGCGACAGGCGCACGCTGGCCTCGTCCCTCGCCGCCGGCAGCGGGCCGGTGTCCTCGACGTTGCGCGAGAACAGCGGCAGGCCGCCTTGTACCTTCTCGCGCATGGTGTCGGTGATGTCGATCACCGGCTGGCTGCTCCACCCCTTGTACGGGTAGTAGTTGTTGGCGCCGAAGTCCGGGTCGCCGGTGACGCCGTGGTTGGCGTAGGCCAGGCGGCCGTCCTCGTCGACGTAGTTGGTCGTGCCCGGCTTCGGGTCGTACGGCTCCTTGTGGATGACGTCGCCCTCGTACACGCGGCCGCCGCCCAGCCCCTTCATCAGGTTGTTCACCGCGTTCGGCACGATCTTGTCGTAGAACGTGCGCATGCCGTGGCCGCCCAGGTTCAGGTTGTCGCCGGTGAAGCGGGCGGCGCTGAACGGATCGGCCTTGATCTGGTCGATCGCCTTGCTGGCCAGCTCCTTGCCCATCAGGTTGACCAGGTCGTGGTCATCGTTGGCCCAGGTCTCGTGCGGCTCGCCGTCCAGCAGCGTGATGTTGACGCGGTAGCCCGGCTCGCCGACCGCCTTCTCGACCTCGACCGCCTTGACCTGCTGCGACAGGTTGAAGCGGTTGACGGCCTGGTCGCCGGTGACGAACGAGACACGGTCGTAGCCCTTCTCGGCGGCGTAGACCATCACGCGCTTCAAAGCCAGGTTCAGCCAGGCCTCGGTCTTGCCGACGAACGGCGCCTGCGGCACGCCGGCATTGGCCAGCGCGTTCAACATGTACAGTTGCCGGTAGTGGTCGACCACGGCATAGTCCGACGGCGTGTCCAGCTCCCAGCGGTGTTTCCAGTCGTTGTGGTGCTCGATCGCGCTCATCGCCTCGATCGTGTAGTCGAAGCCGAGGTTGTCGTTCCTGTTCAGCACCTGGCGCGCGGCCTTGGCGGCCGCGTCCAGTTCCGCCGGCGGGACCGGGTCGCCCTTGAAGCCGTCACGCTTGCCGATCTGCCCCCAGTCGCTCTGCAGTTCCTCGACGTGGAGTACGCGCTTGCCCTCGCTGTCGGTGCGGTCGTTGAAGCGGACGTGCGCCAGCACGTTCTTCTGGTCCCAGTGGCTCGACTGGAAGGTATTGCGGGTGCGCTCGTTGTCCTCCTGCAGCGATTCTTCCTGCAGCGCGTGCAGCCTGGTGCGCTCGTCCGGCGCCAGGTCGTCCTCGGTCCACCCCGGGCGGCGCATGTTGCCCTGGACCTCCCAGCCGTACTTGTCGCTCAGCTCGCCGATGTAGTCGTCCAGCTTGAAGGACGGCTCGCGCGCGGGCAGGGTCAGCAGCAGCTCGCGGTTGTTCTCGCCGCCCGGCAGCGTGTAGCTGGCGTAGCGCGGACGCTGGAAGCGGTTGGACGGCAGCCGGTAGGCCAGGTCGGCCTCGATGTTGCGCTGGTCGATCAGGTTCGACCACTCCTCCTGCAGCGCCAGGCGCTCGGGCGTCTCGTCGCTGTCCAGGATGCGCTCCTGCAGGTCGTCCAGGCGCTCGTTGTACTTGGCGAGCACCGCTTCGCGCTTGGCCAGGCCTTCCGGGGTCGGCTCGGGCACTTCCTCGCTGTGCATCGTTTCCGTGACGCGCACGCCATTCTCGGCCAGGTAGTCCAGCAGCGCGGCCTTCGTGACCTTGGTGTTCTCGCCCTGCATCAGCAGCCAGTCCATCACGCCGGTCCAGTAGATCTCGTCCTGCTTGACGCCCTTCTGGGCGAAGCCGCTGCCCATCATGGTCTCGCCCCACTGCAGGGCGGTGGCCGACTTCTGCGGCAGGCGCTCGATCTGGCGCGCCAGCTGCGAGAACCAGGGCGACTTCATGCCGTCCGAGAACCGGGCGGTCTCCATGTTGCCGAAGGTGCGCGCGGCGCGCGAACCCTCGACCGCCTCCCTGGCGCGGGCCAGCAAGGACATGGTCTCGGCCTGGGTCTTGCCCTCCATCCAGTCGGCGACCCGGTCCAGGCCCAGCTGACGCAGGGCTTTCTGCACCAGCGCGGCGAACTTCTGCCAGCCGTTGATGGTCTTGCCGGTGCCGGCCAGATCCGCCAGCGCTTCCTCGGTGGCCAGGTTCAGGTCGTAGCCGAAGGTGGCGGCCTGCTCGCGCGCGGCCTTGGCCAGCTCCGGGTTGATGAGGCGCAGGCGGTTCAGCTCGCGGGTCAGCGCTTCCTTGCCCAGCAGGGCCTGCAGGCCGATGTGGCCCAGCGCCTCGTGCGCCAGCACGAACTGCACTTCGCCGGCGTGTCCGAGGTTGTCCGCCACTATCCAGACCTGTCCCTGGTAGGTCGCGCCGCGGGTGTCGCTAGGTGCCTTGAACGGCAGGTCGGCCACGCTCTGGACGACAGTTACTTTCGGGCCGTTCAGCCAGCCCTTCACGATCGGCGCGACCACGTTCTGCACGTCGCCCCTGGACATGCCGGTGTCGCTTCGTCCGCGCGAGAACTCGGCGTCCTCGTCCTCGGTCTGGGCCTCGGCCGGCTTGCCCAGCTCGACCAGCGGCTTGTATTCCAGCAGCTTCTCGAGCAGCTTGACGCCCTGCTCCCCGGTCGGGATGAACACGCGCTCCTGCCAGTTGATGCGCTCGACGAACGCGCCGTTGTTGGTCAGCAGCTCGCGCTCGGCGCGGTTGTACGCCAGCGACTGGCCGCTGATCTCGATCCGGCTGTCGTTCGAGACGCGCACCTTCTGCAGCAGCCAGCCGTTGGCCAGGATGCCGCGCTGGCCATCCATCAGGCGCTGCAGCACGGTGCTCGGTGCGACCTTCGACAGGTTCGAGCCGACCCCGAGGTTTTTCAGGGTCTGGTCCAGGTTGCGCTCGGATACCACGCGGCCCAGCAGGCGCTCGCCGTCCTCGGTCTGGGTGCGCACCACGCGCGGGTCGCCCGGCAGGCGGTCCCAGATCGGCAGCAGCATCCCGGTCAAGAGGTGCGTCTTGCTGGTGTAGGTCGTCGGGGTGGCGGCGACCTCGGCATCCCACTCGGAGCGCGCCGCGTCAGCGGTCAGGCGCACGAACGCCGGCACCTGGCGCTCGGTCTCCTTCTGCGCCACCAGGTGCGGGCGCATCTTGTCCAGCAGGCGGATGAACGCGTCCCGCTCCGAACCGGACGGGCCGGCCAGGATGGTCTGCTCGACCCGTTCCAGGCCGCGCTGGATCAGCAGGTCGGCCAGGCGGTGCGAGGACACCGTCATTTGCTTGTCGTTCGTGTTGGTGTAGGTCTCGGTCAGCACCTCGTTGGTCGGCGGCGAGTACAGCATCGGCACCACGGTTTTCTTGACCGTCTTTTCGCCGCGCGCGCCCTTGATGATCTTGTCGACCTCGTCGCCGTAGCGGTAGCCGCCGGTCGTGCGCAGCTGCGCGCCGCGCGTGACCACGTTGCCGGATTTGGCGTCGGTCGAGGTGCCGGTGCGCATCAGCGCGAACACCTTGCCGGTCCTCTCGTTGCGGAAGAAGCCGAGGAACTTGTCGCCCCAGCGGACGATCTCGGACTGGGCCTGGTCGAACGAGTTGAAGTGCGTCGGGTGGGTCAGTTCCAGCTCGACATAGCGGGTGTTGGCGCCAGTGCGCTTGTCCTCGTAGACGACCTCGTCGCGCAGCTTCGTCACCTTGTCGGCGCGCAGGGTCTCCATGCCGGCGTCGAAGGTGCCGTTGGCCTTGGCGCGCTCGATCACTTCCGTCAGGCGGTTGAAGAACTCCTCGAACACCTCGTCCTGGCGGTGGGTTTCCAGCGACATCAGGCGGTTCAGGAACTTCGGCACTTCCGGCAGCTTGCCGTAGATCAGCGCGCCGGTGCTCTCGTCGATCAGGCCGTTCAGGCCCAGCGCGGCCGTGGTCTCGGCGAAGTTGAGTTTCGCCGTGCCGTTGTACATGTCGACGAAGAACGCCTGCACGGCGTCCGCGGCGTGCTGCGATTCGAGGTTGTCGGTGGCCGCGAACAGGCCCTGGCCGCCGGTCTCGCGCTGGCCCTTGGTCAGTGCGCCCAGCTGGTCCAGGCGCCGTGCGATCGACGAGATAAAACGCTTCTGCGCTTTCAGGTTCGTGGTCGGCAGCACGTAGTGCGGTTGATTGGCCTCGTTCGAGCGGTGCGTGCGGCCGAAGCCCTGCACCGCGTTGTTGGCGCGCCAGCCCGGCTGCACCAGGTAGTGCATGCGGCGGCGCTGGTTCTTCGCCCCCAGGTCGGACTGGAACGAATAGCCGGTGCCGCCGGCGTCGGAGAACACCAGCACGCGCTTCTTGTCGTCCATGAACGCGTCGGCATCGGCCGGCACGGCGGACGCCGGGCGCTTCTGCTCGACGACCTTGAAGCCGCCCGTTTTCGGGTCCTGCTCCTGGATGAAGCGGCGCGAGCGGCCGGTGATCTCGGCCACGTTGCTGACGCCGAACGCGCGCACGATCATGTCGAGCGGGTTGTCCGGCACGCGGATCTGTTCGAGGTTCTTCACCAGCGCGTCGCGCTTGGCCACCATTTCCTGGTTGAACACCGGGTTGCCCTTGGAGTCGACGACCGGGCGGGTGTGCTTGTTGCCCTCCTCGTCGGTGTACTCCTCGTGCTGCTGCACCGGGAACGAGTGGCGCACATAGTTCAGCAGCGTGTCGCGCGGGGTGAAGTCGAAGTCCTCGGGGATCGCCTCGTCGTCGTTGGCCATCTTGGCGGCCTGGCGGTCCTGCTCGGCCTGGTTGGTGTTCACCAGCTGCATCACGACCGCGTGGCCGTTGTCCAGGTCGCGCTGGGCGGCCTCGATGATCGTCGGCATCTGCATGGCCGTGATGATGTGGCTGAAGAAGCGCTGGTGGTTGCCCCAGAACGCGGACAGGGCGTTGCTTTTCGCCTTCGGGTCCTTGTTCTGCAGCGTGGCCTCCAACGCGGCGTTGACGTTCTGCAGCACGCCCTGCCAGGCGCGCGCCAGCTCGTTGTAGATGTCGTTCTGCAGCGGGGTCAGCTGGTGCTCGAGGCGGTCGTAGGTGACGCCGTCGAACGACAGGGACCTGGCCAGGTACGAACCCTGTGCCTTCATGTCGCGCGAGACCAGTTCCATCGCCGCCACGCCGCCGGATTCGATGCCGCCGACGAAGTCCGTCACCTTGGCGAACGCGCTGCCCTCGCCCCACAGGCCCAGGCGGGTCGCGTAGGCCAGGTTGTGCACTTCGGTGGCGCCGGTCGCCGAGACGTAGACGATGCGCGCCTTCGGCAGCGCTTCCTGCAGCGCCACGCCGGCCAGCGCCGTGGCCGACGGCTTGGTCTTGCCGCGCTTGCCCTTGCGTTCGAGCACGTTGCCCATCTTGTGGGCTTCGTCGAACGCGATCACGCCGTCGAAGTCCTTGCCCAGCCACTCGACGATCTGGTTCAGGCGCGACTTGGAATCGAGTTTCTTGTCGTTCTTGACGTGGTCGATCCCGCCCCAGCCGCTCTGGCCGTTCACCTTCAGCTCGTCGAAGCGCACGGTCGTCTGCACGCCGTTGGGCAGGGAGATCTTGGCCTTGTGGCCGCGCGTATCCCACGATTCGAGGGTGCCGCTGCGGCCGCGCCACTCGATCGGCGTGCCTTTCGGGTAGGTGGCCTTGAGCTGCTCGGCGCTCATGGTGCCGGGGCCGGCCAGGCCCGGGGCGTTGTTCTTGATGTCGCTGCCCATCCGCAGCGTGTCATAGGTCGTGAACAGGATGCCGCTGTCGGCGTCGATCTTCTCGCCGGCCTTGACCTTGTTGTGCGCCAGGATGTGGTCGGGGTTGCCCGAGACGCCCGCGAAGTCGCGCTTCGCATCGCGCAGCAGGCCCTGCTTGGCCGACAGCCAGACCGCTTTCTTGCGGCCTTGCCGCTGGTTGTCCAGCAGGATGCCGGCGATCTCGCGGCCTTTACCAACACCCGTACCGTCGCCGATGAAGAAGCCGCGGCGCACCTCGCCGCCCGGCAGCATCTGCTGGTGCGCCTGGCCGGCGTAGACCACCGCCTCGAGCTGGGCCAGTGACAGCAGGCCCTTCTCGATCACGGCTTTCGGCAGGTTCGGGGCGTAGGACGGGCTTGGGGGCAGCACGGCCGACATGGCGGCGGACTGGACCAGCTTGCCCGGGTGCGGCTTGGCGCCCGGGATCGACAAGCGCTGCGGGGTGTAGTTCTCGAAGATCGCGTCCGACAGCTCGCCGGTGGCGGCGGCCTGGTCGGACGCTTCGACCGTGACTTCGCCGGTTACGGGCTGTTGGCCACCATCGCGTGGTACAGATTCTCGATCAGCAGTTCCGCTGCGTCCTCGGGTGTTGCCGAGGCCGCCAGTTCCTCGGCCGTTAGCACCACGTCCAGCGGGTCCTGGCTTTCCGGGTTGGTCAGAAACCTCACCGCCCGCCTCGGCTCCCACCTGTTCGCCATCGCGTCCACCTGCGCTTCCATCCTGTCGATGTCCGGGTAGCCCGGCGCCACCGGAATCGGATTGATCCCGTTGTCCAGTCCCCACCGGATCAGCGTCAGCACCGCCGGCTCGGTCGCCAGCGGCTTCTTGCCCGGCAGGAACTCGATCGCCGCCCTGTTGATCGGCATCTGGTTGACCAGAAGGGTGCGCGCCATCCGTACCTTCAGCAGCTTTTCGTTCATTGCGGATACCTTCCAGCAGTGCCGGCAGTTCGGCCAGCGTTTTCACCTCGCCGGTGACGACCGCGGCCGTGGTCGGGCCGGTCTTGTCGATGACCAGGATCTGGTTGTCGAACGTCGTGCCGTACTTGGCATAGTTGCTGCCGTCGACGGTGATGTTGACGCGTACATTATAGTCCTGGCGGATCTTGGTCCACCAGCTCTTGAACGCCGGACGGTCGGCGGCCATGCCGCTGCCGACGATCGCCACCAGGCGCCCGCCTTCCTGCAGGCGTTTGAGGGCCTGTTCGATGTGGGTGGCGCCGTTGTTGGTGTCGCGCGCGCCCTGCATGCGCCCGGCGGTCGCCGAGAACGGCGGGTTCATCAGGATCACGCTCGGCTTGACGTCGGCCGGCAGGATGTTGTGCAGCTGCTCGGCGTTCTCCTGGAACAGGCGCGCCTCGGGCAGCACGGTTTTCAGGACCTCGGCGCGGCGCGACGACAGCTCGTTGACGACGACGTCGGCGCCAGCCAGCTTGGCGTAGATCGCCAGGCTGCCGGTGCCGGCCGACGGCTCGAGCACGACTTCGCCGGGGCGGATGTTGGCCAGCCAGGCCGCGGCGAACGCTTCCGACGGCGGGGTCGAGAACTGCTGGTACTCGTCCATTTCCTCGGTGCGGCGGGTCTGGGTCGCCAGGCGCTGGGTCCAGCCGTCCAGCTCCTCGATCTTGTGCACGGCGTCGGTCGCGGCGCCATCCGGGGTGATGCCCTGGGCCATGATGTGGCGGTTCATGCCCGCTTCCATCGCGTCGTAGGCGTCCTTGACGCTGTACTTGCCCTCGGCCTGGGTGCCGCCGAACGCTTCGTCGGCGACCTTGAACAGCGGCGCCGAGCCGAACGTCTCCTTCGCCTGCAGGCGCTGCTCGACCCACTTGGCGATCTTCTCGGTCGCCGACACTGGCGGGGCCAGGTTGGCCGACAGGCCCTGCTCCTTGGCGAACTGGATCGCGTACGGGCGGATGCCGGGGCCGAAGTGCTGGATCAGCATCTTGAACAGGTCGACCAGCGTCTTGCCGGCGGCCTGGAACGCGGCCAGCGCCTTCTCGAAGTGCGGCTTCGCGGCTTTGTAGGACTCCTCGTCGAAGCCGGCCGGGAACGATTTCAGGGCGTTGCCACCGAACAGCTGGATCAGGCCTTTCAGCGACTCCTCGATGCCGGTGACGCCGAGTTTGGCGGCCTCGCCGATCAGCTGCTTGGCGCTCTTTTCCTGCTCGGCCGACAGGGTCGGCGCGGCTTTCGGGCCGGTCTTGACGATCAGTTTCGCCTGCAGCTTCGTCTTGGCCTGGTCCCAGTTGATCGCCTTGAGGAACGCTTCGCGCCCTTCCTTGATCGACACCAGCGTGTACGACTTGCCGCCCGGGGTCTGGCGCATTTCGCCGCCGCCGTCCCAGGTGACGTCGTACTCGGGGGTCTTGGTGTGGAACAGGCCGAAACCCTTGTGCTCGGTGTACTGGCCCGGCATGTCGTGGATGATCGACAGGCCGCGCGACGGATCGGCCAGCAGGAACACCTGGCCGTCGTCGATCAGTTTGAGCAGGTGCTGATAATCCTCCTGCGTCCAGTGGTCGGCCTGGGTGGCTTCGCCCGGGTCTTTCGCCTCGGGCTGCTCCTGCTGCTCCTCGGCCAGCTCGCTTTCGGCCTGGTCGAACAGCGCTTCCAGGTCGCCCTCGGAGAGCGGACCGCTAGGCGGCTCGACCGGCTGCTGCTGCTGCTTTTCCAGCTCCTCGCGCAGGCGTGCCTCCGCGGCATCGCGCTCGGCCTGCTCTTTCGCCTTCTGGGCCGCCAGCGCCTCGGCCTGCTTGGCGCGCTCGGCCTCGTCCTTGGCGTACTTCTGGGCCACCTTGCGCGCTTCCTTCTCGGCCAGGTGCGCGCGCACCATCGACGGGATCTGGGCCTTGAGGGATTCGTAGGCTTCCTTGAACTGGCGGTCGAGGTCCGGGAATTCCTTGTCGAACGTTTCCTTGTCGAGGGTGACGCCCTTGTCGTTGAAGCGCAGCGCCTTCACCAGCGCGCCGAGCGCATCGTTGAACAGTTTCCTTTCCTCGCCCATCGGATACGGCGCGCCCTTGTACTGCGGCGCCTTGACCTTGCCCTCGCCGACCCATGCCGGGTTGACCAGGTAGTTCGAGGTGCCGCCCAGGGTGTCGTGGACCCAGGCCTCGGCGGCGCGCGCCAGCAGCTCCTTCGGGTTGCCCCAGTAGTCCTCGCCCATCGCGTCGGCGTTCTTCTTGTAGTCGGTCGGGCGGCCGCCCTGGCGGCCGGCGTCGTAGCGCAGGACCGCCTCGGCGTTCTCGATCAGGCCGGCCTCGGTCTTGAGGTTGTGGATCGGCGTGTTGCGGCGGCCATAGCGCATGAACGACTGGCCGCTGACGGCCAGCGGCAGCTTCTTCACCAAGAACTCGATGTCGCGGCTGGTCGACAGCAGTCGGACGACGCGCTGCACGGCCTCATGCTGGACCCAGCTGCTGCCGTGCCACTGCTCGCTCAGCGCGTGGTCGAGCGCGTGGAACCACTCGTGCGCCACGGTGCCGTCGCCCTTGGTGTTGGTGACGTTGATGACCGGCACGGTGCCGCCGTGCGGGTGCGGCTGCCTGGCCTGGAAGTGCGCAGCGTGGCGGCCGTGGCCGAGTGCGCCGATCGTGAAGTGCAGCGAACCGCCCAGGCCGATGTGCTTGGGGTCGATCCCGAGCAGCTTGGCCAGGTCCATGAACGCGTCATAGGCGTAGTTCAGGTGGTCCTGGTCCTGCTTGGCGCCGACCCACTTGCCGAAACCGACGTCGGCGAAGCCGAACGTGTCCTTCATCTGCTGCGGCGTGACGTTCTCGCCCTTGCGGTAATCCTGCAGCTTCTCGCCCTCGCGCACGACGTGGTCGAGTTTCGGCACCATCAGCGCCTGCTTGCGGTTGCTCGGGCCGTCCGGCTCGTTCTGCGTCTTGATGAGGTTCTCGACCTCGCGGGTGTCCGGTTCCAGGTCGTGGACGCGGCCGCGCACCAGGCGGTCGATTTCCTTGCCGGCCTCGGTCAGGCGGGTGCTGCTGTAGACGTACTCGTCCTTGTTCTTGACGAGGTAGCCCTGGTAGGCGCGGGCGGCCTCCTCGACCGTGGTCGCGCCGCTCATCGCCTCGGCCAGCCCCTGCAGGCGGGCGTTGTAGGTGGCGGCCGCCTCCTGCAGCAGCTCGAGGCGTTCCTGCGCCGTGGCGTCCTCCATGCTGACGCGCTTGCCGGTGGCGTCGTACGTCATCGGGTAGGCGCGGCCGTCGAGGAAGCGGGTGATCCTGAACGACTCGCTCTCGCGGTAGCCGGTCTCGCCGTACAGGGTCTGCAGCGGGCCGTTTTCGAGCAGCCATTCCTGGAACGGACGCAGGCTGTCGCGCACGGCCGTGATGTAGCGCTTGGTGCCGGGCGTGGCGCCGGGGCCGGCGACGTTGGCGAACGCCTCCACGCGCGAGGCCTGGCCCTTGATGATCTCGTAGGACGCGGTCAGGTTGTCGGCCGTGACTTCCTTGATCTTGCGCTTGGATTCGTCGAACCAGCGGCGCAGGTCGGCGCCGGTGTTTTCCAGCTTCTTGCCACGGCGGCCGGTGAACCAGGCTTGGCCCTCGTCCGATTTCATCCACGCGGCGCCGGCGTCATAGCCCTGCGCCATCATGGTCGACGGCGGCAGGGTCGACTTGGTCTTGCCGGCCAGCGCGTGGTCGAACCCCAGCTTGAACACGCCCACGCTCTCGGGCGGCAGGCCGACCAGCTGCGCCGAGCGGATCAGCTCGGCCTGGTACACGGCCGGGTCGCGGTCCAGCTCCTTCTCGGCGCGCTTGACCGCGCGTTTCAGGTACTTGCGCAGCGAGTCGAACCACTCGGACGGGAACGTCACGCGGCCGCCGATGACGATGTTGTCCAGCATCAGCTTGCGGTCGGGATCGAGGTCGGCAACGGCCTTTTCGGCGGCGACCCAGTCCACGATCGCGCGGCGCGCGGCGGCGTCGACCTCGACCGGCAGGCCGGCGTCGGCCGCGATCCTCATCAGATCCGGGTCCTTCGAGAACAGCCCGAACAGCTCGCGCTGGCCGGCGCGCACCAGCTTCTCGCGCTTCTTGGCGAACTCGGCTTCCTTGACGCGGCGGTTGTCCCACCAGTCGAACGCGTCAACGCGGGCGGCCTCGACCGCCTGCTGCAGCGACAGGTTCTGCTGGAACCCGATCTGCTTGTTGCTGTGCGGATAGCTGACTTCGACAATATAGGTGTCGGCCTGGATGCGGCCGAAGCCGCCGCGGCCGGCCGGCTTGACCTCGTAGGTCGCTTCGCCGAAGCGCAGCTTGCCGTGATCTTTCAGGTCGGTCTCGAACTGCTTGGGCGACATCGGGCGCGAGCCGGCCAGGGCGCCGTCGTCCTTTGCCTTTTCCTTGGCGACGAGCCTGCCGTATTTCTGTTCCTCGACGCCGTCAGGGATCAGGTCGGTGGACGGACCGCCGGTGATCTGGCTGGCCGATACCATGTGGTCGCCGGTCGCGTTGGAGAAGTAGCCTGCGCTCCTGAGCCAGTCGCGCAGGGCGTCGCGGGTTTCCTTCGTAAAACCTTTGCCGACCGGCGGGATCAGGTACAGCGTGCCGCCGCGCGTCTGCAGGCGGTAGTCCAGCGTGGGCGGGGTGCCGATGTCGAATTTCGCCGGGCTGGCCGGTTCCGCGACCGCGGCCGGGACTTCCTGCTCCTGCTGGTTCTCGGCCGCGTCGAGCTGGTCGGCGATCTCGTCGAGCACGTCGGCCTGCACCTTGAACTGCTTGAACAGGTCGCTGGACGCATCGCGCAGCTGGTCGGCCACGTCGATGACGGTCTTTTCCTTGCCCAGCTCCTCGATCGCGCTGCGCATGATCGACCGGGCGCGACCTTCGCGGGTGTTGCGGTCGGCGCTGAAACCGTCCAGCACCTGCTGCAGGCGCGTGGCGATCGCGGTGCGCACGGACTTCGGGAAGCGGCGGGTGCCTGGCGCGTCCTGCTTCGGCTGCGGCGCTTCGGGCGCGACCGGCTCCGGTTTCGGGTCGGCCTTCGGTTCGGCCTTGGCGGCTTTCTCGGCGGCTTTCTTTTCCGCGCGCTTTTCGGCGGCGCGGACCAGTTTCTCGCGCCCGGCGATCGTCTCGTCGACGCGCTTGCGGGTCAGGTTGACGTCGTTGGGCTGCATGTCGCGGCCGACCTCGCGGATCTGGCCGGCCAGCTTCTCTGCGCCGGCGGCCTCGGCGCGCGCGGCCAGCGCGGCCGCCTTGTCGCGCAGCTCGCCCAGCAGTTTCAGCTTGGTGATCGCGGTCAGGATATTGCCGGTCGTGCGCAGCGATTCCTTGCCGTTCGCGGCCAGGTGCTGGCGGATCGCCTCGCCGCCGGCCTCGACGGCCAGCATGCGGGTGCGGTGCGCTTCCGAGGTCAGCGCCGGCGGGATCATCCCGATGCCGGTGGCGTTGCCGGTCTGGCCGCCCTGCTGGTAGCCGGACGAGACGGCCCAGCGGCCGTTCGGTCCCTGCGCCACCTGGATCTCGAACGAGAACTGTTCCTTGCCGGTGCGCTTGTTGTCGAATTTCAGCGCGGTCTCGTAGTCCGGGAAGCGGCCGTCCTTCGGTACGTTCTCGTCGGTATAACCCCACTTGTGCTTGAGCGAGGACAGTTCCTGGTTGTCCGGGCCGTGGTGGTCGTTGATGAACTGGCGCGCGGCGCGGTCAAGATAGCCGGGCAGCTTGTCGAGGCTGTCGGTGAACATCTGGACGTCGCGCGCCTCGATCTTCCCGTCCTTGGCCATCTGGGCCAGCGTCCTCTCGAACGCGGCCTTGTAGCTGTCCTTGAAGTCGACGAAGCGGTTGCCGGTGCCGACCAGGTCAGCCTGCGCCACCAGCTGCTTGTCGGCGCCCAGCGTGGCTTCGACCTGCTCGCGGATCTGCGCCTTGCGCTTCTCGACGTCGTCGGCCAGCTCGCCCGGCGCGGCCTGCTCGGCCGGGGTCAGGACGTCGAGGAAACCGCTGTGGAATTCCTGCTGGCGCTCGACCTTTTCCGGGGTGTCGTCCAGGTTGACGATGAAATATCGGTTCTCGCCGACGATCATTTCGCGCTCGACCGTGCCCATGCGGCCGGCGAAGCGGTTGGCGTCTTTCAGCGACACGCCCGCGACCGGGGCCTTGGTCAGGCGCTTGATGCGCACGCGCACGCCCACCTCGAGCGGCGCCGGACGTTCCGGCAGGGTGCCCAGGCGCTCGTGCACGGTGCGCAGGTATTCGCCCAGCTGGCCGCGCTGCTGGCCGATGAAGCCGACCGTGCCCTTGACCTCGGCCTCGGGGCCGACGAAGCCGGCCGCGCGCAGCTGCTCGGCGTAGACCTGCGCCACCGGGGCGTACAGCTGGCCGCCGGCGATGTAGACCTCGCTGAAATTCTTGCCCTTGAAGTCGCTCGGGACCAATCCCTCGGCGATCAGCTCCTTCTGGCGCGAGGCCGTCATCTTCTCGTCGTAGCTCTGCAGGACGGCTTCGGCGCGCACCAGGCCGTACTTGGCCGACAGGACGTAGACGTCGATCGCGCCCTTCGGCAGCCACTTGCGCAGCACGTCGAACATCGCCCCTTGGTACAGGTCGATCACGGCGTGGCGGCCCGCCAGCTTTTCCTCGGTGCAGGCGATAATCAGGAGCGGCTTGGCTTCCTTCTCGTCGTAGACGTGGATCTTCTGCTGGTTCTGCACGACCGGCTCTTTTTCCGCACGCTCGCGCTCGTAGCGCCGCACGGCGCCGTCGATGTACGGCCGCACCTTGTCCGGGTCCATTCCCAGCAGTTTCTCGCGCAGCGCCTTGATCGTGTTCGGACGGATGAAGTTGCCCAGCCCCAGTTCGAGTTCGCGGTTGACCAGGGTGCCGGTGCCGAGCGAGATCCCGGCGATCGCGCGCTTCTCGTCCTCGCTGAACGAGCGGATCTTGCCGGGCTTGGCTTCGTCCTCGGTCGCGGCCGGCGCGGGCGCCTCTGGCTTGGCCTGCTCGGCCTGGCTGTCGACATTGCGCACCACCTGCAGCGAGCGGGTGGCGTTGCCGTACAGGTCGGTGTCCTGCTTGTAGAGAACGGCGTCGTAGCCGGCTGCCTTCGCCGCCGGGCCGATCAGCTCGTCCGCCACGCTCTCGGCGTTCTTGGACTCGTCGTCGCGGGCATCGAAATACTTGCCCAGCTCGTCGCTGTTCTTGCCGAACAGCTTCGTCAATGCCGCCTGCTTGTTGTCCACCACCAGGACGTTCGTGAGCGACAGCTTTTCCTTGACGACTTCGGCAGCCGTACCGCCGTACCCGGCGGTGCCGTCCTCGGTCTCGGCGTAGAACACGCCGCCCTTCGGGTGCCCATCCTCCTTCGCGCCGAACGGACGGGCGCGATAGGCGACGACGTCCATCCGGTCGCCGGTCTCGACGTCAGCCCAGGCGGTCGCCTGTTCCTCATCTTCCTGCTTTGCCGCCGGCACCAGGCCGCCGTCGCGCAGGTAGACGGACCCCTTGCTGTCGACGTGCGCGGCCGGATCGCGGCGCAGGATGTCGATCAGCGGGCGCGCCGGCTTCATGATGTTGTTGGCCTGCAGGTTCTCGACCACCAGCTGGCCGGCCAGGTCGCGCTTGAACTGGTCCCACGCCACGCCGTCCGGGTTCAGGGTGCGGGTCTTGCCGTCCGCATCCTTGAGTTTCAGGGTCTTGTCGCTGATCGACTCGACGCTCTGCTGCTTGCCGCCCAGCTCGAACTTGTCGCCGACCTTCATGTTGGCCGCGGCGATGTTGGCCCAGGCGTGGTCGTTGTAGGCGTCGGCCTCGTCCGTGGCCGCCTTCTGGAAACCCAGGCGGCGGTTCGGGTAGTCGACCCCGGCCGGCTTGGCCGGGGCGCCGTTCTCCTTGACGTGGTCGGCCACGGCCTGCACCAGCTCGTTGCGGGCCGCATCCGGGTCGCCGTCCTCGTAGGTGCGGGTGACGACGTCGCGGATCGCTTCTTCGTCCATGCCGGCCTTGAGCGCGCCCTTGACGGCGCCGGACAGCTCGGGGAAGTCGCCGACCAGGCGCTGCTCGGGGGTCTGGTCGATGTAGTTGTTGGCCATGAAGAACGCATAGGCGAACCCTTCCGGGGTCTCCGAGCGCTCGTTCTTGGTCTCGATGCTCTTGCCGCCGACCTTGTCGGTCTTGCTGCCGGTCGGGGCGACGTTCGCCAGCGGCAGCTCCGGGTTGAACTTGCCGAACAGCGCGGTCGGCTTGGTCTCCGGGTTGCCGAAGTGGTGCGGCTGGAACGACAGGCGCGGCGACGGCAGGCCGGTGACTTTCTCGATCCGGCCGCCGCTCGGGTTTTCCAGCGCCCAGAACTTCGGACGGAAATATTCGATGGTGCGCAGGGTCTGCAGCACCAGCTCCTTCGAGGCCTCGGTGCGGCCGTCGGCGTCCTTCACGGCCCACAGGCGCGAGGCGGCGTGCGTGAAATCCGTGCACGGCGCGGCGGCCAGGATGCCGTAGACGTCGCTCAGGTCCCACTCGTCGGTGAAGTATTCGACCGAGAAGTCGTTCACGTCCTGGCCGGTCTGGATGTCGAAGGTGACGACGTTGTAGCCGGCTTCGCGCCACGGCTTGGACCACTCGCCCGACAGGTCGAACAGCGACAGGATCGTGCGCTGGGAGTTCTCGCCGCGGTGCTCCTCGGCCTGCTTGGCGACGTGTTCCTTCCACTTGGCCAGCTGGGCGGCCGCTTCTTCCTGCGACATGACGCCGGCCTGCTTGGCGCGCTGCTCGGTGATGACCTTCTGGCCGGGGGCGGCGAACAGCGACGCCCACTCGTCGGTGACTTCCTTGAAGTCGCTCGCGTCCATCGTGAGCGGGATCACGCGCTCGTCGATCTCGGCCTCGCCGATCGCGTCCTCGGGCGAGGCGGTCGGCTCGAACCTGTTGTTCGGGTCGTATTCCTTGAATTCGTTGCCGGCGTGTTCCGGCGCGGTGACGTTCTTGCCGAAGTTGGCCACGCCTTCGAGCGTGTTCTTGACGCGGTTGGCGGCCTGGCGCTCGGCGTCACCGGCCTGGCCGAGGTTGTGCGGCATCCACGCCGGGATCTCGTCGGCGGCCTTGCGCACCAGGTTGCGGAAGCGGTCGTTCACCGCGTCCATGTCGTCGGCCAGCGTGGACAGGGTCTGCTGGGCGCTGGCGATGGCGTCCGGGGTTTTCAGGCCTTTCAGGGTCGACAGGATCTCGGCGGCGCGCTGGCCGAACGCGGCGCTGTCGGCGCGGCTTTTCTCCTCGGCGGCCTTGTCGATCTTCGGCAGCCCGACCAGCTCCTGCACCTGGGCGTCGGTCAGCTCGTCGCTGCGGCGGATCTCGTCGACCAGCTTGGCCGTGCCGCTGCCGCCGCGCGTCATGATCTCCTTGTAGCGCTCGTAGGCGCTCTGCGGCTGCTGGGCGGGCCTGGACAGCGCTTCCTGGGCGCGGGGCGACAGGTCGTCCCAGCCCACATGGGCGAAGTCCTCGGCGACGTCGCCTCGGCCGGCCTTGGTCAGCATGTCGATCCGCTCGTCCGGCGTAGCGTTGTCCCAGCGTGCGGACGGTTCCTGGGCCTGCGGCTCCTGCGCGGGCGGCTTCTGCTCCTGCGCCAGCTCGTTTTCGGCCTGGTCGAACGCGGCGTTCAGCTCGTCCTCGGTCAGCGCCGCGCCCTGCATCCGCCCGGCCGGCTTGGTCAGGCGCTGAAGTTCTTCCGGCGTGACCGGCTTGCCGTTCAGTTCGCTCAGGTACTTGCCCGCGATGTCGCCGGACAGCAGGACCTCGCCCTCGCTCAGGTTGCCGAGCACCGCCTTGCCCTGCCTGGCCAGCTCGACCAGTTCCTGCGGCTGGATGCGGAAAATCGCGTCGTACGCACGCTTGCTGTAGGCGTCATGGAACGAAGCCAGGCCCGAGGTCGGCACCGCGCCGGCGTCCGGGGTCGAGCCGGAAAACAGCGAAGCATCCATCATTTCCTGCAGGCTGGCGGGCTTGCCGTTCTTGAGGACATGGTCCTCGTTGTAGGCAAAGCGGCGCAGGACGATGTTGCCCTGCTCGTCCATGTTCAGGGTGCCCAGGCCGGCGAACGTGCCGTCGGCGGTGCCGAAGTCGATCGCGTTCGGGTGGTTGCCGCCGAAGTGATCGTTCGAGATCTGGCCCAGCTCGCGCAGCGTGTCGCGGGCGATCTGCTCCCTGTCTTGCGGCTGCTGCGGCGCGGCCGGGGCCTCGGTGGTGACGGCTGGCGGCGCGGCCTGCTCGGTGTTGAACAGGTCCGGTCCGGCCGGGATCTGCATGTCCGGGTAGTAGGCCGGATTGAACGGCTGGGTGGTGTCGCCCTTGAGCCACTCCTTGAGGCCGTCGACGGTGGTGGCGGTGACGTTCTCGCCGCCCTGCCAGCCCTGCGTGTAGTGCGCCTCGTAGGCGCGCTGGGCCTGCTCGGGCGAGTTGTAGCCGAGCATGATCTTGTGCTCGTCGTATTCGCCGGTGTCCTGGTTCATCTGGTCGACCACGAACACATGGTGGCTGGCCGGGTTCGGGCCGACGTAGATGTCCAGCTCCTTGCCGTCGGACCCCTTGGTGCCACGGATGTAGCCGTAGTGGTCGCTCATGGTGGTCGACCACGGCGTGCCGTCCGGGTCGGTGCCGGTGCGGGTCGAGCCGACCGGGTTCTCGATCATCAGCGGCAGGCCCTGCAGCTCGGCCGGGCCTTTCTTGTAGTTGCCGGCGTGTTTCTGGGCCTCGGACGGCTCCGGGCGGTCGTTCTGCGGGCTGGTGGCGGCCTCGTGCGCACCAAGCTCGATCGCGGCGGCGGCGGCCGGGTCGAGGCGGGTGATGTTCTCGATCGGGATGCCGGCGGTCGAACCTTCGACCAGCACGAACTTGCCGTTCGGCGAGAACCCGGTGATGCGGGTGCCCTCCGGGAACACGTCCTCGCCGTTGATCGTCGCCTGCACGGTCTCGCCGATCTGCAGGCCGACCGGGGCGGCCGGGGTCGCCGGCGCGGCAGGATCGAGCGGCGGCGCCTCGGCGGCCGGGGCTGCGCCCTGTTCGAGCGCCGGGTCCTGGACCGCGCGCACGCCGAACATGCCGGCCGCGCTCGGGTGCGGCACGACCTCGTGCGGGATGCCGGTGGTGCGGGTGCGTTCCTCGGCCTGCTTCTGGGCGCCCTCCTGGCGCATCGGCAGCATCGGCTGCACCAGGCTGGCAGCGGCCGTCATCGCGTTCTGCGGCACCACGTCGGTGCCGGCGTCCGGCGCGTCGGCCGGGTTGATGGCCGGCTGGGCGGCGGGGGCGCTTGGCGCGGGCGGGGCGGCCGCCGGGTCGGCGAACAGCGACGAGTCCAGCGTCAGCGGCTGGTTCGACGAAATGGCGCGGGCTGCGTTGACGCGGAAATTCGCCGCGGCCTGGCGGTCGACCTTCTCGATTTCGGGCGCGATCTCGGCGGCGATGCGGGTGCGCGAGTTCTGGTCGGCATCCGGCGAGGTCAGGACGTCGTTACGTTGCTGCTGGCGGTGCGCGTTCACGCCCATGCCGGCCAGGCCGAACGGGGCCAGCAGCGCGGTCATGCCGATGGTCGGCAGAATCGCTTCCTTGGCGGCGTCCCACGGCGCGTGGTTGTCGATCCCGGCCTGCTGCTCGACGTAGGCTTCGCCCGCGTTCTGGCCCATTTCCGTGCCGACTTCGCCGATGATGGTCTCGGGCAGCTGGCGCATCCACGGCTTGAGCACCTGCGTGTTGGTCGCTTCCTGCAGCGCACGCTCGGCGGCGGTGCCGGTGGTCTTGCCGATCGCGCGCCCGGCCAGGCCGAACATCTTGCCGCCGAGGTAGTTGCCGACGGTCTCGCCGCCCCACTCGATCAGGCCGGTCTTGCGGGCGGCCACCAGCGCATCGTGCTCGGAAATGTCGCCCTTGGCGCGGGCCTTTTCCAGCGTGTCCTCGGCCTGCGCCATGCCGGCCGGGGCCGCGCCCAGCACGGAACCGGCCAGCAGCGCGCCGCCAGCGCCAGCGCCGACGCCGGACGCGACCAGGCCGACACCGGCGGCCGGGATGATCGACTGCGGGATCATGCGGGCGCCGGCGGCGAGCGTGTTTGTGACGATGTTGTGGTCGTATTCCTGCGGCTGCAGGTCGGGGCGCGCTTCCTGCTCGCGCGCGTAGTCGGCGATGCTCTTGCCGAACTCATAGACAGGACGACCAGGATCGGACGTGTACTGGATCGCCTGGCCCGCCATCTTCGGCAGGTCGACCAGCATACCGGCCTTGAGCTGGTTGCCGATCTCGCCGATCGCGCTGCGCGGCTTGCCGCCGTTGGGCGTGATCTTGGCGAACTCGCCCAGGTCGGGTTGCGTGCCAGGGGTGATCGCGGCGAAGTCGCCCAGATCCTTGTTGTCGTTTGCCATAGCGTCCGGTCCTTACTGGGTGATCGGCTCGTAGCCGTAACCATGCAGAATTGCGTTGACGTCCTCGAGCTTGCTGCCGCGCTTGAGCGATTCGCGCGCCTGCTGGATCGCCACGGCCTTGGGCGGAACACTACGAGGGGGAGTGATCCATTCGTTCTTCTTCTGGTCGAAGATGTTAGTCGGCATTGGCTGTCCAGTCTCCTGGTTGACACCACCGCCCGCAGTGTGTATACGGTGCGCTTCCATCTGTGCCTCGGCCTGGGTCTTGGCGACGCGTTCGTTCGACTCGCCCTGGATCTGGTGCCCGCGGTTGGTGTATTCGCCCTGCAGCGCGTGCTCGGCGAGCTTGCCGGCGGTCGGGTTGGCCGCGATGCGCTGGCCTTGCGCGGTGCTGCGCGCGTACTGCGCCATCATGCCGTCGCCGCCGGCGATGACGTTCAGCGGCATCGCCAGGCCGTCGACAGCCACGCCGCTGTTGTTCACCACCATGCGCTCGGCCAGCGCCGGGTTGTTGCGTATGGCGGTCTGCAGCGTGCTGTACGCCTCGGGCGTCAGGCCCGAGCGGACGTCGCCGCCCTTGCCCGGGAGGTACATCGACCGTTCGGCGTTGCCGCCCATGTTGATGACCTCGACGGCGCCGTCCAGCGGGTTGCGGAAGTCGCGCGCGCCGTAGGCCGGGGCAGCTGCCGCCGGCGCGGCCACCTGGGCCGGGGCTGCTGCTGCGCCGCCAGCGCCCATGCGCGCGGCCACCTGCTGGCCGTACTGCAGGGTGTCCGGGGCGTTCGGGTTCTTCGGATCGCGCACGGCATGGCCGGCGCGGGCCTTTTCCAGCCCGCTCGGACCGCCGTAGTAGCCGGCCGCGGCCAGGGCCGGATCGCCACCGGCCTTTTCCCACATCATCCTGGCGTAGCGGATGCCGGCACGCATGTTGTGGTCCTCGTTGTTGATGTCCCAGCCCTTGTCGGCCATGTCGCCGAAGGTGCCGGGGCGGACCTGCATCGGCCCGACCGCGCCGCGGTTGCTGGTCTTGGTGTTCCTGCCGTTGCTGCTTTCCTGCCCGATCAGCGAGCGCGCAAAGGCGGCGAAGTCACCGTCGGCGCCTTCCGCACCCAGGGCCTGCTCGAACTTCGGATTGCTCGGGGCCTGGCCAGCGCTGCGCGCGGCGTTGGCGACCGGGCTGGCCGGGACCATGCCGTCGCCGCCGCCCTGCAGGTGCTGCAGCATCTGCTGGTAACGCTGCTCGATCCCGTCGCGCTGGGACTGACGACCCTTATAGGTTTCGATGCGCTGCTGGTCCTCGGGGCTGAGCTGGGCGCCTTCCTTGACCACGATCTGGCCACGGTCGCGCGTCTCGTAGGTCGTGGTGCCGTCCTTGTGGTTGACGGTCTCGTAGTAGACGGCGCGCGGGTCGGCCGCTTCCTCGTTGTCGATCGCGCCGAGCGCCTCGTCGCGGGCGTTGGCGGCCATGTTGGACAGGTTCGGCTGCGGCGCCTGAGCGGCGGCGGGCTTGGCGCCCTCCTTCGCGGCCGGTTTCGCGGCCTCGGGTGCGGCCGGTTTCTCGACGGGTTTCGCGGCCTCGGGTGCGGCGGCCGGGACCGGCTTGGCGGCGGGGGCGGGCTGGCCGCGCGCCATGTCGGCGATCACGGACTTGTCCGGCACCAGCTTGTCGCCCAGCTTCTCATGCAGCATCTGGTCGTAGGCGCGCGAGACCGGGGCATTGCCCGGGATGACGTAGTCGGCAGCGTTGGCGGCGGCCGAACCGACGTCCATCGCCGCTTCCTTGAGGCCCTTGAGGGCGCTCTTGCCGGCGCCGGAAAGGTCGCCGGTGAACAGGGCTTTCAGGGTGCCGCCGGCCGACGAGTCGACGTCCGGCTCGTTCAGCTTGTAGTCGTTGAAATGCGAGATCACCTGGGCGCCGGCGCCGGCAACGCCGGCTTTCCCGAGGATTGCCCGGTTGTTGCCGACGAACTTGCCGACGTTGTAGGAGGTGCGCGCCAGGCGCGTGGCATTGGCGCCGGCGCCCGCTTCGGCGGCCGGGGCGGCAGCGGCAGCGGCCGGGGCACCCGCACCAGCTGCGCGGCCGGCGGCACCGGCGACACCGGCGGCCGTGCGTGCGCGGGCGGCGGCATCGGCGGCGGCGCCTGCGGCGGGGGCAGCTGCAGGGGCAGCGGCGGCGGCCGCGGGTGCGGCGCCTGCAGCGCGGCCAGCGGCGGCGATACCGGCAGCGCCAGCGGCGGCGCCGGCGGCCGGGGCGGCGCCCGGTGGGGTCGGCGGCAGGCCCATCGTGGCGCGCATCGCGCCGACGTCGGGACGCACGGTGCCGGCCGACGGCGACGGGGTCATGCCGCCGGTCGCACCCGGCACGCGGGTCGGGATCGGGCGGCCGCTGGCGTCCGTGACGCCGGCGGTGGGCGGGGCTGCCGGGCCAGCTGCTGGCGCGGCAGGGCTGGCGGCGGGCGCGGCAGGACGTGCAGCCGGGGCGGCGGCGGGGTTGCGGCCGGCGGCACCGGCGACACCGGCGCCCATGCGGCCAAGATCGGCGGCCGGCGCGGCCGGGGCGACGGCCTGGCTGGCGGCCTGGGCGATTGAACCGGGCGGGTTCAGGCGCGCGCGCAGGGCCTGGTCGGCGGCGCTCGGGGCGGCTTGTGCGCGGGCCAGCAGGCGCTCGCGCATGCCTGGCTCGGCTGGCGGGGCGCCCGCCTGCAGGCGCTGCTGAACCGCTTGCGCGTCAGCCTGGGCCTGCGGCGCGGCGGCGTTGATCTGGGCGCGCAGGTCCGGCTGCGGCGTGGCGGGCGGTGCGCCCGCGTTCAGGCGCTGCGCCACCTGCTGGGCTTCCATCTGCTGGCGCGGCGCGGCGTCCAGGATCTGCTGGCGCAGGTTCGGCTCGGGCGCGGGCTGTGCGGCGCCGGCCTGCAGGCGCGACTGCACGGCTTTCGCATCGTTCTGGGCCTGCACCGAGTTTTTAATCAGGTCGTCGCGCAGGGACGGGTTGATGTTGCCGGGCTTGACGACGTCGGTCAGCGTGGGCGGATTCAGACGCTGGGCCACCGCGCGAGCGTCGGCGGCCTGCTGCGGGGCGGCGTTGGTCAGCTGCTGGCGCAGGTTCGGCGCCTGTGCCATGCGTTCCTGCACGGCGCGCGCCTGCTCCTGCTGCATCGGCGCTGCATTGGTGATTTGCTGGCGCAGGTTGCCCGGTTCCGGGGCCTGACGCGCGGCGACGTCGGCGATGCGCTCACGCACCTGGCCGGCGCTGGCCTGGCGCTGTGCTTCGCCTGCATTGATACGCTCGCGCAGGTTGCCCTGGCTGCTCGGTTCGATCAGATCGTCGGGGTTCGGCATGGTCGGGTCCTTTACGCCTTGTGGTTGTAGATGTGCTGGTTGGTAACTTCCATGCGCAGCGACGAATTCGCCGAATTGGTGTTGCGCGTCTCGTTGCGGGAGTCGTTCGAGAAGGTCTGCGAGTGGATGTTCGAGATCGAGTTGTTGGCGGTGTCGCTGTTGGTCTCGTTTTCGCTGTAGGTCTGGCTCTCGTTGTACGAACTGGTGCCGCCGGTGGTATTCGAGAACGACGTCGAGATGTTGTTCGAGGCCGAGTTCGACTGCGATATGCTGTTGGTGGTCGAGGTGATCTTGTTCTGGCTGAGGGCGGTGCTGTTCGAGTTGCTGTTGCTGTGCGAGAACGAGGTCGAGACGTGCACGGAACTGATGCGGGCGGCGGCGATCTGCGCGTCGGACTGGGCGCGCGCCAGCGCCGCGGCCTGGGTCGCCTGCGCGGCCATCAGCGAGGCGCGCTCGGCGATGCCGCTGCCGGCGATCACGGCCTGGGCCAGCGCGGTGTGGGCCTTGATCTGGATGCCCTCGACGTCCGCCCCCACGGCGACGATCTTGTCGACCATGCGCTGGGTGGCGGCGTACTTGTCGGTGCTGGCCACCAGCACCTCGGCCCTGGCCGCGATCTCGGCGGCCTCGGCGCGGGTCTGCGCCATCGCCTGCGCGATCTGGCTCTTGTACAGTTCCAGCGGGAACTGCTGCTGCTGGCGGAACTGCAGGCCGGCGTCGGCCAGCTTGCCCTCGACCAGCGCGCGGTAGGCCTCGATTTGCGAGGTGTAGCCGGCCACCTGCGCATTGAACAGGTCGGCCTTGGCGTGCTCGTTCTGCAGCTGCGCCAGGTACGCCTGCACACCGAACGCCGCACCCTTGGCGCGGGCGGCGGCGCCGTCGACCTGGCTCTTATATAGTTCGGTGCGGTTCTTGTTGTTGGCCACGGCCAGCGAGACGGCGGACACGCGTGCCCGGTAGACGTCGGCGATCGCCTTGACCCCTTCCACCTGCGCCGTGTACTGCTGGGCCAGCTGGACGTTCAGCTGGCCTTTCGCCTTGACCGCTTCCAGCTCGGCCTTGTAGAGATCCAGGCGGCTGAGGACAGCCGTGAGGCGCGCCTTGAACACCTCGGCCTTGGCGCCGAACGCCTGCACCTCGGCCTGGTACAGGTTCACGCGCGCGTCGAACAGCTGCATGGCGGCCTCGACCCGGTAGCGGGCGCCATCCAGCGCGCGCTGCTGGACCTGGTTGTACAGGGCGATCAGCTGGCCCTCAAGCTGCATGGCGTTGGAGAACGCGAACGCGAAGTTCGCCACCTGCATGCGGGCCTGCGCGGTCATCAGCTCGCGGCTGGCGTCGCGGTCGTGGTCGATGCCGGCGTTGACCGCGCCCTGCACCAGCCGCACCATCTCGCCGCCGGGCAGGGCAAACCCGCGCGCGGCGACCTGCTGCGCGGCCTCGTCGACGCTGCGGGCGGTCGCGGGGGCCGCCTCGTCCACGCTTTTATCCCAGATCCGCTGCTCGACCTCGACCGGCAGCGCCGACCAGGCGCCCTGTACCAGCGCGAGCAGGCGGCTGTTGACGTCGGCCAGCAGGTCCGACTGGTACTCGACCTCGGCCCAGGTGAATTCCAGCTCGGGCGGCAGGATCGGCGCCGGGGCCTCGTCGGTAAAGGTGGGCACGTCGAAGCTGGGGGCGTCCGGCAGCGCCAGCGCGACCAGGTCCGGCACGGCCGGCAGCGTGAAATCCGGCTCGACCGGGGCGCTGACGTCGCCCAGTTCGGGCGGGCCGGGCACCAGGAGGTCGAACGGGTCCGGCAGCGGCACGTCGATGAGCAGCGGCGCGCTCAGGTCGTATTGCGGGACGTCCAGGTCGCCCAGTGAACGCGGCTCGGGCAGGCTTGGTGCGACGGGCGCCTCGGGCAGCACGACCGACAGGTCGCTCGGGGCGTCCGGGCCGGGCGTGCCGGCGAGGGTGACGGTCGGGATGTCGAGCGAGGGCGACACGATCTCGGGCAGCTGCAGGTCGATCGACGCCAGCGCCTCGATCGCGGCCTGGCCGAGCGCCATCGCGTTACCCGACAGGTTGCCGGAAATGTAGGTCAGGGCGGCGCTGAGGGCGTCGACGGTGGCTTTCTGCGCCGGCGGCGGCGGTGGATCGAACGCCGGCGGCGGCGGCAGCTGGCTGACCGGCGAGGGCACCGTCGGGATGGTCGGCGCCGCTTCGGTCACGTCGGTCGCGTCAAGCGGGGTGGTCGGGTCAGCCATCGGGTCCTCCTCAATCCTTGTGCACGGTACGGTCGACGCGCTCGAACGACGAAGCGAACGTGAAGTTGTTGGTCATGCTGTTCGTGTTGCTCATTGCGACCGAATGCGAGTCGCTGTAGTTGACGCTGGTCGCATTGCTGTAGGTGTTGCTGGTGCCGCGGTTGTTGTGGCGCCCGGTCACGTTGCTGACGGTCTTGTTCGTGGTGTTGCCGGAAATGGTGCTGTCGCTGTGGTTCATGCTCACGTTGTTGCTGGTCGAGTTGACCGCGGTCGTGCTGTTGACAAAGCTGCTCGACGTGGTGTCGCTGTTGCTGGTCGAGGACGAGCTGGCATTGCTGGTCATGGTGTGGGTGGTCGTCATCGAGGCGGCGGCGGCGCCGATCTGGCCGGCGATCTGCGCGGCCGAGCGTGCGGCCTGCTCCGTCATCTGGGTGCGGATCTGGGTCGCGGCCAGGTTCTCGCGGGCGGTCTCGACGCCGAGGCTGGCTGCGCTGATCGCGGCCTCGGCCACGACCTGGGCCACCTTCACGCCGACCTCGGCGTTCTCCATCGCCACGCCCTCGGCGGTAGCGAACGCGCGCACGCGCGCGCCGTACTGGCTGGCCAGCGCCCTCACCTGCTCGACCGCCACCTCGGAACTGGCGCGGTAGGCGTCGGTGCGGGCACGGTATTCTTCGAGCGGGAATTCGACCTCGGCCTTGACGGCCAGGTCGATCAGGCCGGTCTTGGCCTTGACCAGCGCCTCGAAGCCGCCGACGCGGGCGCGGAACGCGCCGACCTGCTTCTCGAACAGGGATGCGCGCTCGGTCTGGCCGCGCACGGCGGCGGCGTAGCGCTCGTAGTCGCTCTGCATGGCCGACACCTGCGCCTGGTAGGCCTCGATCCGGGCCTTGTACTGGTCGGCGCGCGCCTTGTTGGCGTCGGCCATCTGCTGGGCCGCCTCGACCTGGGTTTTATAGGTGTCGGCGACCACGCGCACGCCGTTGATCTGCGCCTGGTAGATCGCCAGCATCTGGCCGTTGACCTCGCCGCGCACGATCGCGGCCTCGATCTGGGCGCGGTAGACGGCAACAGAAGCCAGCGCCTGCTGCAGCCTGGCCTTGAACACCTCGGCCTTCATCGAAAAGGCGGCGACGTCGGCGCGCATCAGGTTGACCTGGGCGTTGAACAGCTGGATCTCGGTGGCGATGACGGCCTTGGCCGCTTCGAGGGCGCGCTGCTGCACGGCGTTGTGCTTGTCGAGCATGCGCGCCTCGGCCGAGATCGTGCCCTCGATCGCAAAGCGCAGGTTCTGCTGGGCCAGGTTGGCGCGTTCGACCGCGACCGCGCGCGCCAGCGCGTTCGAGCGCGCCATGCCGGCGTGCAGGGCCTGCTGCACCACGCGCGCGAGCGTGTCGTCCGGCATGGCGAAGCCGCGGGCGCGCAGCATGCGCTGGGCCTCGCCCACGGCGCGGCGGGTCAGCTGCGCTTCGCGCGCGGCGGCCCGCTCCCACAGTGCCTGCTCGTGTTCCGGCAGGATGCCGGTGGCACGCTCGTCCAGCAGCAGCTGGCCCAGGCGCGCGTTGGCGGCGTTCAGCAGCGCCGAGTTGTATTCGACCTCGTGGTAGACCAGCGCGGTCGCGGGCAGCTCGGGGCGGGCGCCGAGGCTGGCGTCGAACAGCGGCAGCTCGATCGCCGGCGGCTCGGGGATCGCCAGTTCGATCAGGGTCGGGCTTGGCGGCAGCACGAAGTCGGGCGGCGGCGGCGCGACCACGTCCAGCAGCACCGGCTCGTCCGGCATCGTGACGTCGATCGGGTCGGGCAGTTCGAGGTCGGCAATGGCGGGGGCGGCGACGTCGAACAGCGGCGGCGGCGGCGGCTCGAAGGTGTCGACCCGGCCGATCGGCGGCATCGGCGGCAGCGACGGGAACTGGTTGTCGCCGGGGCCGGGGTCAGGCGGGGGCGGCGCCAGTGTCGGCTGGGCCAGCTGGCCGGACGCCAGGCTCGGCTGGTTCAGCGGGGTAAAGCCCGTCATCACCGAGTACAGGTTCGACAGCGCCTCGAACGCGGCGCTCTGGGCGTCGTCGGAGGCGGTGAGGAAGCTCTGGACGATGCGGGCGACGTCGTTGCCGTCGTCCAGGATGTTCCATGTCGCCGGGTCGTGCGGATCGACGCCGACCGGGTCGACCACGGCCGGGCCGCCGCCACCCAACGAGCCGGTTTCCGCCGGTGGCGGGAACATCGGCATGCTCGACAGCAGCGGCGGCGGCGGCAGGGTGGGCAGCGGCGCCAGCGGCATCGGCGCCGGCAGCGGGATCGGCAGTGGCGGATCGGGCGGGTTGTCCGGGTCGAGGTCGCTCGGGTCGAAGTCTTTCAGGCTCATGGGGCGCTCCGGGAAAGGGGATCAGCAGCAGTCGCCGGTGTCGGGCGGGTCGGCGAAATAGCGGTGCTGGCCGTGGTCGAAGCTGAACGAGTCGTAGACGGCCGTGATGGCGATGCCGATGCTGTTGTTGCAGTTGTTGCGCTCGATGTACTTGTACGGGTAGTACCAGTACATCGTCATTTCGTAGGGACTCTGGAAGCCGCCGTTGGGGCTGTTCGGGTCCTCCTGCCAGCCGTACGGATAGTCGTCGACTTCGCTCACCACCGGCACCGCTTCCAGCGCCTGGGACATCGCGTTGTACTTCCACAGCATCGACTTGCTGGTGCCCTCGAAGATGGCGACGCAGCCGCCTTCGCCGCCGGGGTCGCTCATCATCGAGGCGCCGTACACGCCGGCGGTGGCCGCTTCCAGCACCTTGAACAGCGCGCGGCCGGCGTTCTCGGCCCAGTGCTCGTCGGACGGCTGGGACCACGGCACGACGTGGATGTAGATGAACAGGGGCACGCGGGTGTCGCCGGGGTGGCTGTAGTGGCCGCCGCCGAGGATCGGGTACAGGTCGACCTTGTCGTGGTTGACCCACTCCGCGGTGCCGGCCAGCGGGTTGATGGCGAGATACTGCGGCGCGAAGTTCAGGCCGGCCGGGTTCGGGCCGCCGTCCGGGTCGCACGGCTCCCACCAGTCCATGCCGTACGGATAGTTGACCCAGTTGTCGTAGCTCGACTCGGGGATCGTGGTCGAGAAGTTGTAGACGGTCTCGCGGTTGCCCTTGCCCAGCCGGACCTCGATCTCGACGCCCAGGTTGGTCGTGGTGTCGACCGGCTTCATGTACTCGTCGTAGTCGGAGAACGTGCTGCGGTACGCCAGGCCGCTCTGGTCGCTCTGGTACAGCGGGATCTGCTGGCCGGCGCGGTTTGAGCGCAGCTGCGGCATGGTGTCCATCGCATGCAGGGCCAGGATGTAGTCGCCCGGCAGGATCTGCGTGACCATGCCGGCCTCGCGTTCCAGCGCGCGGCGCGCGCCCAGCATGGCCGGGCGGTCGTCGCAGGGCGTGTCCTGCAGGTCCTCGTAGGGGTCGAGCGTGAACACCACGTCCCACAGCACGTTCGGGGCGTCCCTGAAATAATCGCCCAGCTGGCGGTCGCCGACGTTGCGCACCGCGGCGCCGGTCTGGTCGGTGGCGTAGGGGTCGTAGCCGACCCACTGGTCGTTCATCCCGGGCTGCCACTGGTAGATCGACTCGCAGCGCAGGCCGTTGGCCGAAATGAGGAACCTGCCGTCGTCGTCGTTGTTGACCTCGACCTCGATCGCGTGGGTGCCGAGCACGATGTGGTTCTCGGCGCGGTCGAACTCGCCGCCGGGGCCGCCGAAGTTGCCGTACCAGCTGTCGTACAGGTCCTGGATCGCGCTGTCGACGTCCGGGAACACGCCATAAGGCTCGGTGTCCAGGCTCCATTCGCCGTCGTCGCCCTGCTTGACGGCCAGCGCATTGATCCCCCACCAGTTGATGTTGTCGACGATGCCGCGCTTGGGCAGCTCGCTGTCGCGGAACAAGGGGGCGCTGTCCGGCTCGATCATCATGGCGGCCAGCACGTCGAACGGCACGTTCTGGCTCGTGTAGCGGGCGCCGACCCACATGTACTCGTAGCCGTCCTTCTTTTCTTCTTCTTCCTCGTCCTCGTGCTTGTGCTGCGGCATCGGCGGCCACGGCAGCGGCGGGTCCTTGAAGCCGCCCTCGACGTTGTGGCGCTGGTGCTCGGACTGGGGCGGCGTCGAGACGTGGGCGCTGTGGGTGCCGGCCTCGCTTTCGCGCAGCGCCTCGGGGGTTTCGATGCGCACGATGTGATGGCCGTTGTTGGTGATCGCGCTCAGGCGGGTGCCGTCCGGCTGCATGCGCACCAGCTGGTGGAAGCCGCCCGGACCGTCGTCCTGGCGCGAGGTCAGCGCGGTCGTGTTCAGCAGCTTGCCCAGCAGGCGCAGGCCGTCCAGGCGGTACGACATGGCCAGCTCGGGGTCGCCGGCCGTCTGCACCTGCACCAGGCCGCCATACGGCCGGACATCGTCGATCTTGCCGTCGTTGCCGCTCATACGCTGCGCGACAGGGGAACCACGTCCAGCTGCACGCTGGCCAGCTCGAACGCGCCGCCGCCCGTGTTGGCCAGCTTCCACTGCCAGTAGCGGCCGTCCACGCCACGGCCGAATTTCACGCGATTGCCGTGAATCGCATCGGCCATCTGGCGCGCGGCGAGCCGGTAGGTGTATTCGTGGTGTTCGTCGGTGATAAGCGTCAGTTCCATGTCGCCGCCGGCCCGGTAGCCGACGTAGCCGGCCTCGATCCGCTTCCTCTCGGCAGCGCCGAAGTCGCTGGTGCCGGCCGTGATGCTGGCCGTTATCGGGAATCCGAGATCGGTCTCGCCCATCAGCGCGACGATCCCGTCGGGGGTGGCGGCCAGCTGGACCCCGGCGAAGGTGGCGAAACTGTTGGCGGCCAGGCCCTCGTAGCGGGTGACGCCCTTGATGCGCGTGTTGAGCAGCACGGCGGCGGCGGCCGGGCGGGCCAGGTGCACGGTGACGGCGCTGGCGCCGAACGCCGGCAGCAGCACGGTCGCGCTGCCGATGATCTCGGCGATGGCGCCGGGGCCGCCCTCGCCGTCCGCCGCGCTGGCATACAGCGGCACGGTCAGGGAAGCGGTGGCCACGCTGCCGCTGACGGCGGCGGCGGCCAGTTCCGGGGCGCTCAGGGTGATGACGGCGTCGATCGCGCTGTCGGCGCGCCCGACCGCCTGCAACTGCAGCAGCGGCAGCTGGGCCTGGCCGCTGGCAAGGGTGTCACGCCAGGCCTCGGCGTCCAGAATCCAGCCGGCCAGCTGGCTTTGCCCGCGCGCCAGCTGTCCCGCCAGCATCGCGCCGGCCAGATCGAACGGCGGCAGCGCGAGGGCGGCGTGGTCGATCGCCTGCGCCGCCAGCTGGAACGCGGACAGCGCCAGCGCGCCCTGGGCGGTGGCGCCGGCGGCGCCGCTGGCCGAGAGGGCCAGGGGCGGCAGGGCCAGTGGCCCGTCGAGCGAGCCGGCCGCGCCAAAGGCCGGCAGGGCGAGGATCGCGTTGATGCTGGCACCGGCGACCGCCAGCGCCTGCAGGCGCGGCGCGCGCAGCACCATGCCGTCGGCCATGCCGCCGTCGCCGCTGAACGCCGCCAGCTGCAGGGCCGGCGCGAACCCCTCGAACGCCTGGCCGGTCTCGCCGGTGGCGTCGAGCGCGAACGGCGGCAACGGCAGCGCCGACTCAAGCGACCCTGCCAGCAGGAACGGCGTGACCTTCCCGCTCAGGTCGCCCAGGTTGATGTTGCCGTCGGTCGCCATGCGCGCCTCCCCTTATGCGCTCGGCAGGGTGATCGGGAAGCTGGCGATGGTCTGCGTGGCGCCCGAGGTGAGCAGGGTGCTCGACATGTTCAGCTGCGCGCCCGAGGTCGAGATCGCGCCGTCCATGCGGACCTGGCTGGCGGTGGAGTCGACCGCGCCCGAGTCGGCCACCGAGCCGGTGAAGCGGAACCAGCCGGCAGTGCCGCTTGCCACCGCCACGCCGGACCAGGCCTGGCTGTCCAGTTTCGAGACTACGCCGCCGCTGGACGCGCTGAATTTCAGGCCGTTGGCGGCGGTGACGCCGCCGGACATCGGTGCCACGGTGGCGGTCATGGTGGTGGCGTCGGCGGCCACGACCAGGCCGTTGGCGGCCAGGCCCATGCCACGCGGGGCGGAAATCGTGACAACCGCGCCGGCCGACGTCGCCGTGTAGTCCGGCACCGAGCGCGCGGCATTGATCGCGGCGGCCACCAGCGCGGCGGTGGTGGTCAGGTCGGTGGTGAACGGCACGGCCACGTCCATGACCGAGACGCCGTCGACGGTGACGCTGTTGACCGAGCCGGCGCTGCCGGACAGGGTTACGGTGCCGGTGGCCAGCACCTCGGCGGTGCGGGCGGCCGAGCTGGCGGTGACGGTGCACAGCAGGGTGCCGGTGGGCGCGGCGTCCGCGCTGGGCGGCTGCGAGCCGGAATAGATCTGGATCTGGCCGTCCTGGAAGGCGGCTTTCAGGGAACCGGCGCTATTGATGTAGTCGCGGGCGGCGGTCGAGAGGCGCAGCGTCATGGTGAATCTCCTTGGGTCAACCCCGTCAGCGGGGCAAAAAAAAAGCCCCGCTGGATGCGGGGCTGCTTGGGGAAAGCGAACTGAATTCGGTACGAAGCCAGTTCAGTACCGAATTCAGGACTTGACAGCGTTGAACGCTGTGCTAGGCGTCGAGCGCGAGCAGGTAGTGGTGGTCGGGGCCGGGGCGCAGCAGGGCGGCGCCGCTGCGCACGGGCGGCAGCTGGTAGCGCTCGCCGGTCAGGTTCAGGATGGTGCCGTCGGGCAGGCCGAGCACGATCCCGAGGCTGGTGGCGAACATGGCGGCCACCTGGCCGGCCAGCTGCGGGTTGCCGAGGATCTCGCCGGCGTCGCCGTGGACCATCGAGCCGGCCACGGCCGGCACGTCGAGCTTCTTGACCAGCGCGCCCTCGCCGAAGCTGCTGCCGGACAGGAAGTACACGGCGTGGGAGGTCGAGACGAACAGGCCGGACTCCACGGCGGCCAGCAGCAGGATCGCGCTGCCGTCGATCGCGCGGTAGTCGCGCAGGTCGCAGTGCTCATAGGACAGGGCCGTGGTGGCGTAGAGGAATTCGCCGCGGGCGATGTAGATCCGGCCCTTGTAGAACGCCAGCGCGCGGCCGGCGGGTGGCTGGTCCAGCCACTGGGTGGCCAGCGGGATCGAGCGCGGCCCGCCTGTATACGTATACTGGCCGGCGCCGGCATCAGCCTCGGCCGCCAGGAACAGGGTCTCGGCGTCGGCCTGCGACAGGTACAGCACGGCGCGCATGATCCCGGGGTCGCGCGGGACGTCCCACGAAAACACCAGGCCGCTGTTGTCGGGCAGGTCGATGCGGCCGGCCATGCCGGTGCCGGACTCCTGGCCATCCTCGCGCAGCAGGGTCATGGCGAACAGGTAGGCGCCGGCCGGCAGGTGCCCGAGGGTGGCGGACGCGGCGACGGCGGTCGCGGCGAGCGGGATGCCCCAGCTGCGCACGTAGCCGTCCTCGAACACGGCCGAGTCGCTGCCGTTGGTGTGGTAGACCCGGTTGCCGACCGTGACGTACGCCATCGGCAGTGGGTCGAGGCCCATCGCCACGGCGGTCGGCACCATCGAGCGGTCGAGCGAATACATCATGTCGCCCTGGATATACACGCAGTGCTCGCCGTCCGCGTACAGCGAATGGGCTTCGCCCGGGATCAGGAGCGACTGGCCGAGGCGCCGGCGCAGGCCGCCGCGGTCGTCGATGTCGACGTTGACGGCGTCGGCCAGCTCGACCAGCGGATCGTCGCGGCCCGGGACCGCCTGGATCGACTCGGGTCCCTGCAGGTTGTTGATCCCGCGGAAACCCTTGATCTGGATCGGTTTCACCGGGCGATCCCTTCGATCACGAGCATCGACACGCCGCCGAGGGCGACGCCGCGCCAGAACGCGCACACCGGGCAGCGGGTCGACACCGGCAGCGTCACGTCCCAGAGCAGGTCGAGGGTGCGGTCGACGGCCGCGGCCCAGGCCTTAGCGAGCCGCGCGTACACAGGCGTTCCACAGCAGGATGAGGAACACGGCCTGTTCCAGGGTGCAGCCGCATTTCTTGTTCGGTCTCAGTCTTGCCTGCATGATTGCCTCCGGGTGGGTTAATAGGTGCCGTCGTGGTCGAGCTGCTCGCGCGCGATCCAGGTCTCGTCGATCGCCGAGGACTTCTTGCCGAACTCCTGCTCGAACAGGGCCAGCGAATCGGCGGCCTTTTTCGGGTCGTTGGCCTGGGCGTCCTGCTTGCTGTACGCGCGGTACAGCATCCAGTAGCGCAGCGCGCGGTGGAAGCGCGGGGCGATCTCCGGGCTGTCCTCCATGCCCTTCATCTCGACCAGCGGCGTGCGTATCACGGTCAGGCGCAGCAGGCCCTCCTCGGCGGGCGCCGGGTGCAGCTGCAGCGCGCCGGTATCGAGGTCGGGGATGAAGGCCAGCGGCCGGCCGGGCTGCGCGTTCTGCCAGTACGGGTTGTGCGCATCCATGTCGCGCAGCGCCATGCGGTGCAGCGGACGGCCGCCGTCGATCTTGGCGCGGCGCACGAAGATCACGGCCGGGTCGAGCCGCACCAGGCCGCCCTGGATCGGGTCGACCAGCAGCTGGGTCACGGCAGAGCCGGAATCGACGATCAGGCGCGCACGCCGGCAGGCCTCGTTCTCGGCGTCGTTGGCGAACTCGGTGACTTCGTCGTCGCTCCACAGGTACGGTTCGGTGGCGTCGTCGGCCTCGTTGCGAAACAGGGTGATGAGGTCCTGCAGGGTCATGGGTTCACTCCTTCCAGTCGTCGTAGACGGTCTTGATCGCCTCGAAGATCGCGGCCGCGCTGATGTCGACCTGGCACTGGGCCGCGCCGGTGGCCGCGTCAGTGGTGCAGTATGCTGATCCATAATGCAGGCGGTGGCACGGGAAACAAGCTGTGCCTTTCGGTTCGAGCGTGATGGTGTTGTCCCAGTGCTTGGTCAGGTTCTCGCGCGAGCTGTGCGAGAGCATGATGAGCTTGGCGACGTCGGCCTCGAACGCGACGGCGTTCAGCACGCCCGTCTCCGGGCCGATCACCAGATCCACCTTCTGGGCCAGCGCGAGGGTCTCGCGGATCGTCTGCTTGCCGGATTCGCGGTACACGCGCGGTTCCAGTTCCCAGCCGCACTCGAGCACCTGGCAGGCCTCGTCGCCGGTCAGGATCACGACCGCCTCGGGCATGTCGAGCAGCACGCGGCTGATGACGCTATCCATGTGGGGCGACCACTTGTGGACGGATGAGCCGGCCAGCGCCCACATGATGGTGAACACCTTCGGGGTCGGCACGCCGATCATCAGGTCCTTCGGCGCGCGCAACAGCTGGATCGCGGTCAGGAAGCCGCGCGCCTTGCCGGCTTCTTCGGGGGCCGGGTAGAACCGGGCCTCGGAGTAGTACGGCAGCTCGCACATGAAGCTGGTCCACTCAAGGTAGTTCTTGTTCAGCACCACCTGGCGCACGCTCTGCGGCCACATGTGGTTGGCGCGGCCCGGCATGGCGAGCAAGGTCCCTTCGACGGACTCCGACAGCTGGATGAACTTGTCGTAGCGGCGGCTGACGGCTTCCCAGTACAGCGGCAGCTCGTGGTTTGGCACCAGGTCCGGGTCGAGGATCACGAAGTCGTCGATGTGCGGGTCGTGCTTGACGATGTCCTGGCCGGACGGCGTGGTGATGACGGTGACGTGGTATCCCTCGCGGCGCAGCTGCGGCAGGATGTTGGCCATCTGGATCATGTCGCCGAAGCCGCCGCAGCGGAACACGGCCGCCGTTTTCTCGGGGCGCGGCTTCTTGTAGCTTGAGCGGCAGTCGACCTCGGCCAGCTTCTGGACGACGAGGAGGAAACTGTATTCCATGCCCTGGTCGCGCGTCTCGTTGACCAGCACGTCCATGCCGGTCTGGCTGCCGGCGGCCACGCTGGCGATGTGGCCGAGCACGTCGTCGGGAGAAAAATCGTGCTTGTGGTCGGGGTTGGCGCCCTCGGTGCCGATGTTCGGGTACAGGTCGCGGTGCGGCAGGTACAGCACCAGGTGGCCGCCCGGTTTCAGGACGCGCCACCATTCGGCGAGGGCTTTGCCGGTGTCGGCGATGTGTTCCAGCAGGTGCGAGGAGAACACGGCGTCCACGGCCGCGGACTCGAAGTCGGCCAGGTCGGCGCAGTCGTCGACCTTGACGTCGGGGCGGATCGGGATGCCGAACAGGGCCGTGTCGGCGCAGGAATCGACGCCGACGACATGCGGCAGCACCTTGCGCGGACCGCACCCGAGATCGAGCACGGTGCCGCGCAGGTACTGCACGACGTCCCAGACCACCTTGCGGGCTTCGTCGCCCGTCGGGTCATCCGGGCGCCAGGTCAAGCTGGCTCCTGCAGCTGGGCGTCGAGCTGGGTGGCGGCGCCCTTCTTGGCCTTGGGGGCCGGGGCCGGGGCCTCGGCGCCGGGCGCGGTCCAGGCCTTGCCGTCGGCGGTGAAGTAGGCCCCGTTCTGCTCGAAGCAGCGGCCCTCGTCGTCGTTCACGATCTGCGCGTACGGCTTGTTGCGGTCGAAGTCGGCCATGTGCTTACTCCTTGAAGCTGTGGCTGGTCTTGCCGAAGGTCGGGTCCGGTGCGTAGCACTGGTCCATCGGGTCGCTGCCGGTGTCGCCGACGGCGCCCATGCTGTTGGTGGCGTCGACGTCGATGCTCATGCCGCCGAGGTCGGTCTTGATGCCGGTCATGCCGGTGCTGGTGCCGCGATCCGGGACCGGCTTCTTGTCGCCCATGACGACGCCGGTGCCGTCCGGCTTGTAGTTCGATTCGGACATGCTGTTCTCCTTGGGATTAACGTTCGTTGCCGCGTGGGCGGCCGGCGAAGCCGCCGCGTTCGCCGAAGATCTCGCCGACATAGTTCTCGCCGTCGTCGGCGTTCTGCGGTAGCCAGTGCGGGACCTTTTCGGGGTCGGGCAGGTGGCTGAAGCCCTGGGCCAGGTCGGCCTGCGGCGGATCGTTGCCGGTGCCGCTGGCGCCGTCAAATGAGGAATTTGACGATTTGAGCGGGCCGCTCTTGTTCAGTTCGCTGTTTTCGATGGTCATGGCGACCTCCGTAAGAAATGGCTGTCACGAAAAAGCCGTTGCCCCGCCGGAAGGTAGGGGCAAGGCCTTTTCGCTGCTCTGGCGCAAGTTTTCTACTACATGTCCATAACTACAAGTCATGGGCATGTTTAGCAGATTATTGCGTCAGGATGCCGAATCCCACTTGAAGATGCGCGCATTTTTCGGTTGATTGTGAATAATACCGAAACCGCCGAGGTAGTACCACGCGATTCCGCGCGAGCGGCCATAATCCGAGGGAATAGCTCCGCGCATTTCCTCCGGGATAACGATTCCTTCTGCGACAGTGTCGTTGCCGAAGAAATACGCCCAGTTGGACAGGCCCGAGGCCCAGTTCGCCTTGGCGATATTGGTCTGTTCGACGAAGCGAACCGATTCATATCTGCCGATTTCGCCGTTCAAGATCATTTGGAAACCCGCGTCCACGTACTGGTGCACGGCTTCCAGGTCGTTCTTGAGCTGGCGGAACGTGGTCGGGTGGGCCAGGCTGATGTAGTCATCGCCCGTATACGGCGGCACGTTGCGTTCTTTCATCACGTCGACGATTGCCTTGACGTGATTCTTGCCGAGTGCAACGCCGTTGGCGGCGGCCGCGGTGCCGTTGGTCGACAGCGTGACCGACGAGGTCGAGGTGCCGCCGGTCGGGACCACGCGCAGCGGGGTCAGGTTGAACTGCGCCTCGGCCGCGATGTCGAACGCCTTCTTGGCGTCGTTCTTCAGGACCTTGGCGATGATCTCCTTCACCGGCTGTTCAGAGAGGTCATCCAGCTTGCTTGTGTACGGGACACTATTTCCGAATTCCGTCACCGTCATCGTCCCTTGCTGGATGATGAAGTTGGTGGTCGGCATCGCGGTGCCCTCGGTCAGGGTCGTGCCCTGAGTTGCCACATCGGAATAAATATTCCAGTGGAAAGATTCGCCGATTCCCTTGCCTTGCACTGCAGCGTCCTTGATATCCGCGAATTGACGGAATTTCGTGAGGGGCTGCACGCTCATGCGCAGAACTTTCGACAGGTTCGGCGACCACATGTAACCGCCGAGCGAATTAGTCAGCCATACTTGACCAGCCATAATATTTCTCCTTAGATTGCAAAAATGATGGATTGCGCTTAGCCGCCAGCGCGGGCCGCCTTCATGGCGGCGATGATCGAGGACGCATCCTCGGGCTGTGGCTCGTTGGGCGCGGTTTTGGTGTTGATCGACGTGACGTTGTCGATCGACTTCTTTGCTTCCAGCTTTTGCGCTCGGGAGGACGTGGTCGGTGCAGGATCGTCACGGCGGCCCGGTTCCTGTACGGCGCCCCAGTTGAACTTCGTCGCCAGCTCCTTCGAGACCGTGTCCAGCGCGCTGAAGAAGTCGATGCCTTCTTCGGCCTGCTTGCGCTGGATCTTGGCCAGGGCCAGGGATTCCATATCGGGATCGCTATACATCTCGGGATAGTCGTGTCGGTTCTGCGTCAATACACTCTCTACGACGAGCTTTTGCTGCACGTTGTGCGTCACCGCCTGGGCGATCTGGTCGACGTCGAGGATGGGCGCGGCCGCTTGGGCCTGCTGCCGTCCAGCCAACATTTCGTCCAGCTTGGTGAGCGCACTTTCTTCATCACCCTCAAAGAGGGCCTTGAGGAAATCTTTGCGGGCGGCGACGGCGTCGACGTCCGCGGGGTTCGGTTCCTGGTGCTGCGGCTGCTGCTGCAGCTGTTCCTGGTACTGCTGCAGCTGCTGTTCGCGCAGCAGGCGCGCAGCCTCGGCCTCCTGGGCCTCGCGCAGCAAGCGGGTGGCTTCGGCCAGGCGCTTGTCGGCGGCGGAATTCTTCTGGTACTGGCGGGTCAACTCGTCGAGCGCGACTTCGGTTTCCTCGCCGTCGATCTTGACCTTGACCTTGGCCGGCGCGGCCTGCGCGCTTGGCGCCGGCTCGGGGGCCGGGTCGCTCAGCTGCTGCGACAGCTGGTCCGGGGCCGGCTCGGCCGGCGGATCTGCCGGCAGTTGCCAGCCGTTCTGGGCGGCCATTTCGGCCTGGTGGCGCGCTTCAAGCGCCTCGAGCGCGGCTTCGCGCGCGGCGATCTGCGGGATCGGTTCTACTGCCGGTGCTGCCGGTGCTGCATCGTTTTGCACGTCCGGTTGGATAGCGCTCATTGATTGACTCCTGGGTGAAACCCGCGGGGTGCGGGCGAAAAAAAACCCGCGGGCGCGGGTCTGATACGGGGATGGCGGGCGGACTGTGCTAGGCTTGCCGCTTTTTGGAAATCGTCATGCAGTGGCCCGAACTCACAGTTGATCTGATCGCGTCGTTCGAGTGCGCCGAGGGCAAGGACCAGACGCTCTACTGGGACGGCGCCTGTCCGGGCCTGGGCGTCCGGGTGACGCGCGGCGGCGCCAAGTCGTTCATCTTCGAGACGAAGGTGCGGCGCGTCACGCCGAGAATCCAGCTGCGCATCACCATTGGCGACGTGCGGTCATGGAGCATCGCGGACGCGCGCGCCGTCGCCAGCCGGTACAAGCGCCTGAGCGACCAGGGCATCGACCCGCGCGACGTCCTCGCACGCTGACGCTTTAGCGAACGATCCTGACCTCGCCCTGCGCTTCTATCCACACGCGCGCGCCGCAGGACAACGGCTTGTCCGGGGAGTACACGACGCGCGACGGGCCGAGGATCTCGACCTCGAACGCGTAGTCGTTCGATTTGTAGGTTTTCACGGTCAGCGGCGGTTCCTGCTCGGCGGCCGGCTTGCCGATGTTGGCGCGGATCTTCTGCTGGTGGACGTGGATGATGGTTTTCACTCGTGCAGCTCCATCAGGAACACGAGGCAGCAGGCCGCGTGGGCCAGGTGCGAGCGGCCGGTTTCCGGGTCGATGTTCTCGCCCTGGCGCCAGGCCGACAGGTGGCGCATGGCGGCGGCGTAGTAGCGGTCCTCGCCGTCCGGTACATGCCGCCAGTTGTCGTCGGCGTACTTCTGCGCGCCGAACGTCAATACGCGCACGACCTCGTCGATGGGGGCCATTGGCAGCAGCTCGTAGCGCAGCTTGCCGCCGTCGTCCTTGCGGCCTTCCATCAGTCGTCCTCGCCGAACTGGTGGACGAACACCGGCGAACCCTCGCCGACCCAGCTGCCGGCGATGTTGAAGTCGAAGTATTCCTCGGCTTCCTCCTCGTCCATGCCGTGGTGGTCCATCAGGACCTGCAGCACCTTGGCCACGTCGTACGCGGCCACGCGCAGGTTGATGCGCTCGGCGATGCCGATCACGCAGGCGTCGAACAGGTCGCGCGGTTCCAGCAGCATGGCGTCGTCGCCATCCAGGATGCGGTCAAGATCCTCGCTCAGCATCATTCGCCCTCCTGGCTGGCCAGCTCGGCCTCGGCGGCCTGGCCGGCAAGGCGCGCTTCTTCCAGCCACTCGGTGAAGCTGGCGGCGCGGCGCACGATCATCTGCAGTTCGCGCACGTAGTTGACGTCGCTGGCCTCGGCGTCGGCCAGCATTTCGAGCGCGGCGTGTCGCTCCTGCTCGGCGCGGCCGATCAGGTACTGGCCGACGGCGCCGTCCATGAACGCTTTCACGTCCAGGCCGAACTGCACGGTGTGCAGCAGCTGGCGCACCTCCGGGGGGAACTGCGAGAAGTCGATCTCGATCATGCTCATTCGCTGTAGTGCTCCACAAGTTTGTCGAAGAAGTCGCGGCCCAGCTGGTCAACAACGTCGGCCGGGATGACGAAGTCGCCGCCCTGCAGGCCGATCGGCTCCATGTCGGCCGGCGCGCCCGGTGTGCCCTCGGCCGGGGTGTGGAACTGCATCACCAGCTCCTCGAGGTAGTCCTGGCCCAGCACCTGCACGACGGCCGCCGGGATCACGTACTCGCCGCTCGACACCTGGGCCGGCTGCGCGCCGTCGATCAGGGCCGGGATGGTGTCCGAGGTGCCGGTGCCCGGACCCTGCAGCAGGCCGCCGTCGGCGTAGCCGGGGGGCGTTTGCTGCTGGCGCTGGATCTTCTCGACGTACTCGGGGATCGAGTTGATCGCGGCGTCGAGCTTGCCGCGGTTGTCGCCGACGAATTTCATGGCCTGCTGGGCGGCGCTGTGGATCGGCGCCTTGGCCAGTTTGTAGCCGGGGATCAGGCCGATCGCGTCACCCGCGGCGGCGCCGTACTCGCCCTTGCGCAGGTCGTTGGCCACGTCCAGCGCCGAGGTCACGGTGCCGGTGTAGGGCATCATGTCGAGCGCCAGCTTGATCTTCGGGTTCTCGTTCGACAGGCGCTCGTAGCCGGCCAGCGCACGGCCCGGCAGGCTCGCCGCCTGCTGCACGCCGTTGTTGATCGTGTTGGCGGCGCCGTTCCAGATCTGCTGCAGCGGCTGCAGCGGGTTGTTCGGGTCGACCAGGCCGCCGTCGGCGAAGTTGGTGGTCGACAGGTTGCTCATCAGGCTATGGGTCAGGCTGTTCGTCTCCAGGTCGTCGGTGATGAGGCCCTTCATCTGGTCGCCGACCAGGCTGGAATTGAGCGCGTTCTTGCCCAGGCCCTTGTCGTCAAGCCAGCCGGTGTAGTTGGCCAGGTTGTCCCGCTCCATCGTGTCCGGGTTGATGAACTGGCCGCCGCGGCGCAGCAGGTTGGCCGCTGCGCGCTGCTGGCCGTAGTAGTCCAGGCCCTCCGGGATCGCGCCGACCAGGCCGCCGTTGGCGTAGGCCGCCTGCGCGATCAGGCTCGGACCCGCCGAATCCGGGCGGGTGGTCTCGATGCCGGCGCGGGCGCCGGTCCCGGCGGTGGGTGGCATCGGCGGCATCGGCTGGCCGGTGGTCGACGGGTCCTGGCCCGGCAGGAAGGCGATGCCGGTGCGGCGGTTTTTCACGGCTTCGATCCCCAGGCCAGCGGCGGGCATGCCCGGCTGCGGGAAGTTCGGGTCGATCCCGCTCGGCTGCGGCGGGCGGTAGCCGGCGGCCTTCATCAGCTCGTCGGCGATCGGGGCCACGCCCGGCACGGCGGCGATGACCTCGGCGGTCTGCATCGCGCTGAACTGCGCCTCGCTGCCCTTCTTGACGGCGTCGGCCGCGCTGACGCGGTCCTTCACGTTCAGGCTGGCCACCTCGGCGTCGATCTTGCGGATCTGCGCGGCGATGAGGGCCGGGTCGACCTTCTGCGCCAGCTGCTGCTGCAGCTGCGACACCTGGTCCTGCAGCTGCTTGATGCGCGGGTCGCTGCCGTCGAAGTTGAAGAAGCGCGCGCCGTCCTTGTACCCCAGCTTGCCGAACAGTTCCTTGACGACTTCCTCGGTGTTCATGCCGAGGTTCACCAGGCCCTCGTTGGCCAGCATGTTGCCCAGCGCCGTCATGCCCTGGATGAACTGCTGCACCTGCTCGGTCGGGTTGACGGCGCCCATGCCGACGTTCACATTCAAAGTGAACTCGTTCATCAGCATGTCGTCCGTGATCTGGTCGACGCCGAAGCGCTGGGACAGCTGCGCGCTCTTGCTGCACAGGGCCAGCAGCGCGTCGTCGGTCTCGTAATACTGTTCCAGCATCACCAGCTGGCGCAGGACCGGCTCGACCCAGGTCTCGCAGAAGGTGCGCAGCTGGTAGCCGGACACCTGGTTGGCGCCGGCGTCGAGCATCTGCATGCCGCCGACGGTCTCGTTGAGCTTCCTGTTCGACTGCACCGAGGAGCCGCTGAAGGTGCCGGCGACGTCGTCGAAGTCCAGGTTCAGGACTTCCTGCTCTTTATATGAGGAGCCGGTGACGTCGTTGAACTCCACGACCTTGACGTCGTCGATGTCCTGCACCAGCGTCACCGAGCCGGGCACGTTCCTCGTCACGCTGCGCAGGTCGACCTGCTTGTTGCGGCGCGCGAAATAGCGCTTGTTCATCGCCAGCTTGACGTTGTCGATGCGCTGGTTGGCGACCTCGTTGATCTCGGCCTGCACGTCTTTCGTCAGGCGCGGCACCGACGACGGGTACAGCTTGTGGGTCTCGATCACGGCGGACCCGACGACATACGGGCGGCGGCCGTGGAAATAGACCTCGCCCAGCGGCACCGGGTCCGACAGCAGGTGTTCGCAGCCGAGCGTGTAGTAGCAGTAGTCGACCTCGTCGACCTCGACGATGTTCTTGTGGACCCACACCACGTTGAAATTATTGTTGGCCTGGGTCTGGTACTTGGAATCGGGGCGCGGGGCCTCGCGCTGCAGGCGGATGGTGTCGCCGTAGGTCTTGGTCGCGCCCATGATGGTCGCTTCCGGCAGGGTTTTCCACTTCGCCTCGCCGGTCTTGGGGTCGACATTGCGCATGCGCGCCTTGACGTCCTTGACGTACATCGGGATCAGCTCGATCACGTACGGCGAGGTGCCGACCGGGTCGGTCCAGTCCGCGCCCGGGTCGAAGCGCAGGTTCTCGATCGGGATCAGGCGGATCTGCGGGCGGTCGATGCCCTTCTTCTCGTTGTACTGCCAGTATTGATACGACGCCACCACGCCCACGGTCTGGGCGTCCTGGTAGGCGCCGACCAAGGTGAGGAACCAGGGGATGGATTTCGTCAGCCGGTGCTGCAGCAGCTCGCCCATCACCGCCGCGCTGGCCATCTGCGCGGGATCGTCCTCGTCCTGGGCCGTGACTTTCACGACGTCGTTGGAGGCGAAGAAGGCCTGGGCCGCGGCGGCCTCGTTCTTCCTGATCGTGGTGCGGGTCTTGGGCCGGAACAGTTTCGAGCGGCCCTTGTTGGCGTCGGCCAGGTACTTGCTGCCGCTGGGGTGCTGGCCCTGGAACTGGCGCAGGTCTCCCTCGATCTGGGCGCGCACGGACGAATCGAACCAGTTGGTCGAGGCAGAGTATGCGTCTCGGGCCAGCGCGACCCAGTCTGGCGGGGCCTCGGTTGGGGCAGCGGGTTTGGTCTGGTCGTCCATAGGGCCTCGGTTAGCGGTCGAACACGAAGTCGCCGGCGAAATTGGTTTTGAGCTGGGTGTACTGGGCCTCGTTGAACTGGCCGCGGCTCAGGCGGAACCGTTCGAGGATCTCGCCGCCGGCGCGGATCGTGTCCTTCTTGAGTTCCGATGCGGAGTACATGTTCGTCAGCAGCAGGCGGTAGCCCCACTGGCCGGACAGCATCAGGTCGTGGATGTTGGCTACGCCGCCGTCGACGTTGATCGCCCACAGGTGGCCCGGGTAGTGGGTGTTCAGGGTGTCCGCGATCTCCTTGGCCAGGATCATGTCGCTGGCGCAGGTCGTCATGGCGCTGTCGTCCAGGCCGACGAGAAGTTTGCTCATGGGGTGTCCTATTTAATAGTCGTAGCTGTCCGGCTCGGTCTCGCTCTGGATCAGGCGGACCTTCTCGATGTCGGAGAGCCAGAGGTACTGGTCGAACGAATACATGGCGCGCAGCGCCTCGGGCAGCGCCTGGTACTCGCGGTACACCAGGTTCTCGCGGTCGTTCTGCATGGACGGCCTCAGACGGTGCGCGGCACGATGGCGAACTGCGGCTCGTAGCCGTAGTCGGGCTTGGTCGGGCGCGCCATGAACTTGGCCCAGGCGGTCGCGCCGCCCGGATAGCCGCTGTCGACGGCGACGGCCAGGGCCGGCTGGTAGTCGGCCGCGTAGCCCTCGGTGGAGCCGGGATAGCCGCCGATGTCGCCCGGCAGCAGGCCGGGGGTCAGGGCCAGGCGCTGCGGCGAGTTGCAGGGGTATTGCTGCTGGGCGGCCGGCACGGTCCACGCGAAGCACTCGGCCAGCGTGGCGAAGAACGGCGCGGTCGAGGTGGTGCGCACGCCCAGCGCGTAGGTGGAGCAATCCTGGATGCACACCGCCGGGTCGAGCAGGCGGCCGAGCTGGAATTTCGCCTTCCACAGCAGCAGGCGGCGCGCTTCCGAATTCCCCAGCAGCTCGATGCCGTGGCCGATCGCCTGGGTGAAGAAGTCGTCCATCCACGGCGCCATGCCGGTGTTGGCCTGGCCGTTGACCGTGTAGCCCAGCGCGTAGCCGTTGGTGATGATGCCCAGCGTGTTGTCGTTGCCGTCCGGGTAGCGGGCGACGAACCAGCTGATGTTATTGGTGTACCAGGTCTGGAAGTGCGACTTGAGCGGGTGCCCTTCCGGGGTGATCGCCGCACACTCGGCCAGCGTGCGCATGCTCCAGCCCTGTCCGCGCACCTGGTCGGCGCGCACATGCGCCTTGGCGAAGTCGCGGTAGTAGGGGTTGTCCTGGTAGTGGTTGAAGGTGCCGTAGAAGTGCAGGCCCTCCAGATAGAAGAAGTCGCCGGTCAGCAGGTACGGCAGGTAATAGATGGCCGGCTGGTGCGAGCTGTCCGGCACGCCCTGGCTGGCGCTGCTCAGGATCGGCAGTTTCTCGTTCTTGCCGGTGGCCGGGTTGATGCAGTCGCCGGGGTTGCCGACCACCGAGGAATACGGGAAGTTCACCACCGACAGCGGCAGGCCGCGCCCTGGCCCGCTGCTGTCGTCGCGCCGGCAGACCGGCCAGCTGCCGCCGATGTCGGCGCTGGCCAGCATCATCGCCTTGGCGCGCTTGTCCATCGACAGGACGGTGGCGACATACGAGTCCGGCATCAGGCCGATGTCGGCGCGCCCGCCGGTGGTCGGCATGTAGGCGGCAAAGCGGCCGAAGCCCATCGGGTCGAACCTGGTGCTGGCCAGGTCGGTCGCGTAGCCGGCCAGCACCGACTCGGGGATCGTGATGCTCTGGTCGTAGTTCGGGATCTGGCGGCTGGCGATCAGGTAAGGCGTGTTGTGGCGGATGTGCAGGGCCGGGGCCGTGCCGTACCAGAACGTGCGCTTCCAGCGCGCCGCCGGGGTGTGCACCAGGCCGGTCTTGCTGTAGACGGTGGCGCCGTTGGCGACGATCGTCACGTCGTAGGTGATATCGGCGGTCGAGAGATACGCTTTGCAGTGCTCGAGCACGGCGTCGACCCGCACCTGGCCGGTGCTGAACCGGCGCACCGAGAACTGGGCCATGAGGGTCGCGTGCGGACCGCCGGCGCCGGTGAACGGCACGTTGAACACGTAGTCGCTGGCGCAGGGGCCGGCGAGCCAGGTGTCGGGGGCGACTCCCGCGCAGGTCGCGGTGTAGGTCGCGCCCGCGATGACGAGCGTGGCCGACGGCAGCGACGGCGGGAGGGACACCGCCGGCAGGCCTGGCGCCGGTGCTGCGCGGCGGATCGTGACGGTCTGGGTGGCGCTTGCGGCCAGCTGCGGGATGATGCCGCTGATGATGGCGTGGCGCACCGAGCCGTCGCCGTGGGTTGCTTTCACGTCGATCTGGCACGACAGCGGCGTGTTGTCGGCCAGCGCCAGGCTGACGTTGGCGCCGGCGGCCGGCAGGTGGCCCGCCACGAATACCTGGCCGAACGAGAACGGCGTGTTGGTGAGCGGCGTAGTCGACGTGTTTTCCAGCTTGAAGTTGGTGATCTCGCCCCCGATGGCGATCGGCGCATCGCTTCCCGGCTGGATGCCGTTGACCGCGACCACGGCGGCCGCGTACTGGCGCTGGCCGGACGACGCAGTGCCGACGGCCGGCGGGTTGGCGCCATTGATGGCGATCTGGGCGACGCCGCGCTGGCCCTGGCTGGTGGTGACGGTGCTGCCGGTCGTGATGTTCTCGCTGGTGATCCCACCCAGCAGGGCGGCGAGCTGGCGCTGGCCGGTTGCGACCTCGGCGACGTTCTGCGGCTCGAGGCCGTCGACCGGCACCCACACGGCGGCGATCTGACCGCGCTGGCCAGTAGCGGCGACGCCGTCGATGGCGATATGTTCGCTGACCTCGGCGAGGGCGGCAACGCGCTGGGCCTGGCGGGCGGTGAAGTGCACGTCCAGCAGGGCCGGGATCTGCGGCACCTGGTTGTACAGGGTCGAGTTGACGTCGGTGGTCAGGGTGCGGCCGCCGAACGTATAGCCGAGCACCGGCGGCGCGTTGAAGTTCGCGCTCGGGTCGGCCATGCCGACCTCCTCCGACCACAGGCGGGTCGAGAAGCTCGGGATCGTGCGGTCGTCACTCATCGGGGTCCTCTGGGATCGGCGTGGGCTTCGGTGGCGGCCCGTTCCCCACCAGGCGGTCCAGCCATTCCCGGAATTCCGGGGACGGCTCGAACGGCCTGTCGGGGAACGGGCTGGCCATCACACACCCCGGCCCTTGTGCTTGGCGTGGGCCGGGACCTGGTTGACCTGGTTGTGGGTGTCGGTGCGCACCACGCCGCGGGCGGTCGGCACGCTGGGCACCTGGCGGCTGGTCTTGGGCACCGGCGGGCGCGCCATCGGCGACGGACCGGCCGGGATCTTCGGCGAGACGGGCGGCACCGCCGGCGGACGCGCAGCCTTGACCGGCATCGGCGGCGGGTTCATCGACGGCACCTGTTCTGGCTTGGCCACGGGCTTGACGAACTTCTTCATGGGAGGTCTCCGAAAGTCTTGACAGGTGGTAACACCACGCGACAAACTGGCGTGATGAATAGCGATAAAGAAACTGAACTCACACTGCAGGGCATGGCCGACTGCATGGACATGGTTCGCCAGGAGCTGGTCGAGGCCGGCGTGATCGACGAGAGGGTGCCGCCGATGTTCGTGTCCGAGGCGCTGCTGACGAAGCTGCGCCAGTTGCGCGCTGCCTTTCACGTCAACATGGTGCGGGCCTACCCTGCCAAGACCCACGCCGAGATCGCAGCCGAGATCGACAGGACCTGCTGGGGAACCGCGCTGAGCGCCGACGACGAGATCACCGCCCTGCACCGCCAGCTCGCTGCCGAGAAGCTGCGTGCCGACCTGGCCGAGACCCGCGCCGCGTCGAAGTCGAAGGAGTGCATGGAGCTGCGCGAGCGCATGGCGGCGAGGCCGGCGATCCCGAGCACGCCGGAACAGGCGATCGCCTTCATCGGCAACCAGTGCGAGGTGATCGAGTATCACGAGCAGCCCGACCGGGTGCGCTTCCAGCTCACTGCCCACGACCTGCTGTCGGCGTTCGACTGGTGGTTCGACACCGCTTCCGCTGAATCCGTGACTGTCACGGAAAAGGGTCCGTGGACGGTCGACCACTGGGGCCAGGGCCGGATCGTGATCCAATCCGGCGATTCCACCTTCACTGTGGCGCTGGAGGTCTACGGCCACTTCGACTCGGACGAGCGCGAGATCGCCCACGCCCAGGAGATCGCGCGCCGGCTGAACGCCTACCCGACTCTGGTCTATACCTGCATCGGCAAGGGCGGCGAGTACGAACTGATCGGCCAGGCCAAGGGCGCGGGCACCATGCGTGACCATGCCGATCTGGTCGTGTACCGCGACGCGCAGACCGGCCAGCTGTACTGCCGTGCCAGACCTGACTTCGTCGAGCGCATGCAGTTGGTCGGGAGTCAGCGATGAAGGTCCTGTTCTTCGACATCGACGGCGTGGTCAATAGCGACCGCAGCAGCATGGCGCTGGGCGGCTACCCGCACGACTTCTCAGAGGCCGACATGCCCAAGTTCGACCACGTTGCCCTGGGGCTGATCCGCAGGTTGTGCCGTGTGACCGAGACGGTGATCGTCCTGTCCTCGACCTGGCGCATCTACCACCGTCCGGGCGTCGTTGCCGAGGCGCTGGACTTGCCGGTGATCGACGAGACGCCGGACCACGGCAGCTACGACACGCGGGGCAGCGAGATCGCGGCCTGGCTCGCCGAGCATCCCGAGGTGACGACGTTCGCCATCGTCGACGACGTGGCGATCTGCGACGGCCATCCCGAACTCGCGGCGCGCTTCGTCCAGACCAACCCCCAGCGGGGCGTCAGCCTGAGCGACTACCGCCAGCTGCGCCACCTGCTCGACCCGGAGTGCCGCGAATGATTCACCCCCACGCTACCCGCACCATCATCGCCAGGGCCGATCTGGTCGACGGCGCCTACTATGAGGGGCGCTGCCGCAATGCCACCGTCGCACGCTGGAACGATGAGCGCGGCGTGTTCATCCACTGGCGCACCAAGTTCGCCAACGTGTTCCTCGAAGCGATCAGGCACCCCGAGGACGAGCAGCACTTCGACGTGTTCGTGCCGATCCGCCGTCTCGACGAGGCCGAGGTGGGCAAGCCGATCCCGTTCGACGACCAGCCAGTGCGAGGTATCCGGCCATGAGCAACCCGACCGCCCGCGCCATCGCCAGCGTGGCCTGCTGCGCAGCCTGCTGCGCGATTGCCTTCGCCGAACCTGTCTATGGTGTGCTGTGCATCATCGGCATGATCGGCGGCCTCTACACTATCTGGAGTTAGACCATGACCGACCTTGACATCGAGATCACCCCCGAGAGGATCGCCGCACTGCGGGAATGGACGGCCAAGATGTATCTGAGGACCGACGCCGACATCATCCGCCACCTGCAAGCCACGCTGGACGAGCGCGGTGCGAAGTCGGGGTTGGTCGACCTGTTCGACATCGACCCGCGGCTGGAGATCAAGTGGCTGCACAGCGTGCTGTCAGATGTGATCGTCGCGCTCAAGGAGCGCACCGCATGACGCCGGACGAACGCCAGCTCAAGGAGGGCGATGTGGTCCAACTCTCGCCCGACGTCGGCAACCCGATGTTCGCCTGCTGCATGATGACCGTCACCGAGCCGAAGCCGTGGGGAGCGCAGGGCTACGTCCAGATGACCGGCGAGAACGGCCAGCTGGGAGGACAGGCCTACTACCGCGCCACCTGGGACGACATGGAGTACGTTGGCCGGGCCGAGTGGGTGGTCAAGCGGGGCGGCGACGAGGACGAGGGATGATGTACTACAGCGCCCTGCCACGCCGCTTCTGCACGCCGGAGCAGCCGATGCAGCACGAGGAACGGGACCACTACCAGTGGAGCCATCCCGATGCTGCCGAGGTCATGCCGTTCTTTAACCTGGTGGTCTACACCTGCCCGCACTGCAAGCACACGTTCCACGCCGAACCGAGGACACCGGAATGAGCAGGACCACACCGTTGGCGGAGCTGTCGACCCTGCGCCCTGCCCTGCTGATGCGGCTACAGTTCGTCGAGTGCATGCTGGCGACCTACGGCAACATCAACCGTGGCGTGCTGGTCGACTTCTTCGGCCTGTCGATGCCCCAGGCCAGCCTCGACCTGAACCTGTACCTCGACTACGCGCCGGGCAATGCAGCGTACGACCTGACGGCACGGACCTACCGCCGCACCGACCACTTCAAGAGGCTATGGCCATGAGCCGCAACCAGAGAGAGGGCCGGTACGCCGGCACCTGGGCCGGCAAGCATGTCCGTCGTCGTGCTCTGGTGCCTGCCCTGATGGTCGGCGGTGAGGAGCTGTTCCCGCCCTTCCTGCCGTTCCCCGACAACGGGATCGCCTGGATGACCATGAACGCCCGCAGTCCGGTGCCGCCGATCCTGCCGCTGCGCATCCGCTACCGCAGCAAGGGCATGACCGCCGAGGTGGTGATCGACCGGGCCGATGCCGATGACTAGCCGCCGCCAGCGTGAGGGCTACTACGCCGGCAAGCTGTACGGTGCCCACTGGCGCAGCCGGTACTACCGCAGGCCGGGCGAGTACACCGCTGCGCTCAGGCCCTACGTGGCAATGGTCAAGCCGGGCCGGGACGAGCGGACGTAGAAACGCCCCCGGCACCTTTCGGCACCGGAGGCGTTGGCCCCCCTCCACAGTTGGCCAGTCCAGTATAGCGCCCGTTAGGCGTGGCCGTCGAGGTAGCGGTACATGGTCATGCGGCTGATGCCGTACTCCCTGGCCAGCGCGGCCTTGGAGATCGCGGGGTCGGCAGCGCGCAGGCGCAGCTCCTGCACCGTGGCGTCGTCGAGCGTGGGCTTCCTGCCCTTGTACACGCCCTTCCTCTTGGCGATGGCGATCCCTTCGGCCTGGCGCTCGCGGATCATGGCCCTCTCGAACTGCGCCACGGCACCGAGCAGGCCGAGCATCAGGTCGTTCATCGGGTTGGGTTCGCCCGAGAAGGTCAGGTTCTGCTTGACGAAGATGACCGTCACGCCGTCATCGGTCAGGCGGGCCACCATCAGCAGCAGGTCGTGCAGGTTGCGGCCCAGGCGGTCCAGCGAGTGGACGTAGAGCGTGTCGCCGTCCCTCACGTAGTCGAGCATCGCCTTCAATGCCGGCCTGTTGGTCGTGCTGCCGCTGCACTTGTCCTCGAACGTCTTGTCCAGCTCGATCCCGTCAAGCTGCCTCTCCGTGTTCTGGTCGGTCGTCGATACCCGCACATACCCGATCCGCTTCCCTGGTCCCTTGCTCATGGCCTGCCCTCCGTGGTGGTTGTGTACCACTAGAGTGTAGACCACAGACGCATAGTGTCAAGCTAGGCGGGACACCATCCTATTGTTACTGGTCGAGGTCAGGCCTGCGCCCCGTAACACATGGTTCTACCCTTGTGGTGCAGCCACCCGGCGCAGATCCGCCCTGGCTTTCCACAGCAGCCGTGCGACGACGTGGCGACCGAACTCCATCTGCTTGGCAGTCACCATCAGCTCGATCCCGAAGTCGCCCAGGCGCATCTGGTAGAAGGTCAGGCCACCGAACTCATGGAACTTGCGCGTCGTGATCCGCATCGTCACACCCCGTCCGCGAAGGTTTCGGGTTCGAGCGCACGCTCGTCGATGATGATCGGCGGGACCGGCGACATGTCGTACAGGCGGGAGGTCGCGTCGATCAGATCCTTCTTCGCACTGAAAGGATAGGTCAGATATTCTTCCAAAAAGCCTTTGTTGAGACTGTACATGTTCCCTTCGTGGTCGCGCCTGGTCACAGGCTTGAAGATTCGGAAGGGTTGTCCCTGCTCGCGGATTCTCTTTTGGTTCGCGGTCTCGCCCTGGACCACGGCGGCCAAATAGAAACGGCGGCTGATGAAGTCGGGCTGCAACCTCTGGACGCGGTCGTCTTTCGATTGCGCTCCGTCGGAAGTCCAGGCCAGCTCGACGATCTCGAACGCCTCCTTCTCACGGGTCATCTGCTCCTCGAAGTATTCGAGATCCGACTGGAGACCGTACCGCTCATAGCCGACGTGCACGGCCTGGACCCCAGGCTGGGACATCCAGTACCGGCGCAGGCCCTTCAACGCTTCCCAACGCTCGCGCAGGCCCATTTTGTGTCTGTAGCCGTCCAATAAATAGCGGTTGTTGCCGCTATCGACGCCGACCACGGCCATTGCGGTGTTGTCCGACCCCTTCTTTTTGGAATTGGCCGGGTCCACCATGATGTACACGTTCAAGGTGGCGGGTCGAATGTCGAGGAAGGATAGCCACTCCTTCTTGAACATGCTTTCATTCCCTGCGGCAGGATTCATCAGTTGTTGGCACGCGATCGTCGCCGGCCCCTGGGCCAGTTTCTTCGCTTCCCACGCTTCCTGGGTCAGGAACACCGGCTTGCCGTCGGGCGTGCCGTCAGCGGTGGCCGGGTACAGCCGCACCTTGAGGATGCGCCTGTCGATGATCTCCTGATAGGTGTCCATGAACGAGTAGCGCGTCCCGACGTGCCACGCGCGGATCTTGCCGTCCTCGCCCCTGGCGCCCAGGTTGTCCGAGAGTTCCCAGGCCGTGGTCGTTTTGTTGACCTGATCCGGGGTGCTGACGGACTCCCTCGTCACCACGTCGTCATACACGCGCAGTAAAAAGTGTGCGCCGGTGGGTTGCCCATCGACAAGACCGTGGCTTTCGACAGTCGCTTCCTTGGGATTCGAGCGCCTTTTCACCACGATGCCTTTTTCTTCGCTCCACTTTGGCGACTGGCCGCGTGGGTCGGGGTACAGCACGTCGGGGTAGGTGGCCTGCAATTCCCGGTTGGCCTCAAGCTCCTGCTTGATCTGCAATAGGAACTTTCTCGCCACCGGCTTAGTGTGGGAAAAAATGCCTATCGTGATCTCTGGATTGACAATAATTTCCTGAATAATGCCCGCAAATGTAATAACCGTACTCTTATAATGTTCCCTTGCCCAAAGATCAAGAACACCGTCCGGTTCAGTTTCGACCTCGCGGCAGCGTGCGTAGATCCAGGGGTGGATGGCGTCGAGCCGGTGCAGCAGGCGCGTCAGCAAATAGAAGCGGTCGTTCCTGCCCAGCCACGCCTTGCCGTCCATGCCGTACTGGCTCTCGATCACCTCCCACAGGTCGGCCACCGTGTCGAACGGGGCCGCGTGCAGGGCGGCGCGGATCTCGTCAGGCAGGGTCAGCATTGGTCCCTACGGCCTGTTGCAGGCGCTTCTTGAACGCGGCACGCAGCTCGTCGAATCCATCCGACACCGCCACGGTCACGTTGGTGCTGCTGTCCTCCGGGTCGTCCAGCTCGCGGATCTTGCGGATCGTCTCGACGGCCAGTTTGTTCGCCTCGACAATCGTTTTGACATCTTTGGGCTGATCGACGCTGTCCACCATCGTCAGCAGCTTGTCCATCGCCTTGCGTGCCACGGCCAAGCCGGTCGTCATGTCCCGCACGTCCTGGGTGGCCTCGTCGATCTGCACTTGACGAATCTGTTCGTCGCTCGTCATTCCGTTCGTCACCTGTTCGTCAACAGGTACGCCAGCCATTGCTTCCCGTACAAGTTCCCGCTTAACATCACTGGTCCCTTTGATCCAGCCCTGCTTCTTGGCGTAGCGCCGCAAGGTGGGTTCGGGGATGCTGTGCTTCGTGGCCAGGGCGTTGATGCTGTACCCGCCTGCCGCGTAGTCGACCTCCGCAGCGGCGAAATCATATTGAGTGGTCATTCGAGCTGTCCTTTGTGCGCGAGGGAGCGCCTATTGTGTGCACATATATAGCATCATGCTATATACTATCCATGTGGGTCTGTGCGCCCTCGTTTCCCCTTCCACTTGAACGGAGCCAACTTATGAACGCCCAGGTAGTGCAGCTGAAACCAGAGCCGCGCGTTGATACACGCCGGCAGCGCGAGGATGCGACCATCCGCCGCGCCCTGTCGATCCTGTCGAACCGCATGCGCGCACCCGGCGAGCTGATGACCAGCCCGGCCACGGCGCGCAACTATGTGCGCCTCTACGTGGGGGAGCTGGAGCATGAGGTCTTTCTGGTGCTGTTCCTCGACCCGCAGCACCGCCTGATCGCGCGGGAGGAAATGTTCCGGGGCACCCTGACGCAGACCAGCATCCACCCGCGTGAGGTGGTCAAGGCCACGCTGCACTACAACGCGGCTGCGGTCCTGCTGGCGCATAACCACCCGTCGGGGCACATCGAGCCGAGCGAGGCCGACAAGCTGCTGACCCGCACGCTGTCACAGACCCTGGCGCTGATCGACGTCCGCGTGCTGGACCACATCATCGCCACCGCTTCCGCGTCGTATTCGATGGCCGAACACGGTCTTATCTGACTGAGAGGAGATCCACCATGAAATCGCACCGCGAAACCTATCCTGACCAGTACCGCCACCCCTTCTGCGGCAAGGCGGTTGTCGTCGATACCGGCAAGTTCCGCACCGAGGGCATCTTCGAGCGCAGCGTCACGACGCGCTTTGGCACCCTGGCGATCCTTGAAGGCTCGCCCACCGGCTACCTGCTGGCCCATGTGAAGCTCAAGGGCAACCCGGCCTGACGGCACCAGTGTCAGCGCCTCTGTCCGGGGCGCTGACGCGGGGATCGTCCCGGCCACCACTGAAAGGAGCAGATCATGACTGAATACCGCTTCACCACCTTCATCACCGCGCCGACCTTCGGAAAGGCGGCTGCAGCGCGCGACGAGATCGTCCTGCGCGCGGGAGACGCCGCCGAGTCGGGCATGATCCCGGCCACCGTCACCGTCTCCCACAATCACCTGATCGCGGAGGATGACACGGGGCTTCGCGCCGCCCGCGACACCATCGACGCGGTCATCCTGGGCCTGACCCAGCTTGGGTTCGGCGACGACGATACGCCTGTCAACGGCGGCGACTGCGTGGACTTCATCAGCGGCATCTACGACAAGCTGGCGAAGCTGGGCACCCGCTCCTTCATCAACGAGCACCCGAAGTACGAGGAGATCCGCGGGCGCATCCAAGTCGGCACCCGCGTGCTGTCGATCAACGGCGAAACGTCCGACACCGACCACGGCGAGCGCCATACCGGCGAGAACGCCATCGGCACCATCACCGCCATCGACTACGACGTCGAGAACTGCATCACCCTGGCCTTCGAGCCGTCGGAGGTCTCTGTCGTGCTGAACTTGGAGGAACTGATCGACGAGGACCAGTACGAGATCGACCCGGACGAGCCGGTCTACACCACGCGCGAGGAAGTGATCCGCGCCGTCGAGGGCTGGCTGGGCCATGAGGGATCGTACGAGCTGGCCACCCGCGTCTACGAGTACATGCGCGAGCAGGGCATGGTCGAGCACAACGGCGTGGGCTTCGTGATCGAGCGCGACACCAACGTGTTCGAGATCGCGGCCGACCTGTCCAGGGCCGATCTGCCCGACTCCTACCCGCCCGAGCTGGCGATTGCCGACCACCAACTGACCGCCGACCAGTTGTTCCAGAAGTACGCCACCAAGCGCGACAACGGCGAGCATCCGCAGTACCTGCGCCGTGACTGGCGGCACGATGTGGCCGAGGACAACACGCTCCTGGGCTACTGGCAATGGGTCGAGCACCAGATCGAACAGGACCGCGACTGAACCAGTGTCAGCGCCTGGGCATACCGGGTGCTGACGCGGGGCTATTCCCGGCAACCACACAGGAGCACGGCATGAACGAGAAAGAGTATTTCAAGATGGAGGAGGACGCCGCTACCGGCACCGCGATTTACGAGAACTTGAAGTCAATCCTTGCCCACACCGGGTGCGAGACCGTGGCCGAGTTCGGGCGCGCCGTGGACAAGTACGGCTGCGGCGCGGCTGTCTCCGTCCTGCTGCACGACGGAACGTGGCGTCACAGCGATGAGCTGAAGGGCGTCGAGACCGGCAACGTCCGGGCGATCATGCTCACGATGAGCATCCCCGACAGTTGCGCCGCACCCACTAGGACCCTTGACTTGATCGAACCCGAATCGCCGGAAGCTGCCGTCCAGGCGTTCGAGGACATGGCACAGGTGGTCACGGACGAGGCCGACGAGATCATGGAGCAGCTCGATCACGACAAGGACCGTGCCGACGACTGAACCAGTCTGAGCGCCTTGTACGCAGGGCGCTCAGGCGGGGGCCGTCCCCGATTACCTGCAGGAGAGCCGAGCATGCCGATGAAAACCTACCGCGTGGTCCACAACGGGGTCGAGTACACCCGCAGGACCGAACGTATCTACACCCACCTCGTGCTGGTGCGCCGCGACTACGAGGCCGAACTGAAATCGCAGATCCTTATGGCGCGCGAGCGGGCCTGGGACGATCACCCGTTCTTCGTGCGCGAGGCCAACCCGCAAACCCGCGTCTACAAGGACATCACGCCCGAAACCCTGGCGCTTTACGAGCACGCCGCCAGCCTCACCCGCGAGCAGTTCGCGGATGAACAGGGCGAGCAGGCCAGGGCCAGGGTCGAGGAGCGCCGCGCCAAGGGCGTGTTCGACACCCTGGGGGCGCTGACATGGTGCGGCAGGCCGGATCTGGCCATGAAGGAGGAGGCCAAGGCGCGCGCCACCGGCTACTGGGCCGAAGTGGTCGTGCTGCCGGTGCCGCAACCCTGACCATGCCAGTCTCAGCGTCTCCGCAAGGGGGCGCTCAGGCGGGAATGGTCCCGACTACAGGAGGATGCCATGACAACGACACCGCAAGACCCGCTGGCCGAGCTGCTGCGCTTGGTAAAGCAGTACGACGACGAGGAGATCAACCAGCCCGAGAGCGCCCCGACCGGCACGGACTACAACAACCTGTACATGGTAGTCACGAGCTACATCGAGCGCATGACCGCGCCGCTGCCGATCACCGCGCCGAAGCAGGAGCCGCGCACGCCCACCGTCTACGCCTGCGACGAGTGCGACTGGACCGGCACGCTGGACACCATCAACGGTATCCACCACATCCAGCGCATCAGCGAATACCTGGAACCGGGCGAGTTGGTCCCGGCTGGCTGCTGCCCGGAGTGCAACGCCGTGATCGGGGTCGACGACCGCGACGTCCCGCACTACACCCTGCGTATCGTTGGCAACATCATGCGCGCGCGTGGCTGGAGCGTGGCCGCGCCTGCCGACAGCCCTTCCCCCACCACCACCAAAGGAGCCTGACCATGAGCCACCTCGACAACCTGCCGCCCGACCCGGAGGGCAAGAACGACGACCGCGCCGGTTACGCAGGCACTGCGCTCAGCGCGTTCGCCACCGCTACCGGCATGGTCGCCGCCAACGAGGAACCGGAGACGATCCTGCACGACCTGCTGTGCGACCTGATGCACTGGTGCGACCGCAACGGGGTCAGCTTCGACGCCAAGATCGCCGATGCGGCGACCACCTACTTCGAGGAAACCCGCGCCGACTGACAGCGCCAGTGCCAGCCTCTGCACTGCGGAGGCTGGTGCGGGAATTGTCCCGGCAACCAAGGAGAGAGCAATGAACCTGCACCAAACCGCAATCACGGCGGCGTTCGTGATGGATGGGCTGCACCAGGCCGACCTGAAAGAGGTCATGTCCCACTACATCGGCGACGGTGGCCTGCTCGAAGTGGTCGACGACGTCATGTACTGGGTCCCGGCCATCACGACACTGCGTGCCGCTGCCGACCGGCTGCGCCTCGACTATCCCGGCGTGTTCGAGTACGAGGTGTCCAGCGAGTTCGGCAAATGGCTGGGCGGGAACATCATTGACGAAGGCGATCTGCCCGACCGCGCGCACGCGATGACCATCCTGATCGACTCGGTGGAGTCGTTCTTCCGTGTGAAGGACGACCGCAACCTGAGCCGCCGCCTGCGTGCCAGCCTGGACGCCGCCGCCGACCTTCTCATGGCAACGCAAGCCACCGACGACGAGACCTGACCCATGAACCGCTCTGACGAAGTTCGTCACATCGTGACGAAACCTGACGAGCGGTTCGTCACCCGCGATCCGTGGGTGATGACCGCTGCCGAGCGCCAGTGGCTGCGCGACCGGCCCACCGCCACCGTGGTGCGGGCCGAGCAAGGCACATGGCCGCTGCTGCTGGCCGCTGTGGTCCTGCTGCTGGCCGCATGCACCCTCGACGTCTACCCGATGGTGCGCGGGGCGCTGGCCGACATTCCGTGGGCCAGGATTTTCCACTACCAGCCCGTCTCGCCGATTGATCCAGGCGACCGCAACGGGCTGCTGCACAAATGAAAGGAGTCTCAACCATGACCGACCGCTACAAGGGCAGCAACATCAGCCCGTTCGCCTGCGGCCCCGACAAGGCGTGCATGGACTGCATGGCCGCGCTGCCCGAGGCCAGCATGACCCTCGTGCAGTGCACGCCGGGCCTGACCATGTACCGCTGCCCTGCCTGCGCCGCGCAGCGCCCCAAGACGCTGACTGCGATCCTGGCCTACGCCAAGGCGCGCTGGTGCTGGGATGACCGCGCCATGCTGGAGGAGCTGTTCGACACCTACGCCATGAGCGGCACGCCCGAGGAGTTCGTCGACATGTGGGCGAACAAGTACGACCTGACCGACCCGCGCGACGTGGGGATGAAGCCATGAGCGGGCGTCCGTCCGCAGAAGTCGTCAAGGCCGTGGCCTTGATGCGCGAGAGCGGAGGCAAGGTGACGGCCTACGCCGCCGCCAGGGCCGTCGGCATCGCACTGTCCACCATCTACCGCTCGCCGCTGTACAAGGCGTACAAAGCCGAGCAGGAAACAACCCCAACCCGCAAGGAGGAATCATGAAGAAGAAGGACTTCAAGATCTACGAGGCCGGCATGGACGACATGATCGCCAAGCATGGCTGGGCCGTGCAGGGCGTGTTCGGCAGCCCGACCTCACCCTCGTTTTCCTACACCGTCGGGCTGGCCGCGAAAGGCCTGCCCGAGGTGATCGTGTTCGGCCTGCCGCCGCAGGTTGCGGCCCAGTTCCTGAACGAGCTGGGCCGCCGCTTCACGACCGAGGGCGTACCCCCGCTCGACGTGGATCTGCTCGACGTGGCTCAGGGCTACCCGGCGCGCCTGGTGCCGGTCCCGCGTGTCGCCGCCGACCAGTACCTGTTCGCCGCAAAGCACCGCTACCCCGCTTACACGGCGGTCCAGCTGGTCTGGACCGACGAGAACAGCCGCTATCCCTGGGATAACGGTTTCGACCCGGCGCTGGTGTCTCGCCAGCCCATCCTGCGCAGCACCCTCAACTGAAAGGAGCAAGCCATGAACGACTCGATCACGCGGCTCGACTACTTCGCCGCCCATGCGCCGACGGCGATTCCCGACTGGTTCAAGCCCGAAGAACCGGAGTACAACGGCCCGGCCTACCCCACCCTTCCCGCCGGCATCCCGGAGGAGGACCGCAAGATGATCGCAAGCTGGGAGAGGGACCCCTGCTTCGACCTCGAAGGCGAATACGCATGGTTTCAGAACGACGTCGAAGCCTACCGGGCGGCGATGAAGGATCACAAGGAGCGGATCGCGGTGGAGCGGTATCTGCGCTGGCCGTGGGCCTACGCGAAAAGCATGCTGCTCTGGTGCGACGTCTACACCGTCCAGAAGGAGCCGTCATGAGCCACGATCCCGTCACCATCACCGCCACAATGGACGATGACTGTGCGTGGGAGCTGGCGCAGTTCTGCAAGCGCTCGACGTTCCATGACTTCTTCGACAAGACCGAAGCGCACCTGCCGCACGACCAGCGCACCGCCCTGGCCTACCGCATGATTCGCGGGATCGAGGCCGTGCAGGGTGCCCTGGCCAAGCAGGGCTATTCACCACGCTAACAGGAGATCAACATGACTTCAATTCTGACCATCAAGGGTTCGACCAGCACGCAGCAGGTCGAGGACGCCATCCCCTACACCGACATGCGCCAGCACGCCATTGAGCGCCGCGACGACGCCGCCGCCGTGATCGCCGAGCAGGGCGACGAGGCCGTGCTGGAACTGCACCAGATCGACGGGCTGGACGTGCTGTACTCGCCGACCTTCGGCTACGCCTACGTCAACCAGAAGGGCAGCGGCACCGGCGACAGCATGGTGATCGACAACGGTGAAGCCGAATCAGCCGAGCATGCGGTCCAAATCTGGCGCGATCAGAACGGCCCCGCCTGAACCGGCCCTGCCCCTGTGAAGCCGCCCTCGGGCGGCTTTTTTACGTGCGCAGCCTGCCGACGCAGGGCATGTCCCACTCGGCGCGCAGTCCGGCCCCGGCGTTGGCGATGATCCGGGCCACGTAGCGCCCGCCCTCGGTCAAGTCCAGCGTGTACGGCAGCGTGGCGCGGTAGGTGCCGCTGGTCTCGGGGACGTACACCAGCTGGATCGGCCACTGCACGCCGCCCACCTCTGCCCCGGTCTGGGTCAGCAGCGTCATGACCACGTTGGCGTCGGTCACATAGGCGCCGGTTGCTTCGTCGCGCAGACCTGTCACGTCCACGATGCTGTTGTTGCCGAGATAAAGGATATGGATAGTGCTCATCGTTCAGGCCTCAAGTCTACGCGCCCGCTCAAGGCCGGGCGCACGCGGTTCGCCCCGTCCAGCGAGGTCCAGGGGTGCGGCGTGCCGGCCAGTGCCGGGTGCAGGCGCTTCGTGTCCAGCGACAGCATGCCGGGCCGGGGCTGGTACTGTTCCAGCACCCCTGCCGCGTGCTGCGCGGCCTGCGCCGTGGTCACGACGGCATCGGTCGCCACGACCAGGACGTTGCCGTCGCCGATGTGCTGGGCCTGTCCTGCTTCGATCTGCGTGTCCGCCGCCACGCCCACCTGAGTGCTGCTGGACTGGCCCTGACGGGTCGCCGCTGGCGCATCCGACGACAGGGCAAGCCCGCCGCTGGCGCGCTGCACCTGCCCGCTCTCGACCGTGTTGACGGCTTCGCCGCGCATCGCGGCGCGCACGCGCTGGCGCTGCTCGGTGGTCGCGCTGGTGTCGGTGCCGACGGCGGACTCCGCGGCGGCGCGCTGGCCTTGGCTGGTCGCGCCCACTGCCGGGCTGGCCACACCGGCCTGGGCGTCAACCTGCTGGGCCTGCGCGGTGGCGGCGTCGGCGATGAACGCGTTCGCCAGCTGGCCGGCGGCGCGCTGGGCGCTCGCGGTCGTGGCGCTGCTGCCGATCTCCCCTGCGAGGTGGCCGGCCGCATGCTGGGCCTGCTGCCCTGCCCCGTTAGCATCGAGCGTGACTTCGGCCACGCCGGACTGGTGCTGCGCCTGGCTGCTGGTGCTGCTGGCCGTGCTGGCAACAATCGCCTGTGCTGCGGTGGTCTGCGCCTGCGCGCTGCCGGACGCCCCGGGCTGGAACACGTCGCCGGTGGCGCTGCTGGCCTGGGCCTGGCTGGTGCTGCTTGACACCAGCAGGGTGGCGCTCGCACTGGCTGCCGTGCGCTGTGCCTGCGCCGTGCCGGTGGTCGTGTCGGCAGCGGTCGCGGCGACGGCGGAACCGCTCTGCGCCTGACTGGTCGAGGCCGAGCTGGTGACGAAGTCCAGGCTGATCTCGACCGAGGCGCTGCTGGTCTGGCCCTGCCGGGTGGTGCTGGCGATGCCCTGCGCATTGCGCAGCGCGATGGCCGACAGCAGGCGGATGCCGCCGTCGCCGGTGACGGTGGTGTTCTGGGTGGCGGCGCTGTTGTTCGCGCGCCAGTAGGCGTACACCGAGGTGAAGAACTGGTCGGTCAGGGTCCAGCCGGGCGCGCTTTCGGTGGTGCTGCCGTTGCTGGCCGAGTCCAGCAACACCGAAGCGCCGGGCTGCACCGTCATTGCCGGCAGCGACAGGCTGCCCGCGCCGTTGTTGGTCGAGGCCGCCGAGGCCGTCGAACCGAACTCGGCCGCCGGGCCGCCGCTGTTCAGGACCGTCACGGTGCTGAACATCGTCGGATGGCTGGCATCGTACGGGTTGGGCGGCGGCGAGACCGGCGCCACCGTCAGCACGTTGCTGGCGTTGCCGAGCGCGTTGACGCAATAGAACTGGTACTGCCACTTGACCGGGAACTGCGGATAGCCGATGACGACCTGGTCGCGTACCGGCGTCAGGCCCACATAGCTGTTGCCCGCCGTGTCCGACACCGACAGGGTCCAGGCGCGCGAGGTGCTGGTGTCGGGGCTGCCGTCGACCGGGTTGGTGTAGCCGGTGAGCCATACGCTGACGACGACGTGGTTGCCGGCGGCCAGATTGAACGGCGGGAACGAGTCGCTGCCGTCGCGGCTGTCGATGTGCGCGCTGCTGACGAGCTGCCACGGCGTGAACGCCCCGGCCTGCGCGTTGCTGGTCTGGCCCTGGCTGGTGCTGGCGGTGGCGATCGAGCGCACGCCGGCCGCGAGGCTGGCGCCCTGGGCCTGGCTGGTGGCGCTGCTTGCGCTGCTGCTGGTGGTGCCGCTCGCTTGCGCGCTCTGGGCCTGGCCGGTGGTCGCGGCCGTGTCGCCGGGCGTGAGCACGGTGCCGCTGCCGCTCGCGGTCTGGCCCTGCGAGGTGGCGACGACCAGATCGACGCCGACGGCGGCGCTGCTGCTGGCGGTCTGCCCCTGCCGGCTGGTGCCGGTGCTGTCGGTGGTGATCGGCCCGGTGCCGCGCGGTCCAATCGGCTCGGCCAGGTAGACCACGTCGAGCGTGGTGTTGAGGACGATGCTGGACGACGGGTCGAGGTCGTTGAAAATCTGGCCGAGGTAGATCACGTCCAGCCCCAGCGGGTCGGGCGGCGCGACGGCGCCGCTGACGCTCGCGCTGGCCGATGCACTCTGCGCCTGGCGGGTGGTCAGGGTTCCTGCTTCCGGCGGGACATCGAACGAACGCACCTCGTTCACGGTCCAGCTGATCTGGTCGGAGCGGGTATCGGCGGTCGTCCAGTTGACGCCATCGTCCGACCACTGGAACTGGAAGTCCTGCGGGGTCTCGTTGACGTTCCAGCACTTGAGCGCGTACTGGACGATGCTCGCGTTGCTGCCGAAGTCGTAGCCCAGCCACTGCGGCACCGGGAAGCTCGACTGGTTGACGTACCAGCTTGTGTTGTCGAGACCGTCGAACGCCTTGGTGGCCTCGAAGCTGGACGACTGGTTCGAGTAGAGCGGCACCCCGCCGGTGGCCGCCTGCGCGCCGCCTGCGGTGGTCCGCAAAATCAGTTCGGTCAGGTCGAGGTGCGGGTAGCCGGTGACGGCCGTGATGTACAGCCGCCAGTAGCGGTGCGCGGCCATTACGTCACCGTCAGGTCATCAATCCAGTAGTTGCTGGCGGTTCCGACGCCATCCCACCAGAGCATCCAGAGTTCGACCACGCCGGTCTCAAGCGGGGTCACGGTCAGCCCTGCGGATTGTTCCCAGGTGTTGAGGGCCGATGGGTCGGTCGAGACCTGCACGTCGGCGTCGATGCCGGCCAGCGAGCCGCCGTAGATCAGCAGCGCGCCCTTCATGGTGGTCACGTCGCGCCGGCTCCAGATCTTGAAGGTCTTGGCCACGTTCGCGGCAAGCAGGTAGCGCCCCAGCGAGAAGCGCACCGGGTAGCCGCTGTGGCGCGCGTTGGAGAACAGGTTGCACTTCCACGCCAGGCCCGAGGCCGTGTGGCGCTGGGTCAGGTCGGTGCGCACGGTGCCCTCGGCGAAGTAGACGCGGTGGTCGAAAGCGTCGCCGCCGTGCTTGTGCGAGTACACCATCGAGTCCGAATAACCGCCGTTCATCGACGCCGTGTTGACGAAGTTCGCCTCGGTGGTGCTGCCGTTGACGAAACAGATCGGATTGCTGTCCCCCTGGCCGGTTGACACCGACTGGGCGTTGCTGGAGGTGGCGTAGTTGTAGACGATGGCGTCGTAGACATTCGACGAGTACGAGCCGATGCCGGTCTGGCTGTTGTTGCGCGCCACCACGAAGCTGACGCGGGTCTTGTACCTGGCGAGCTGCACGCCGACGCCTTGCGAGTTGACCCCGCCGCCCGACGATTGGATGCCCTTGCCAAACAGGGCCGCTGCGTTGGCGAAGGTCACGCCCGAGTTGGAATTGTTGAAGGCGTGGATGCCGTTCACCACCCACTGGCCCTGCGTGCTGGCGAACGAGAAGCCGTAGCTGTTGTTGTTGGCGTGGCAGTGGCTGATGGTGCCGGAACCGGAGCTGCCAGCGATGCCCGAGTCATAGCGCACCGCGTTGAAATGGTCGAGATTGATGAACTTGAACGAGCCGATGTTCATCCCGTTGCAGTTGCCGTTGACGCCGTCCCACCAGGTCTCGGCATTGAGCGCGCTCATGTCGTTGCGATCCCAGCCGCCGCTGTACGTGATCGGCAAGCCTGCGCTGCCCGCTTTCCTGACGTTGTTGGAGGACGAGAAGTTATTCCCCAAGGGCCACGGATTGACCGGCTCGCGCTTGTAGGTCGCCACGGTCTCGGTCGCGCCGTGGTAGCCGCGCAGCAAGGTGAACGAGTCGGTTTGATAATTGTCGAGCGTGAGCGTGGCGCCGTTGATGCTGGCAATGGCGAACCAGCTGTCCTCCAGCTCGTTGGCGATGCAGGTCCAGACCACGCTGCCGTCGGTGACGGTCTTGCCCCATACCGCCGGCCAGGCCGGCTCCGTGGCGCCCGAGGTGCCCGCCGTGGTGACTTGGTAGGCGAAGCCAGTGCGGTTCACCTGGGTCGGGCGGCGGCGCTCGTTCAGGCTGTACGCGGTGGTCGCCGCCCACGACAGGTTGTGGACCTTGCCGATCAGCGAGCGGTGCGTAATCGAGGCCGGGTCGGAGCTGGCCTTGCAGGCGACGATGTTGTCGAGCTGGAAGGTGGCGGTGCCGGGGTCCACGTCCGCATAGAGCGCGACCGATTGCACGTTCGACGGCAGCGCCGCGCCGGTATCGACCACCAGCGGCAGCCAGCGGCCATTCCACGAGTAGAAGTCCGGCAGGACGAACGACTGGATGACGGTGTCGCCGGTCGTGTCGCTGCACAGGCACAGGCGAAACTGGCCGCTGTTGAAGCCGGTGTTGCACTGGAACCAGAAGCTGACCTGCTTGTAGTTTGACAGGTCCAGCAGGCCGGTCGCCTTGTACGCCATCTTGCCGGTGGTGAAGGCGGCGGCAACGGCGATCTGCGCATAGCCGGTGCCTTGCCGGCGGCTGGCGCCGGTCTGGAGCGTGGCCGTGACGTTGGTCGCGCCGGTCCAGACAGCGTCACAGGTGTCGATGGTGGCGTTCACCGCCGAGGCCAGCGTGACGGTAGAGCTATTCTGTGTCCACGTCGCGTTGCCGACCAGCGTCGGGTCCGGCGTGGCGCGCAGGCGGATGGTGTCGCCGGCGGCGGTGCGCGCGGCGGTCGCGCCATTCTCGACGGAGCGCCAGCGTTGCGCGAACGTGGTGCCGGTGCCGTCCATGCGGCCGGGCACCAGCACGAACACGTAGTGCCAGTACGGGTCGGCCGGGTAGCCAATCGGCAGCGGCTCGGCCGGCGGCGTGAACGCGCCGGCGTAGCGTGCCACGCCCTTGGTCAGGCGGGCGTCCTGGATGTAGCCGGGGAAGTTCCTCGCGCCCGAGCTGTCGCCACCGATGTACATGTTGGTCGTCGTCGAGAACAGCGACGGCAGCGCATCGGCGACCGAGGCCACCACGGCGCCGTCGATGTACAGGCGGGCCGTGGTCCCATCGCGGTCGAACGCGATGTGATACCACTGGTTCAGAGTCGGGGTCCAGTTGAAGGTCAGCGTGCCGGCGGCAGCGGTGCCACTGGTCGACCACTGGTACTGGAGCTGGCCCGAGGCGTTCATGCCGACCTGCCACACGCGGTTGTTGGCGCTGACGGTGTTCCACTGCCCCATGATCGGCTCGACCGTGGTCGCCGAGTGGCTGGTGAAGTAGACCCACGCCTCGGCGGTGAACTTGAACGCGCCGACCTGCATGCCGTTGGCGGTCTGGTTCGGGAAGCTCATGTACGAGCTGGTGCCGGCCGCCGTCGAGATCGAACGGCCGCCGTACTTGCCGACCGCCACGCTGGAGATGGCGTTGTGGGTCGGGACGCGCCCGTAGATCGAGAAGTCCGAGCCTAGATCATCGCCGCCCTCGGGGTCCAGGTAGAACGTGGTCATTACTCACCAGCCGCATACTGGATCGCCAGCCACATGTCGTGCAGGGTTTGCAGGCGGCCCAGCAGCGCGTCGTAGTCCTCGCCGGCCAGCTCGAACGCCGCGCTCACGTCGGCGTCGAGCAGCTCGCCATTGGCCAGGCGCTGGACGACCCAGTACGCCAGGCGCACGGTGTCGCTGCCGGACGTCGGCCGGTAGGCGGCGCGAAAACGCATGGCCACACCGGCGGCGTCCTGGTACTTGAGCGAGAACGCGCCGCCGGCAAGCATGTCGCGCAGCTCGGCGTCGGCGGCAATCGCGTTGAGCATGTCGGCGCGGGCGGTGGCGACCGCCACGATCTCAGCCTCGTCCGGCAGATGGTCGAACTCGAACTGCATGCCCGATTCGACGCCGTCGTCGGACAGCACGACGAGCACCATCCAGTGGCCGAAACTTTCCTCGACGCTCGCCGTGCGCTGGTAGGCGTACATGGTGGACTAGTTATCTAAACGTTAAAGACCGCTGCTCGAATTCAACACGTCGTGAGTAAACGACGAGCAGGACACGGTCTGGCCGGCCGAGATCGAGGTCGTGGCAATAATCATGTTCGCGGCGCTGGTGCCGACCGAGCCGTCCATCACGACGGTGGTGCCGTCGGATTTGACCGCGCGGAAGAAGGTCGCGGTGCCGGTGGCGTCGGCGCTCGAATCCGCGGTCATCGCGTTGAAGGTGATGAGGCCGCCGACGGCCGCCGGGGCCGCGGTGGCCGAGAAGCGCAGCTCGGCCAGCAACGTGTTGCCGGACAGCGCGGTGTTGGCGGTGGCGGGCTGGGTGCCGCTGTAGATGCGCAGGTAGCCGTTGTTCAGCAGGGCGCTCAGCGCGTCGGCCTGGGCGTTGACGACGGTGTCGGAAATTTGGGTGTTCATTGCCATGATGGATCTCCATACCCGGCCGCTGTGCGGGGCCAGGACGAAAAAAAACCCGCCGGGTGGCGGGTCTAATAGGGGTTGCGGATGACGGGCAGGCGGCAAGCGCCAGGGCGGCCCCGTACCTCCGCAGAAATCAGTCGGGCGCTTCGGTGAACGTCACGTAGTATTTCTTGCCGACGACGAGCTTGTCGACGACGGCCTGGTTCTGGATCGAGGCGTTGAACTCGGCGCAGGGGGTGTAGTGCCCGAAGATCGCGTTCTCGCTCAGCGCCTGTTTTTCGGTGCTGCCCTCCCAGACCGCGCCGAACTTGACGTAGCCGCCGGCCGGGTCGCCGCTGCTGGATCGGGAAGGGTTCACATGATGGAGTTGCAGCTTGCAGACCATGACGTCGCTCATGATGTTCCTCTATATAGATAACAGGATAGAGGGGTTGGTCTTGCAGTCTTGCGCCCCTGGGGAATGTCGGAAACTCTGGACGAACGAAGGCCGCGAGGGTCGCCGTCCGCTACTGCACGGTGTGTCGCTGGCACCCGTAAACCGGGTGGTTCGCCCGAGTTATGCCGAGTCGAAAGGGCCAGAAACCATCCACAACAGCACCGATACGCTCAGCAGTGCCGTCAGGATACGGATTTAAAGAGCCGGATTCAAGCCCAATTTCGCGTTCGCGTCCTCGCTGTCGCTGCGCAGGCGCTTGTTCGCGCGGGTCACGCCCCGGATCAGGTCCATTTCCAGCTCCTCGACCATGTCCAGCACATAGTCGCGGATCGCCGGGTTGCAGCGCAGCTCGGTCTCGCCCTTGCCGAGGCACAGCGGGCAATCCTTCTCCGACAGCACCGGCGCGCCCAGCACTTTCACCTTGCCGTGGCCGGTGCAGGCCGGGCACACGGAGTTGAGCCAGCGGCGCAGCGACAGGTAGGCGATCTTGTCGATCGGGATGTGCTCGGGCCAGTTGCGGCGCAGCGCCTTGGTCGAGACGATCCAGGTCCACTTGTCCAGCAGGCGCCGGTAGCAGCTGGCGTCATTGCCATACTTGACGCGCACCAGCAGGCCGCCGAAGTTCGACGACAGGGCCATCGCCATCAGGACGTCGGTGGTGACGTGCAGCGCGTCGTTGCGCAGGTTGCCGGACTGGGTGGCGCGGGCATAGCGTTCGGCCAGGAGCATGGGGACCTCAGACGAGTTTCAGGGTGGCCAGGACGTGGTCGATGGCGCGGTCGAGCAGCTGCGGGGTCGGGTTGCCCTGGATGATCGGGTCCATCAGGGCCGCGATCTCGTCCTGCGTGGCGTCGCTCGCGCACAGCATCAGGCGCACCATGCGGTAGCGGCGCGCATCCTGCTCGTTGACTTGGTACTGGGTTTTCATTGGGTCTCCAGGATGTCGATGTTGTAGACGGCTTTCATCAGGTGCCGTTTCAGCTTGTACACAGCAGTCAGCACGCCCTTGACGTCCTCGACGACTTCGCGGCCGTCCTGCTCGTACACGAAGTCGGCGATGTAGCGGATGGCCGGGGTGGAGCGGCGCGAACCCACCAGGCGCACGCCGCGCACCAGCTCGAACGCCACCTGGCGGCGCAGCTTCGAGATCCGGCCCTCGGCGGCCAGCTGCTGCAGGACCTTCCAGCGGCGCGCCTCGGCCTGCGAGTCGAACGCCAGGCCGTCGACCACGGTCTTGCGGTTGAAGAACTTGCGGCCCATCAGTAATCCTTCACGGTGCGCACCGGGCGGCGCGGCGCCGTGCGGCGGGTGTCGAGCTGGACCACCTCGGCGAGGTACGGACGCTTGGCGCGCTGCTCGCGGCGGTTGACGGCGGCGATCGCGCGGGCGCGGGCGGCGGCGCGGATTGCCGGGTCAGAGGACATCGACTCGGCCATGTAGCGCGCCGCGCGCGCGGCGATCCAGTTGGTGATGAGGACCACGCTCATGCTTTCTCCCCGGTGAACTTGCCGTAGTGGCTGGGCACGGCGCGCAGGTCGTTGCTGCCGTCGCGGCGGCCGCGCGAGGACGGGATGTTCTGGCGCGACAGGGGTTTGAAGGGCGGCATCTGGCGCGGCGGCACCTTCGGCAGCTGGCTGGGGTCGGGCGGCGCTTCGATCAGGCCGTACTTCTGCAGCAGCGCGTCACTGGCGCGGATGCGCGGGCCGGCATCGCTCACCGTCTCGGCGCAGCCACGCGCAACGAGGTCGCGGTACAGCTCGGAGATCTCGGCGAGGGTCAGGCGCAGGGTGCCGTGCTGCAGCACGCCCTCCTCGGGGGTAATCTGCGCGCCGGCCAGCAGCAGCTTGATGATCTTGTACGGCTTGCTGTTCGTGTTCGGCATCTTCATGCGGGGTCTCCATCGGCATACACCGGGTCCAGGCCGTGCTCGGCCATCCAGGCGCCCAGGCGCTGGTGGTTGTTCTCAGGGGTCTGGCGGTAGCCGTGCTCGATCGCCTTGGCCAGCGTCAGGACGAAGTCGCGGTCCGGGCCGGGATGGCGCAGCGGGATTCGCCACTGCGCCATGTCCTCCACGGTCCAGCCGTAGTGCTCGGCCACGTCCTCCAGCGCCCGGATCACGCGGGCCAGGCGCGGGACGTCGTCCATCGCCGCCTGGTTGATGCGGATGCGCACCTTCTCGAGTTCGATGTCGGCCAGCTCCCAGTCGTAGAACCAGGCCAGCACGTTGAAGTCGATCACGAAGTCGCGCGAGACCGCGATCTTGCGGGTCGCCGGCGCCACCGGGCGCGGAGGACGGGGCATGCGGATCATCGGGCCTCGGTGCGCATGCTGGTGGCGTAGGCGGTCAGGTTGCCGTAGGACTCGGCCACGCCGGCGGCGGTCTTGGTGAAGTTGCGCGTGGTCGCGCCGCTGATGCCCAGGCCCGCGCCGACCTTGAACGAGTCAATGTCCGCGCCCTCGAACACGAACTTCCAGCCCTTCTCGTTCTGGCACGCCTTGACCAGCGCCTTGACCTGGTCGAGGGTGAACTCGCGGCTGGTGTTCTCCTCGCCGTCGGTGACGATGTTGACCAGCACCTTGTCGGCCCAGCCCTCGCGCTCGATGCGCGTGAGCTGGCGCGTGAGCGTGGTGCCGATCGCGTCCAGCAGCGACGTCGAGCCGACCGTGGCGTAGTTGGCCTGGGTCAGGTTGCCCAGGTGCTGGACGTTGACGCCCTCGTACAGGGTCTCGACGTCGTGGCTGAACGTGACCAGGGTGGCGCGCGCGTAGCCCGGCAGCGCTTTCTGGCCCATCAGGAAACCGTTGTAGCCGCCGATGGTGTCCTGGCGGATGTCGTTCATCGACCCGCTGCGGTCGAGGATGGTGATGATCTCGAGCTTGTTGCCGCTCGGGGTTTTGAGGATGCCGTCGATGATGCTCATGCCCGTCCTTTTGTCGTCGTTGAAAAAACCGTGCGCCCAGCAGCATCCAAAGGTGAGAGGGGGCAGCTGCGCCGCCGCTTGGCTCTCATCCGCGCCATGAAGGGCTGTTTCGCCCGTCACCACGCCACCCGCTGGGGTCTGAATTTCCTCGACCTGGCGTTGTTCTCACCCCCTTGGCACCAGGTCTTGCTGCGGTCGCTTCAGCAACGCCGCGTCGGCGCGCCTGCAAGGTTGGGCAGGGGCCGGTCTTTTTGCGGTGGGGGCCGATGCAGGCCCATGCACATTTGATAAGGGTGTCGTCCGCTCCACCCGGCACGCGCTACCGGAATACCGGGCGCGCCGCCCTTGTCAATGCCATGCGCAGGCGTCGGGGACCGTCGTCACCCCACTCCATCAGCGCGTCGGCCCAGTCGGTGCCGATGATGTTTTCCGGGTACGCCATGCCGCAGCCGAGCAGTTCGGCCGCCTCGGTGGCTTTCTCGACGCCCGGATTAAAACCACGGCGCGCGCAGGTTTCCCAGTCGTTGTCGCCGCACACCACGGCCAGCCCTTCGACCTTGGCGCGTTTCGCCACCGCCACCAGGTTGCCGGCGTCCAGGCAGATCTCGACCTGCGCGTTCGGCACGTTCTGGAAGATCGCCAGGCCGGTCGCAAAGCCCTCGGTGTAGGCGTGCAGCACGGCGCCGGGGCGCATCAGCAGCAGCGAGACCTCACGCGTGGAGCAGCCCGTATAGTTCTTCTTGGTGCCGTCGGGCCAGATCCGCTGCACGGTCGCCAGGCGGCCGTCCTTGAACAGCGGCCAGACCAGCGCTTCGCCGTCCAGGCGCAGCTTGTCGGCGCCGAGCATCGACAGGCCCTTGCGGGTGAGATAGGGGTGGCCGTCGACCAGGCGCGGCAGCGACTGGTAGTAGCGGGCCATCGACTGGTAGGCGCGCGCGGCCTTCTCCCACTCGCGGCGGCGCAGCGCGGCCAGGTCCTTCTGGATGCGTTTTCTCTCGATCGGCGAGACCGGGGTCTCGTCGCGCCACTCGACCCACTCCTCGTCGACCGCATAGTCCTTGAAGTAGCCGCGGCGGCCGTCCACGCGCAGCATGTAGGCGCCGTTCTTCTTCTTCGGCTTGTCGACCGTGGCGCAGCGATACCACTTGCCGTTCGGGACCACTTCGCGCGGCAGGAAACCGGCGGCCAGCAGGGTGTTGTAGAAGTCCATCAGGCTCGCTCCTTCCTGAAACCCATCTTCTTGCCGTAGGCGATGTCGAGCGAGGTCAGCTTGTTGCGCACGTACTGCTTGGCCTCGACCGGCACGACGTCGGCGAACGCGATCTTCGGCGCCGGCTGGTTGGTCAGGCGGGCGTAGCGGTTCTTCGCCCAGGCCTCGGGGTTCTCTTTCTTGCGGCGGATCGCCTCGTGCACCAGCTGCGGGTACAGGTCGGCCGCCAGTTCGGCGGGGTCGCGCGCGGCCAGCAGCTCGACCAGGCTGCCCGGCTCGTGGCGCACGGCCTCCTTCGGCGGGTAGACGTGGCCGCAGGTCGGGCAGTACGGCATCGGGTGGTGCAGGCTCTTGCAGGCCGGGCACTTCATCGGCTTGGCCTCGGCCTTGTCGCGGTTCTTGCCGGCGCCGTTCTTGCGCCCGCGCGTAAAACCCAGCGCACCCTCGGCGAAGAAGGCGGTCCACTCGTCCCAGAAGCGCTCGGAGTTGCCCGAGTGGTCCAGCACGATCAGGTGGTCCTTGCCGTCGGAGATCCGCAGGCCCCGGCCGAACAGCTGGATGTACTCGGCGAGCGAGTTCGCCAGCGGGCGCGCCATGATGACCACGCCAATGTCGGGCACATCAAAACCTTTACTCGCGGCCGTCACGGTAATCAGTCCCCGGATCGACGAGTCCGGGCGGCGGAACTCCTCGACCACGTCGGCGCGCTCGACGTCGTCCTCGCGGTAGGTGTAGGCGCGGGTCATGATGCCGGCCGCCATGAACTGGCGTTCCAGCTCCTGGACGTGGGCGGTGTCGACCGCCGAGCAGATGAACTTGCGGCCGTCGCCCAGGCGCAGGTACTCGGCCACGCAGTCGCCCACGACCTTGCTGGCGCGGCGGCTGGTCTCGCCGACGTCGAACTCGCCGTTGACGATCGCCACGCCGGTCATGTCCGGCTCGCGCGCCGCGAAAATGCGGAACGGCGACAGGAAACCACGGCGGATCAGGTCGTTGGTGGTGGCCACGTTGATGAGGACGTCGTACATCTTGTCCATGCCGCGCGTGAAGGGCGTGGCGGTCAGGCCGATGAACACCGTCGAGCCGTCGTCATCCAGCATGCGCTGCTTCACGGCGCGGCTGATCGTGTGGCACTCGTCGATCAGGATCACGATGGCCGAGGGCCAGGCGCGGCGCGCCACGGTCTGGATCGAGCACACCTGCACGCGCTCCCAGGGGGCCACGCGCGGGTGGTTGCCCTGCACCACGCCGTGCGGGATGCCCTCGGCGTCGAACACCATCGAGGTCTGGTCGATCAGGTTGATGCGGTCGCAGACAAACGCGGCGCGGTGCATCTTTTTCAGGGTCTGGCGCACCATGAACGCGCCGATCTTGGTCTTGCCGGAGCCGGTCGGGGCCACCAGGCAGATGCGGCGGTGGCCGGCCCGGATCGCGGCGCGGATGCTTTCGATCGCGTCGATCTGGTAGTCGCGCAGGTCGCGGTAGTCGTCCATTAGATGCCCCGCACCAGTCTGCGCACGCGTTCCAGCAGGTCGTGCTCGCTGGGCGCCTCGGTCAGGGCCATCAGGTCGCCGACCAGCCGGCGGTGGTGCTGCAGCTGGCGTTTATGGTTGTCGCGCTCGCGCGCCAGCTCGTTGCCGCGCGCGATCTCCTGGTCGAGACGGCGCTTGATGCCGAAGCGGGCGCGGATCTCGGCCGCCAGCAGGTCGCCGCGGTGGCCGGCCTGCAGGGCGTCGAGCTGGGCGGTCAGGATCTCGACCTCCTCTTTCAGCAGGTCGATCATTTCCTCGGCGCTCGGCACGTCCAGGTCGTCGGCGCTCATTTGCACACCTGCCAGTGGTAGCCGTTCTTGCGGCGCTTGTCCTCGATGTCGGCCTTAATCAGGAGCCGTTTGACGTTCATCCGGCTTTGCGCCTTGGATGCCGCCGAACGGGCCTCCTCGACATAGGCCCGCGAGTAGCTGGTGCACACGAACGCCTCGACCTGCGGCGCGAGCGCCAGGCGGGCGCGGTTGTCGGCGGCATCCCAGAGCGCGTCGGACAGTGGGCGGTTCGCCTCGGCCAGGAAGGTGCGGACGCGGTGGTTGGCCGCAAATGGCCAGGAATCGGGAAGCCAGGGGTACAGCGCCTGCGCATGCTCGAACCGGATCTCGGGGCCGCCATCGGTCACGACCTCCAGGTAGGTGCGCAGGGTCCATTCCTTGACCCAGGCGACGATGAAATACTGCGCGGCTTTCTCGCGGCTCATCATGGGTTGACCCCCAGCTTCTCGTTGCACAGCGCGCGCAGCTCCTCCTGCGTGCCGTACAGGGCCTCGAACCTGGCCTTGTTCGGATGCACGGCCACCAGGCTCTGGTCGTTGCCGGTGCCCTGTTGATGGTGGCCGGCGCAAAGGGGCAGGACGTTCATGTGGCAGCCCGGCTTGGTCCTGCCGTCGATGTGGTGGATCGACACGTAGTCGGACGTCGCCAGGCCGGCCACGCGGCAGGCGATGCAGCCGATCTCGCGGGCCAGGCGGTCCCAGTACGCGGCCTCGACCGCGCTGACGGCGCGCTGGCGGCTTTTCAGGCCGGTCCTGGCGCGCGACTTGGGCTGTTTTTCACGCGCCCGGGTGACGAACCCGGTGCGCTTGAGAATCGAGGTGCGCTTCATTTGAGCGCACCGGCTTTCACGACGCGCAGTTCCAGCTGGCGCGCCAGGTACACCTCGAGCTGGGCGCCCTTCGAGCGGTTCCAGCCCGGCAGGACAACCAGCGTGTCGCAGTGGGTCAGCATGGCGATGATGTCGTGGCGCATGTAGCCGGCCCAGGTGGTGTCCGGCGCCAGCTCGAACTCGGCCGGGTTGACGACGCGGTAGCCCAGGTTGCGCAGGCGCGCCGCTTCGGCGTTGAAGGCGGGACGGTTCAGGTCGACCTTGCCGGTCATCGGACCGGAGATATAGATCGCGTTGGTCGGCGGGGTGTGGCGGTAGGGCCGGACCTCGATCAGGTTGTAGTCCTCGTTGAGCTGTTCGCACTGGACCACGCCCTCGCTGGCGCGCTCGATCCCGCTGCAGCGGCGGAGCGGGGTGCCTTTCCGGGACCACTGATGCACGGCCTGGGCCGACACGCCCAGTTCGCGGGCCAGCGCGCTGTACGAGCCGACCTTGTTGGCGGCGACACCCAGAAACTCCTGTTCGCGGTGCCGGCGGGCGGCGCGCATCCGTGCGGAAAGTTTTTTCATGGGATAGATTCTACAAGCAACACTTTAAATTACAAGTGAAACTTTAAGGAATCAAGCGCCGCTTATAGAACCGCCTGTGTTATGTTGCGCGTTAGGAAGTCACCACTACTAGAACGAAGGGAAACACCATGCCAACGATCCATGACCGCATAAAGCGTCGCCGTGAGGAACTAGAACTGAGTCGTGTGCAACTAGGAGATCTGTGTGGAGTGACGCAGCAGGCCGTCTATGGGTGGGAGGAACTTAAAGCGATGCCGTCGTATCATCGGTTGAAAACAATTGCAGAAGTATTAAAAACAACAACGGAATACTTGTCAGCGGGAATTGATGTTAATGTTCCATTAGCGGAAAAATATACCTTGGTAAGGTTGCTAGGGACCGATAAGGAAGGGGGCATAGCAGTGCAACATCACCACGAAGTTGGCGGTCTGGCCGACGACCACAACAGCTTTGCCTATCGCAGGGATTTCCTGCATACGCTCGGGGTCGCGCCCGAACACTGCCGCGTATTCATCAACGAGGACGACAGCATGAACATGGGCAGCCAGCTGCTCATCGACCTGAAGCAGACCGAGCTGAAGGACGACAAGGTGTTCCTGCTCGACACCCCGGCCGGCCTCAAGGTGCGCCGTCTGTTCATCCAGCTCGACGGCATGGTGCGGGTCTGCGCCGACCGCGCCAACATGCCCGAGCAGCTGGTGCCGGCCACCGCCGTCAAGACCATCGGCAGAGTCGTGGCGCAACAGGGAGCGCTCTAGCGCCGATCCCCTCACGCCACCAGGAGGAGCCGGCCACAAGCCGGCTTTTTTTTCGCCTCAACGCGTCTCAGACAAGCTCGTCAGCTCGCACCTCTCGCCAACACAGGCTCGGAGCTTTGCGTTTGCACAACAAGTGTACTGAACTGTAATCTAAAGTTTTGCTGAAAAGATCAAAGTTTCCCTTGTAAATTAAAGTCAGACTTTAATAGACTGGTTCCTGTTTCCCACCGCAAACAGGAGCCGTCAGTTGGACTATTCCGCACCCTACACGCTGCATGGACTGACGCTGGCCGTCGGCCCGCACGAGCACGAAAGCGAACCGGCGCACTTCGGCGGCTCGGTCGTGCTCGACGTCGAATTCACCTATGAACCGGGCTACCCGGCGCGTCCGGCCGGCCTGGGCGACCCGGGCGACCCCGGCCTGCCCGAGGAATTCGACTTCAAGCGCGTGCTGGCCACGCACCCGATCGTGCTGGAAACGCGCGACCGCACCCTGCGCGTGATCGTCAGCAGCGGCGCCGACATCTACGAGCGCCTGCCGCAGGCCAGGCTGGACATGATCGAGGCCGACCTGATCGAGCGCCGCCGCGGCAGCCGCATCGGCGCCCTGGTCGACGCGGCCGTCATCGCCAGCATGGTCGACCTGGAGGCGCTGCAATGAACGCGCCCGTCACGAAAACCCATTGGAAGCAGCTGATCGACCCGCGCTTCCTCGGCGTCTACGCCCTGCCCAACGGCGAGGACATGACCGTCACCATCAACTACGTCCAGAAAGAGACGGTCACGATGATGGGCGGCAAGAAAGAGGACCATTCGCTGGCCTACATGGTCGAGACGAAGCCGCTGATCCTGAACTCGACCAACAGCAAGACGATCGAGAAGCTGTACGGCCCGTACATCGAGGACTGGTCCGGCAAGCGCATCACGCTGTACGCCAGCACGACCAAGCTGGGCAGCGAAATGGTCGAGTGCCTGCGCATCCGCACCAAGATCCCGGCCGAGGTGAAGCCGGCGCTGCCCGAGGCGCGCATGGACAAGGCCCTGGCCGCCGTCAAGAAAGGCGAGTTCGCCGCCGAGACGCTGCGCGTGAAGTACGCCCTGACGCCCGAACAGGCAAGCCGCCTGGCCGCCGTCGAGGCCGAACTGGCCGGCGACCAGGCCGCCCCGGCAGCTGACGCGCCGCAGGAGAACGCGTGAACGGCTTTCACTTCCGCTGCTCGTCGCTGCATACCCTGATGGCCGACCCGAAGGCGATCGACCCGCTGCTCCTCACCACCCCCGAGCTGGCCGCGCTCGCGGCCAAGAAGGCGAAAACCGACGAGGACCGCGCGATCCTGGCGCCGCTGTTCGACAGCACCCTGTCGGCCGGCGCCAGGTCCTACCTCGAGGACCTGGCCCAGGAGTACGTGTACGGCTACACCAACATCGTGCACTCGAAGTACACGCAGAAGGGAATCATCGTCGAGGACGAGTCGATCGCGCTGTACAACGAGCGCTTCTTCACGTCCTACCGCAAGAACAAGGAGCGCCGCACCAACGAGTACATCACCGGCGAGTGCGACATCTTTACGGGCGAGAAGATCATCGACATCAAGTCGTCGTGGTCGCTGGCCACTTTCCCGGCCCTGTCGGCCCAGGCGCACAAGACCGAGTACGAGTGGCAGATGCGCGGCTACATGTGGCTGTGGGATTGCGAGCAGGCCGAGGTCGCGTACTGCCTGGTCGACACGCCCGAGGAACTGATCGGCTACGAGAACCCGCACCTGCACCAGTTCGACGTCTCCGAGCTGCGCGAGGAACCGCTGCCGATCGAGCTGCGCATCACCACCATCACCTACCTGCGCGACCGCGCGATCGAGGACAGGATCGCGCGCCGCGTCACGGCGGCGCGCGCCTACCTCGACGCGATCGTCGCGCGCATCCGGGCCGAGCACGGCCTCCTGCACTGACCACCCTCAACCGCAAAGGAATCAACATGGCATCTGTCAACAAGGTCATCATCGTCGGCAACCTGGGCCGCGACCCCGAAATGCGCTACATGCCCAGCGGCGACCCGATCGCCAACATCGCCGTCGCCACCTCCTTCAAGTCCAAGGACAAGAACACCGGCGAAGCCAAGGAACTGACCGAATGGCACCGCATTTCCTTCTTCGGCAAGCTGGCCGAGATCGTCGGCCAGTACCTCAAGAAGGGTTCGAGCGTGTACGTCGAGGGCCGCCTGCAGACCCGCAAGTACACCGACAAGGATGGCGTCGAGAAGTACGCGACCGACATCGTGGCCGAGAACATGCAGATGCTCGGCGGCGGCGGTGGCGCCGGTGCCGGCAGCGGCGCCCCGGCCCGTCCGGCGCAGGCCCCGCGCCCGGCAGCCCAGCCGGCCTATCAAGACTCGGATGTGCCTTTTTGATAACAAAGGGGACGCCATGAGCCGCGATCTGAATGACCCCGAACGCTTCCTGCAGCAGCACCTGGCCAAGCTGTCGGCCAGGAACCCGGACCCGTTCGACTACGGCGCCGCCGCCGGTTATTTCATGGACCAGCTGGCACTGGCGGCCGCCCAGGTGCTGGGCGAATCCGCCGGACCCAGCGTCGTGATGCGCTGGGAGAACCTGTTCTACGCCAAGCTCAAGGCGGTGCAGGCCGGCCAGCCGCAGGAGGTGCGCCTGACGCCGCCGGCGCCGCCACCGCCACGGTTCCCGGACCCCGAGGAGCACGAGGCCTGGATCGCGGCCAACGTGCAGCCGGCGCAGGTCGAGCTGGAACTCGAAGCGCTGGACGACGTCGGCCTGACCCCGGCCCAGCTCGAGGCGGCGCGATGGAGCGCGGACCGCGTCCTGCGCCAGGCCGACGTCGCGCGCGCGCTGGGCGTGAAGCAATGGGACATCAGCCGCTTCGAGTTCGGCGAGCTGGTCCCGACCCGCGAGCAGTTCGTCCTGCTGCGCCAGTTCTACAAGCTGCCGCCGACCGGCTTCCCGGCTGAACGCATGGTGCCCCACAAGGGCAAGGTCCGGCGCCTGACCAAGGCCGAGCGCGCCCTGCGCGATTACCCCAACAACAAAGGAACGCCATGAACGACCAAGAGCACGACCCGGGCGACGAGATCGTGTACCACCCGGAGGACAACGGCAAGCCGTGCTTCGGCTGCTACTTCGGCGCGGTGTTCGATTCCCTGACCGACGACGAGCTGGGCACCATCCCGCTTGACGCCGACGACCTCGACGGCGAGGACCCGGAAGCGGTCGAGTACATGCGCCGCGTCGGCGCCGCCTGGGCCACGGTGGCCGACTCGGTCGCGCACCTGGCGATCCAGATCGCTGGCGAGAACGCGCCCGAACTGATGGAGCCGTTCCACGAACGCATCGACCACATGATCGCGCTGATCCTGGCGCCGAAAGGAAACCATGCCCACTGACCCGATCCCGGAGCTGCCGAGCTTTCACAGCGGCTTCTTCGTCAAGCACGACCACGACGAGACGGCCCCGCCCGAGGGCTTGACCGTCATCGAGCGCGACGCCAACGGCATGCCGTGCTTCGCCTGCTTCTTCGAGGCCATGTTCGAGTCGCTGCCGATCGACCAGTACAAGGCGCTGGCCAAGATCGACATCAGCGGGCTGGAAGATGACATCGGGCCGCTCGCGGTGCGCATCGGCGCCACGTTCGCCTACCTGGCCGACGCCATCGCCTGGGTGCTGGCGCGCGGCCTGTCGGTCCCGGAGCAGACCGTGCCGCTGCTGGTCGACCGGCTGCACAAGGCCTTGAAGATCGCGGTCGACGACATGGAGGCGGAAGGCGTAGAGCCGCTGGTTCGCTGATGCAGATGCCCCTGACATTCACGCCGGCCGCGACCGGCCCCCACCACAAGGAACCGACCACCATGACCAGCATCCTCGAACGCTTTGCCTTGCCCCCGCAGAACAACGTGACGCCGGCGCCGCTGGGCCGGTTCGCGCAGCTGCAGCCGGGCCTGCAGGTGCCGCACCTGACCGCGCCGCAGCTGGTCATGGTCACGCCCGAATGGGCCGCCGAGGCGCTGCGCATCAACACCATCAACCGCAGGCTCAAGGACGCCGGCGTGCGCAAGCTGTGCGACGACATCCGCGCCGGGCTGTGGACGGTGACGCACCAGGGCATCTGTTTCTACACGACCGGCGACATCTGCGACGGCCAGCACCGGCTCGAAGCGATCAAGCGCGCCGGCGTGGCGGTGCCGGTATTCGTCACCTACGGCTTCCCGCGCGAGGAGGCGCACGCGGTCGACCGCGGCGTGACGCGCAGCCAGGCCGACGCCCTCACGATCTCGGGCGCCTGCGGGATCGTCACCTCCAGCCAGATCGCGCTGGTCAAGCAGACCTGCGCACACCACGCCGTGCACAGCGACGCCAACATGGCCGCGCGCCTGCTGCAGTACCGCGAGCCGTACGAGTTCGCACTCGACGTGTTCGGCGGCGCCATCCGCAAGCACCTGACCACCATCCCGGTGATGGGCGCGATCGCGCTGGCGCACCACGCCGGCGTGGCGGAAACGGAGCTGAACACCTTCGCCAACGTGCTGCTGACGGGCGTGATGACCAAGACCCACCACCAGAGCATCATCAAGTTCCGCGACGCGCTGCTGAACAACGGGCGCGTGACCGGCATGGCCGAACGCGACGAGGTGATGCGCCGCACCCAGAACGCGATCCTGGCGCACCTGGAACGCAAGACGCTGACCCAGGTGCGCGCTCCGAAAGAACTGATCTGGCCGCTGTTCGACTGATGCAGCGCCTGTTCGTCCTGCGCGAGGCGGTGCACCTGGCCAGCCTGGTCTCGTTCCTGACCGCGAACTGGAAACAGTTCGCGCAGGAGGGCCGGTTCCTGGCCGTGACGGTCACGTTTTATAAGTCCAAGCGCTCGCTCGAACAGAACCGCCGCTACTTCGGCCCGGCCGTCCTCGGCGCCATCGCCGAACAGGCGTGGGTCGGCGGGCGCCAGTACGACAAGGAAAGCTGGCACGAGTATTTCAAACGCCAGTTCATCGGCACCGTCGACCTGCCCGACGGCGCCACACGCGCCATGTCCTCGACCGACCTGTCGGTCGAGGAATTCAGCGTGTTCATGCAGCAGGTCGAAGCGTTCGCCGCACAGCAGCTCGGCGTGCACTTCACTCTCTAACCATAGGAGGCACCATGCCACGCAAGAAACCCGACCCGCAGACCCAGAACCCGAAGGCACTGCTCGACAAGCTGCTCGAGATCCTGGGCTGCAAGAACGACGCCGCCCTGTGCCGCGTGATGGACGTGCAGCCGCCGGTCATCAGCAAGATGCGCCACGGCCACCTGCCGGTGTCGGCCACCTTCCTCATCAAGTCGCACGACGCCACCGGCCTGTCGATCAACGACCTGCGCGCGCTGCTGTACACGCCGCTGCAGCCGGCCTGATGGAGACGGGTGCGCCGGCCCGGCGCGTCATCAAGATCGTGCCGGTCACGGACCTGGGCCTCGTGCAACGCGCGGCCCAGATGACCACGCACGGCCAGCCGGTCAAGGCGCCACTGAAGGCCTGGTATCGTACCGAGCACAGCCCGATCCGGGCCAGGATGTTCTGGATCGAGCTGGCCGCCATCCCGACCTTCGTGTCGGTGCACCTGGTGCGCCACAAACACGGCGTCGAGCATTTTGTCCAGAGCATGCGCGACGACCGCGGCGGCGCCGGCGACGACGTCGTCACCCGCAACACGCCGGTCAACCACGGCATGCTGGTCAACGCCCAGGCCCTCATCACCATGAGCCGCAAGCGCCTGTGCTACAACGCGTCGGGCAAGACGGTCGCCACCTGGCGCCGCGTGCGCAATGCGGTGGCCGAGATCGACCCGGACCTGGCGCACTACATGGTGCCCGAGTGCGTCTACCGTGGCGGCTTGTGCCCGGAGTTCAAGGAGTGCCGGCCAGGCCTTGAACGCGTGCTGCGCGCCTACCCGCGCTGAGCTAAAAAAGGGGTGTGATAGTATCACACCCCCTCCACAAAGTTCCAAAGTTGCAATACTATGGTCCTGCGAGTATGTTTTCGCCGCAATGAAAACGCACCAGGCCGGGAGCGGGCAGGGCTGGCGCGACGACCATCCCGCATGAGGAGAGACGTTTTGGCAAAGGCGATTACCGCATACGTGTCCGATGACGGCCAGGTGCACCGTAGCCAGGAAGAAGCCGAGTGGGCCGACTACGGCCTGGCGCTGCGCAAGGACATCAAGGACTTCATGACCCAGCAGGGGATCACCGACGCCGACGGCGCGATGGCCGCCCTGATCGGCAAGTGGGATCTGTGGCGCCTCGGCGGGTATCCGGGCTGGCTGGCCGGCCTGCGCGGGGAGGAAGCACCCGCACCGGCGCCCGCGCCGCTGGCGGCGCCGGTCGAGGCGCCCGCGCCGGCGGTGCAGCTGGTGCCGCCGGTGCAGCGTGCGCCGGCCCCGGCCGGCAATGAGCCGCTGGCGTTCCGCCGCCGCGTGGCCGTGATCGCGCTGCCGCAGATCCACCACCGCATGATCGAGAACGAGTTCGGCAAGGAGTTCAAGCTGCTGCTGCTGGACGCGGCCGACTCGATGAAGGCGCTCGAATCGCTGCGCGCCTACCACAAGGTGATCGTCATGACCCGCCGCGCCAACGGCAAGACCGTGCAGATCCTGCGCGGCATCGGCCAGGAACCGCTGTTGGTCAACGGCGACGTCGACGCACTGCGCGATGCGCTGACCGCGATGTACCTGGCCAGCGCCGCATGAGGTAGAATCGTTGCTGGTCCGTGGACAGACCAACATACCCTGCCCCGCTGCTTATTCAGCGGGGCTTTTTTTTTGCCCTGTCTTAGTGGTAATTATCGCTCCTGCATGAGATAATTTCCTCTTTCTAATAACCAGGCACTACTGACATGGCGAAAATTGTAGCGGTCGTCAACCACAAGGGCGGCGTCAACAAAACCTTCCTCTGCACCTCGGGCGCGGACGCCCTGGCGCGCGAAGGCCTGAGTGTGCTGGTCGTCGACTTCGATCCCCAGGCCCACGCGACCGCGCTGATCTACAGCTTCGCGGAGCTGCCGTCCCGGCCGATCGAGCGCGTGCTGGCCGGCCAGTCGACGATCTCCGAGGCGATCATCACCGAGACCCGCATCCCCGGCGTGCACCTGCTCGGCGCGACCCTGAAACTGGCGAACCTGGAACGCGAGGTGCTGGCCGCCAACCCGTTCATCGCCACGCGCCTGCTGGCCGAGAAGCTGTCGCGGATTGCCGACGGCTACGACGTGATCCTGATCGACTGCCCGCCGTCGCTGGGCCTGCTCAGCGCGAACGCGCTGGCGGCCGCCGACATGGTGATCGTGCCGGTCGAATCCGGCTCCAAGCTGTCGCTGATCGGCGCTGACGACGTGCTCGACTTCATCCACCAGGCCAAGACCGCCAACCCGAAACTGACCTTTGGCGGCGCCGTGCTCACCAAGCACGACGGCCGCAAGCAGGTATGCCGGATCGTCGCCAACGAGGTGAAGGCCTCGTTCGAGAGCGTGTTCGAGACCGCGCTGCCGGAATCGACCGACGTCAAGAAGGCCCAGCTGGTCGGCAAGACCATCATGCAGTACGACAAGGACCATACGGTCTCGCGCGTGACGGTGCGCCTGATGCGCGAGCTGATGGACAAGCTGGGGCTGGCCCGCAAGAACGTGGAGGAGGAGCTGGCCCATGCCGAGTAAGCAGGAACGCGAACTGATGGCGGGCGCGGCCGAGCGCCGGCCACGCGAACAGATGCAGGCCGACGTCGCCACCACCATCATCGGCAGGATGGGCCAGGACACTGCGCCGCCGCAGATGCTCAAGCTGCACTACATCGCGGTGTCGGCCTACCAGAGCCGCGGCCGGGCCGACCAGGCCTATATAGAAGCGCTGGCCGAGAGCATCCGTATCGAGGGCCTGCACGACCCGATCATCGTGCGCCCGCTGGCGGCCTTGCCGCAGGAGGGGTGTGATAGTATCACACCCCCCCAACCCCGCTACGAGCTGATCGCCGGCCACCATCGGCTGCAGGCGTACGCCCACCTGGGCCGGCACGAGATCCCCGCGTTCGTGCGCCCCATGTCCGACGCCGAGGCGGCCAGGGCACTGACGACCGAGAATACCCACCGCAGGAACCTGGGCGACTGGGAACTGTACAAGCACGCGCAGATGCTGCGCCGGATCGGCGCCGCCACCAGCGCGACCGAGCTGGGGCGCCTGCTGAACGTTGACCGCACCGTGATCCCGGCGCTGGACGGCTTCGCCGTGCTGCCGCTGGCCGCCCAGCAGCTGCTCGACGACCACCCCACGATCGTCGGCTACAACCTGGCCAAGAAGTTCAAGGCCTACTGTCCGCAGCACGAGCTGCTGGTACTCGACGCGCTCGACCTGCTCGCCAAGGGCAAGCTGACCCAGGCCAGCGTACCGGCGTGGATCGAGGAGCGGGCCAACCCGCGCGCCGACAAGCCGAAAAAGGACATCGAACTGGGCGGCGGCGTGCGCCTGGTGTACACGGCCGAGGGCGCGCGCGTGTCCGGCAATATCGACTACGACGCACTGCACCGGCTGGTCGAGGAGAACCTGCCTAAGCTCTTGAAAACACGGTAAAAATCACACATTCTCACGCCACACAAGACACATAAAAACCCTTGCGGCCATTGATACCGCTCAATAATAATAGTGTGTGTTCCCTTTCTTACCGACACCCCAATGCTCAAAGTCCCCGAACGTTTTCGCGTCACCAGCGGCATCTACGGCACCACCAAGGAGGCCGGCAACAACGGCCTGTTCATGGTCAAGCTCGCGCGCAACCAGACCCTGCGCGTGATCTGCTCGGACCAGCTGGGCTGGGAACACGTCTCCGTCTCGCGCCAGGATCGCCCGCCACTCTGGGACGAGATGTGCGCCGTCAAAGAATTGTTCTGGGACCCGGAGGATTGCGTGATGCAGCTGCACGTCCCGCGCTCGTCATGGATTTCCAACCACCCGAACTGCCTGCACCTGTGGCGTCCGCTCGAGATCGAGATCCCGCGCCCGCCGGACATCTTCGTCGGCATCGCCAAGCTGGGAACCCTGGCATGATCCGCGAACCCGACATCGACTGGACCGTCACGCTGCCGTGGCCGACGATCTGCAAGCTGGCCTGCGTGGCGCGCATCCGCGGCATCAGCCTGGGCCAGCTGGTCATCGAGGCGCTGACCGAGGACCTGGCGCGGAGGAAGGCATGACGCCGCACGACCTCGAACGCGAGCGCCGCGTGGCCTACCTGATGGGCGTGCTCGACCCGATGATGCGCGAGCTGGACCGGATCTACGCGCCCGGCCGCTTCCCGATATTCACCATGATCGAACACAGGAAGGGCAAGCGCCTGCTGTACCAGGCCGACGCGATCCTGGGGGAGATCGCGCGCCTGCGCGGCGAGGAGCACCGGCCGCTGCCGCCAGCGGTGCGCCGCAATCCGGTCCTGCCGGGCCGGCCGATGTTCTGGCTAATCCTGCAGTGGATCGTCGGCGTCAACAACGCCTGGTGGATGATCGACGCCCTCGACCGGGGCCAACACTGGCTGGCCGCGTTCAACCTGCTCGGCGTGCTGGTGTGCACGCTCTGGCGCCTGCCGCCGTGGCGCCTCATCAAACAAGGAAAATACAACGATGACGAATAAGAAGAAAGAACGCAGCACCGACGACGAGGCCGTGGCCGCAAAGGCGTTCCTCGACGGCGTGGCCGACCTGATGCAGAAGCACCAGATCCAGCCGGGCATGGCGTTTAGCCTGTTCGGCTTCTTCGGCCGCAGCATCATCGACTACGAGGTCGAGGAGCTGGGCGGCGACCGCAACGACCTCGTGCTCGAGGCGATGAAGGGCTTCACCGTCGGCCTGGGCGTGAAGGGCGGCTTCGTCGAGATGAAGGGCGAGATGGCCGAGCAGGTAAAAGCCCAGTTCGAGCGTCAGCACGACGACAAACCCCTGCAGTGAGGACCACATGACCAAGAAAAAATTCACGAAACAGAACATCGCCGAACTCGCCGGCGAGCTGACCGGCGCGTACATGGAGGCCCTGAAAGAGCAGGAGCAGCACGGCCTGCACTACCCGGACCTGGTGTTTTCCGCGATCGTTGCGCTCAAGGGTGTCGGCATGATGCTGCACGATAACGAGGACGAAGTGGTCGAGGACCTGCGCGAGATCATCGAGCACGCGCTGGCCGCCAACGTGGTCGGCAAGCGCTTCAAGACCGAGGCGGAAATGAACGACTGGCTGGCCGAGCAGGGCAAGAACCCGGATGGCTCGCCTCTGACCCCGACCGGGCCGGTGCACTGATGGCGGACAAGGACATCAAGAAGTACGACGAGTTCGTGCGCCGGGTGGCCGACCTGGCGAAGGAGCTGAAAGTCTCGCCCAGCGAAGGCTTGCACCTGTTCGGCCAGATCGCGCGCGGCTTCGTGGAACATTCCCATGCACGCGGCGACGGCGAGTTCGAGGCGCTGGCCGAGCAGGCCCTGAACCGCTTCGCCACCGGATTTGGTGGCGAGGTGTCCGACGTCACGGTCAAGCCGGCCCCGGATGGAGGCCTGCATTGAAGCTGTTCACCCTCTGGACCGTCTACAACCGGCCAGTCGACTACCCCAAACACTTCGTAGCGCGCCGCTTCGAGGTCCAGCCCGGCGGCCGGCTCGTCACGACCGACGACGTCCTGACCGGAGAGACCCTGGACGGCGTGCGCGAACAACTGCCGCGTGGCCTGCACCGTGTGGTGCGCCAGCCCGGCGACCTCCCATCCATTATGGAGACCTGGATATGAGCGATACCCATGAACTGATCGACGCCGCCACCGAGTACGCCAAGAGCTACGAGGACGACGACCGCGAGTGCATCCAGACCGACGTCATGAACGCGTTCTACCAAGGCTCGGCCTGGCGCCAGAAGCAGGACGCCTGGCCCGAGGACATGACCGCACCAAGGCGCACCGCCTACCCGGCCAGCTTCACGCAGGGCGAGGGCGGCGCCTGGATTGTGCAGTTCCGCGACGTGCCCGAAGCGCTCACGCAGGGCGAGACGCTGGACGATGCGATCGCAATGGCCGCTGACGCGCTGGGCACGGCCCTCGACTTCTACTTCGAGGACAACCGCCTGCCCGCGCTGCCGTCGGCTGTACAGGTCGGCGAGTGCCTGATCCCGCTGCCGCTCGAATCGGACCTGCTGCTGACCCAGCGAACCCTGGCCGCGCTGCGCAAGGCGGCCTCGCCGATCTCGTTATGGTGGGCGATGTTCGAGGCCCAGGAGGAGCTGGCCGGCGCGCCGATCCCGGACGAGGCCACGATCCTGCACTTCATGGGGTCGGGCGCAAGCACGATGGTGCTGGCGCGCGACTGGCGAAACTTCGAGGACGCGCTGGGCGCCGCGGCCGGGCTGCAGCTGAGCAACGCCGAGCGGGCCGAGATCGAGCGGATGCGCGCGCACTTCGCCGACGACGAGGAGCCATCATGACAGACCCGTTCCGCAAGTACCCCGGCTACCACGGCGCGTTCACGCGCGACCAGGCCCCCGGCGCGCTGGCCAACGGCACCCGCATCATGAAGGCCAACTCCGAGGAGGGCGATGCCCACCCGGATGGCGCGCTCGGCACCGTGCTGGGCAGCATGTCGCACCCCGAGATCCAGAACGGCGCCGCGATGTACTTCATCGAATGGGACGCCAGGCCAAAGGTCGCCATCGCCACCATCGGCTTCAAGGTGGTGCCCGCACCATGACCGCGCTGATCTGCCCCTGCTGCGACGAGGAGGTGCTCGACACCGACCGCCGCGCCCCATCCTATGGCCAGCCGGTCCACTACGAGTGCGGCCTGCGCGCCGCGCTCGGCTCGCTCGGCCACCAGAGACGCCGCTGCTCCTGCTATGGCGGCGAGGAGGAGGACCCGCCCGGTCTGACCCGGCGCCAGGCCGCGATGGCGGCCACGTTGTACTTTCATCTGGGCCGCGCGCCCGACCATTTTAATAATTGATAAACCCTGACCACGAACCATGACCCGCTCTCCACACGCCGCCGCACTGGCCGATGTACTCCCTTTGATCGAATCGCTCGAACTTCCCTACCTTGAATCGCTGCAGCAGCTGCTGGCCGACCATATCGCCAAGCGGCGGGTCGAGCTGGTCGACGAGGCCCGCGCGAAAATCGCCCGCATCGCCGCCAGCATCGGCCTGCCGCCCGAGGAGATCCTGGCGGTGGGCAAGCCGCGCCGCTGTTTCCCCACTGCCGGCGTGCCGAAATACCGCGACCCGGAAACCGGCAAGACGTGGAGCGGCATGGGCACCGTTCCGATGTGGATTCGGGGCAAAGACCGGGAACAGTACCGGATTGGCGGTGAAGCATGAGCGACCTGCACCGTAACTACCAGGCCTACCAGGAGCTGCAGAGCCAGATCCGCGCGCTGCAGGAGAAAGCCACGTTGCTGATGATGGAGGGCCGCGCCGCCGCCGTCACCGACATCAAGGCCCTGATCGCCGCCTATGACCTGACCGCCGAGGAACTCGGCTATCCGCCGCCCCCAAGCCTGCCGAAGCGCGAGAGGAAACCCGAGAAGAAGCGCGACCGCACGCCGAAGGGCGCACCGAAGTACAGGGACCCCGAGAGCGGCGCCACCTGGACCGGCACTGGCCGCACCCCGAACTGGATCGCCGGCCGCGACTGGGACGACTTCCTGATCGAGAAGCCGGCGCCCGCCAGCTACGCGCCGACGGCATCGCCCGCCGTGGACGCCAGCCACGCGGTGCACCAGATGGCGTCCGCCGGCCCGGCGCGGCCGGTGGCGGCCTGGCCAGATCCGCGCCAGACCAGCTGAGACACACCCGGGCCACGTCCTGGCCCGCCTGACAACACAACGATAGGACGACCATGCCGGACGATTCCACTCCGCAGCAGCGCGCGCTCGATCTGAAAACCAAGGCCCGGACGATGGAGGCCGAACTGAAACGGTTCGCCCCGGTCCAGCTGCCGTACTGGCACGACGAGGTGCGGGCGATCGCCAACGAGCTGACCCGCTGTGCCCTGATCTCGACCAAGACGGGCGGCGCCCCGCGCCGCTACTACCACAACGAGCGGCTGTTCACGCTCGGTGGCGACGACGCGGCCGTCACCATGACCGGCGAGGAGATCCGCGGCCAGGACTGGAAGGTGTTTCTCACGCTGGCGCACCTGGCGCGCGAGCACAAGCTGGGCGGCCTGGTGGTGCGGGTGAAAAGCT